GCAGATAACCGGGTTGCTCCGGCTCGTCTCACAGGGGACGGTTATTCAGTTGTGCCTCCCCGGGGATGTCCGGGAAGTGTTAGGGCGCGGAGGGCATAAAGGCGCTCCCGATTGGGGGGGGGGGGGACCGCTGCTCTGCCTGGCTGAGCTACCCGAATGTGGGTGGACACCCGGGACGGGATTTGAACCCGCGACCTGCGGTTTAACAGGTAATCGGAAGACTCCGGCTCTCCGCGACGCTATGGAGTTGTCAGGCGGCGGTGAAAGTGATCGAGGCCTTGGGGCTGCCGGGGTCGTTCCACCGCACGGTCACGGTGTAGACAGCGCCCTTGACGAGCGCCCCGTAGAACACCGCGTTCGTGGTGACGACCTTGGTGTCCATCAGCACGCCGTTCTTGAAGATCGACGTTGACCAGGCAGCGCCGGCGACATCGCACGGCATCTTCCAGGACAGGTCCTCACGGGAGGGAGTGGTGGCGTCCGCGCTGGCGGTCAGGCCGGCCGGGGCGGTAGTTGACGCCTGGTGGTTGCCCGTGATGCCAGTGCAGGCCGGCGGCGGGGTAACCGTGCTCACCAGGTTCGTGCCGTCCACGGAAGTGACGTAGCCGGTCTGCGTGGCGGAGGTGTCCCCGACTCCGATCCACGCCCAGACCAGCGGGTTGGTGTCGCCGTCCGGGTTGGTTGCGAAGTCCGCCTTGACCTGCGCCATGGTGATGGCGCACGTGCCGGCGGGGATCACGGTCGCGTTCTGCCCGGTCCACGTGCAGTCAACGCCGACAGCGGCCGCGTTCGTGTTGTTGACCGCGCCCATCGCGAGCTTGTTGGTGCCATCGTAGGCCGGGGTATCGCTCGCGCCGTGGTCCAGGAACACAGCCGACCCGCCCGGGAACCCGAGGAAGGTGTCGGAGGCGCTGGTGTCAACGTAGAGGTTGTACCCCTCCAGGCCCGACCCGACGATGGCCGGCGCCACGAACTGCCCGTCCTTGTTGAACAGGTCGTGCAGGCGGCCCAGCGGGACGACGATGCCGGAGTCAGCGCCTGCGCCCGCGCTCAGGTCCACGCCGTTCGCGCCGAGCGTCTGGCTGGCGTCCGGATAGCCGAGGGGCGCGTTGCTGAACTCATTGCTAGCGGAGACGCTCGCGCTGCTGGCGGCGAACTGGTAGTCGCCGTTCTGCGCGAAGGTGGCCGCGCTGGCGGTCCCGCCCGCAAGGGCGGACGCACCGCCGGCCGTGAGAAGCAGCCCTGTGATGACGGCGACCGCGCGGATCGCCCCGGTGAAGCGCTTAGTGAAGTCAGTCATGCGGTAGAACCTAGCCTCTCGTTACGCGGATGTCCTGCGGTTAGGAGGGGGCATAAATCGGCGGCGCACTTCCCCCGCCTGCGCGGAGGTCATCCCAAGGAGATCCTTGGCTGGGGTGATAAGCGCCGGGCCGTCCGGCTCCCTTTTACTAGAACGCGGGCATAAGAATTGCGGTCGCCGGGGTTGCCTTTACAAGAGATAACCCGGCTGTTGGGTCCGGCTCGCGCGCTGTGCAGTTGTGGAGAACGCGGGGGGCATAAGGCGCGACCTGGGCGCCTCCCTTGCGGAAGACTCTGCCAATAGACCTGAGCGGGTTTAGCGCTCCGGCCTGGTATCGAACCAGGATAACCAGATCCACATCCGGCTCCCCGCGATGTTCATGAAGTTGTCGGGCTGGGCGGGGGCATATGTGAGGCACCTGGGTTTTCGCGCGCTACCGTTACGCCAACGCCCTCACGGGCTCCCGGAGTTGAACCGGTCCTCGACCTCCGCAGGGTAACCAGACGCCAGTCCGGCTCCCGCGCTCTGCTTCGTAACCTACCGCACGATGTCGGCTCCCTGTCAAATTCGTTACGCCCGGCCGACCTGACCCTGCCGGCCGGCCCTCAGCGTGTTCGCTGACTCGAACCGGGTGAACATGTACTTGTCGAAGTGAACGCCGAGGCCGCAGTCCGTATTCCCGGGAAGTTCGGTGCAGCTCACGCGAATTCTCGCGCCGTCCACGGGGCGCATGATCACGGACACCGCACCGCACCGCCGCTCAGGGTAGACGTACAGGGTCGTGGCCGCCGCCTGGCACATCACGCACAAGACGTGGTGCGCCCTGCCTGCGGGCATCCCCGGGTAGTCCCGCAGGCAGCCGCAGCTCAGCCGCCAGGTCCTCGTGGCGTGATGCGTTCTGGGCACACCCCGAGGATATCGTTACCCCAGCTCACACCCTTACCGCATGCCGTGCGGCCCGCAGACCAGGTTAGGGCCGCAGATGAAGTCCGGCTTGCACGTGGTCTCCGGTTCAGGCTTAGGCTCAGGCTCGGGATCGGGGTCCGGCCCGGCCATGACGAGAGCGGGCTCGTCAGCAGCGCCCCAGTCAGGGCGGCAGGACTGGTACGGCCCGCACACCAGGTTCGGCCCGCAGTCGCTGTAGGGGCCGCACGGCCTGCACGCCGTCGTCGGCGCGTCGTCGTCCAGCTCCAGGGTGTTCCCCGGCACGCAGTAGGACGGCCCGCACACGTGATCAGGCCTGCACGCGTCATCCGTGATCGCCATCTCGTCCGGACGGCACGACTCATTGGACGGCCGGCAGTCACTCGGGCCGCAGTCCGGTCCGCACGGCGAGCACGCGGTCACGGCCACGGCCGGCCTCGGCATACACGAATTGGGCGCGCACCAGACAGTGGGGCCGCAGGGATCGCCCGGCGAGCACGCGGTCACGGGCTTGACGGGGCGGCAGTCGTACGGGGAGCAGTCCTCGTGGGTGTCCGGGTAGCACGCGTCGGGCGGGCAGACGCTCATCACGTCCTTCGGCGCGCACGCGTAGGCCGGCCCGCACGCGAAGTCCGGACGGCACAGGTCCTCCGCGAGCGCCTTGTTCGGCGTGCAGTGCGGCGCGCAGACCCCGATGAAGTCCGGGCCGCAGATCGCGTCCTCGGCGGCGACCCGGCGCGGGCCCATGTCGTCGGGGTTGCAGGCCTCTTCCGGCGCGCAGTCCCCGGCGTTCGCCACGCTGGGCTTGCAGGGGATGTCCGGCCCGCAGGCGTCGGGGAAGCAGCCGGGCGACACCTCGCCGACGCTGGTCTCCCCGGCCACGGCGCTCCGGGACGGCTTGCAGGTGGAAGGCCCGCAGTACGGCGCGCAGATCGGCATGCAGTCAGCTGTCTTGGGAACGCAGGGACCGTCAGGCCCGCAATTGCCGTTAGGCACGCAGGAGTCGTACGCGTGACCCCGCCAGTTCGGGATGACCGACGCCTGGCTCCGGACCTCCTCGATGTGCTCCCCGAGGGGGGCCTCGTGCACGTTCCCGGCCTTCATCCACCGGGTGAGCGGGCACGGGGTGACGCTGCCATCAGGCAGGATGGCCGCGCGGCCGGCGCCGCAGTTGCCGCAGCCCTGCGTCGGGTCGCAGGTGGTGCCGCGCCCGAACTCGCGGAGGTGATCGCCGCCGATGTCGGTGACGCCCATCTCCCTCAGCAGGGCGATGCCCTCGGAGTACCGCTGGCCGGGGACCAGCCCGTCGATGACGCCGGCCCGCAGCGGGATGCCGTACATCACGGCCTTGGCGATGTTCGCCTTCGTCTGCCGCCAGGTGTCGCGCTGGGCGATGGCCTTGTGCTGCTCCCGGTCGTCGGTGTACCAGCTGGTGGCCAGGCGGACGCCCGGGGTGCGCAGCAGCTCCCACGTGGCGGCCGAGACCGCGACCAGGTTGCTGAACACCTCGGCTTCCATGCCGATGGCGAGGGCGTGCCGGACGAGGCGGGGCAGGTCCGGGTTGAGGGTGGGCTCACCGCCGATGAAGCAGACGAACCGGGCGCCGAGCGCTCGCGCGTCGTCGAGGACCTTCTCCCAGTCCTCCGCCGTCATGTCGCCGTGATCGCCCTCGGGGCTGGAGCCCGCGTAACAGTGAACGCACTCAAGCTGGCACTTGCCGGTGAGTTCGACCCAGATGGACCGCACCGGCCTCTGGAGAATTGCAGTGGACATCTGACTTCCCTTCTACGCGGACCGGTTCTCGCGGTCCCGCAGCTCGCTCAGCTTGTCGGCCGGGATGCTGCTGAGGTGCCACCACTTATGACCTGACGGCTCCTCGCACTCGTAAACGTGCATCGCCTGGCCGGGGTGATTTACCCTACCCGACCGCTTGGCCTCCTCGCGCGATAGATAGCACTGCTTGCCGCACGTCCGGCAGACCTTGTGGGCCATGTACGGCGACCATCCGTCTGTGTCCCGGGTCTTGCGCCTGTGAGCGCGCCCCCGGCTCCGTCCCTTGCTACTGGGCACGCGGCGGCCCGTCGAACGGCGAGGTCGTGGTGACGACGGTGTTCTCCGGGGGGCTCAGCCTGGCGGCGGCCTGGCGGCTCCTGATCGTCTCCGCCTCCAGGTCGATCTTCACGCGGGTGCGCGCGGCGACGAGAGGGTGACGGGTAAAGCTCAGCTCGTTATCCTGCGCGCTCTCACCGCTCTCGCTCCAGTTAGTCGAGCCGCCGAACATGTCCAGGCTGTCGATGACCCCGGATTTGAGGTGGACGATCGCGTTCTTCTCGCTGCGCCCGATGACCACGGAGTTGCTCGGGTAGGCCATCGTCTTCAGCAGGGCGGCTTCGTGCTTGCCGGCGGCCTGGGTGGAGTCGAGCACCAGCAGAACGTACACCTTCTCGTCCTGGAGCTTGCGCAGGATCGCAGCGGCCAGAGCGTCGTCGTCGAACCCGAACATCGAGACCACCAGCGACTCGGTTGCGGAATTGATCAGCTCGACGAGCGCCCCGTGCAGGTTGTCCTGGGGGGCGTAGAGGGTGAGATGATCCTCGACCGGGTAGCCGGGGGGGAAGGGGCGGGCTGCGTACGTGGCAAGGGCCGAAAACTTAGCGAGCGACATGATCTTGATCTTACCCAGCGGGGAATTGCCGTACCAGGAGCGTGGTTAGGATGAGGCATGCCGAACAGGTCCCTACGAAAGGAACACCGACTGATGTCACGCAATAAGAAGCGCAAGGACAGGGCCCCGACGAGGATCTATCACGAACAGGCCCTCGCAGTGGTGCCCGAGCCCCCCATCACGCACGTGAACACCCAGGTGCTGCACGACAAGAACGCTTCGGTGGTGAACGTCCAGCTCGCCAAGCGCACGCATAACCACTTCGACCCGCCGGAGTACGAGTACAAGGCGTCGGGCTCGGCCAAGCGGGAGCGCGGGGATGTTCACGATGAGACCACGGGCGAGCTGCTGGCCCTGTCCCGCGCCTTCCTCGACCTGTCCCGGCAGCTGGAGGGCGAGGCCCGGAAGCGTGTGAGGACGGCTGCCGAGGCCGAGGACGCCAGGAAGCGCCGGACACTGAAGAAGGTGCTGAGGGCGGCCGAGCCGCAGAGGCACCGGACCCTGGAGGAGTGGCAGGAGATCCAGCGCGACCGACAGCAGGCGCAGAACCTGGACTACGGCCCGGTGGCCACGGAGTTCTTCGGAAGGCTCCCGGCGCACCCGGATCACGACAGCGCTCGCGCCTACACGCCGCGTCACGCGGACGGCAAGCACCCGGACGGAACGCGGTAAGGGTGTGATCGCACGTCACAGACGGTTCCTGTAGCCTGGTCTGGTGGGACTACCTCCTATCAGGGCAGGGGCCGTCTAAGGTGGACGTGCTGAACATCGCGCTCGCGATCAGCACGGCCCTCGGCTCCGCTGGTACCGTAGCGTATTACAGGGAAACGCACAGTGACGGCGTACGGGTTAAGCGCGCGGCGGAGACCAGGGCGATCGTGGATGCGGCGCTGGCTCCCGTCCTGGTCGATCTTCAGGCTATTCGCGCCCAGTACGCCGCTGACAACTCGCAGACGCCGCTGGTCATAAAGACCGTGCTGTCCGAGGCGCTGGAGCCGATGCGAGATCAGATCAGCACGCTTAACACCAAAATTGAGCCATTGTGGACGGCGTTGATCAACATGGGAATCAACCAGACCAACGTCCTGCACCAGCCTGACCCGCGCAGAACCGAGATCGACGGGCTGCTGGAGGAACTTCAGGACGAGCTTGTGAACGGCCACCTGATGTCCCAGCCTGACTACACCCGGTTGCGCGAGTTCCTGAACAAGATCAAGGTCTGGGAGCCGGGAACGGACATCGGCTTCCCCGTGCTGCCGGCCGAGCCCACCTCGGCGGCTATACTCCTGAGTGTGATGGGACTGTCCCGGCAGCGTCGCAGTCAGGAGCGGTTAGGCATGAGCGCGTCCACACCAGACCCCGGTGGACTACCCGAGCATGAGACTCGTGAGGTGAAAAGCGTGTCTGACGGAAATGGCGAGCGCGGCCCGCAGGGCGAGCGCGGCCCGAAGGGCGACAAGGGCGAGCCCGGTCCGTCCGTGCTTAACAAGCTCGCCGAGCAGCAGGTGTCCCGGCTCATCGCGGCGAAGACCATGCCGAGGTGGTGGGGCTACGCGCTGATCACGGGTCTCGTCGTGCTGACGGCGGTCGTGATCATCCTCGCCGCGTGGGTGCTGCCCGCGCTGAACAATAACACCATCAGCGACAGGTCGTACGTCAACAAAGTCGTACAGCACGAGTGCGCGGCCTTGAAGCAGGTCGCCGCCAGCCTCCCGTCATCACCGCCCTCCGACCCGGCGGCGAACCCGTCGCGCGTGACCAACTACCAGACCTACCTGGCGATCACGTCCTGGGCGCGCAGCGACGGATGCCCGGCGTGAGCTGAGCCTGCGGGTGGTCCGGCCTGATCAGCCGGCGTAAGCGGGGTCGGTCGTTGCCCCGGCCACCCCGGGAAATTAGTCCGGGTGCACCGTCTTATAAGACCTAATGCAAACTTGCCCGGATAGAGCGCGGCGACCACCGAGGCCATGTCCGTCATCACGTTCTGATAGGGCGTGACCTGCGCGGTCTGCGTGTCGTCGTCGTAGGCGTACTGGCCGATCATGAACGTCATGGGGGCCAGCCCCACCTCGCCGCCGTACGCCTCGTTCATGCCCTGCACGGTGACCATCGCGCCGCCCCAGTTGAGGCCCAGGTCCACCGGGAAACCGCCCGCGTTGAGCAGCTGGCCGGGCATCACCGAGAACGCGCTGGCGAAGTTGGCGCGGATGTACTTGGACAGGATGTTCGAGCCGATCGCCTGCGCTGCGGCCTTGGTCATCGCCCCGGCGTTGGTGACGTCCAGGTAGTACTCCATGCGCCCGTGCGCCGCCACCGACCCCGGGGCGTCCGCGAACGTGGTGTTGTACGTGGCGGCGACGGCGGCCTTGGTGGAGGTGGCGGTCTTGTCCGGCGTCGCCTGGTAGTAGATGATGACGGTGTTGACGTCCGCGACGATGGACCGGGCGACGGGCGAGGTGTTCACCAGGAACAGGTCCGGCGGGCGCCTTGCCCCGCTGATCGTCAGGTCAACGCGCTTCCACTTGCCGCCCGACAGGATCTCGGTCTGCATCTTGGCCTGCGGGCCGGCCTGGAGCGGGTTGCCGGACACGTCGGTGGGCATCGCGTGGACCTGCACCTCCCACGGGGACGGAGGCCAGCTTGACGCCCCGGCCGGCTGGGCAAGCTCCCAGATGAGGGAGCCGCCCGTGCACAGCAGGTTGAGGAAGTCGGTGACGGTCAGCGACCCCGGGTCCTGGACCGGGCCGGTGTAGATGCCGGCCGGGTTGCCGACGCCCCTGTTCACCCAGCGCAGGCCCCGGGAGATGGCCAGGTCGATCGGCGCGTCCGGCGTCCACCCGGCCCCCTTGAGCAGGTTCTGGTCCCACCACGCGCCGAAGTTCGTGCCGTAGGTGCCGACGCCGTTGCAGGTGAGGGTCCAGCCCGTCGCGGCCGGCTGCGGCTCCGTGAGCTGCCCCTCCCAGATGCACGAGCAGCCCCTGTGCGCGGTCACTACGCGGCCCGGGTTGAGGGCGTCCGTGCGGAACCACGGCTCGACCTCCAGCTGGCAGGTGAGCTGGTCGGGGCCGCCGGGGATCGAGTACGTGTAGTTGATCGCGGAGACGTGCCCGATCTGGCCGAGGTAGCGCGGGTTGAACGGGCGCGGAATGGTGATGATGCCGTCCAGGCTCGGCGTCACCGTGTCCAGGGTCGATAGGTTCGGGTAGAAGTAGACGTACCAGGACTCCGTGCTCGCCTGCTGGACGCTGGCCACCGTGCACACGTTCGGGTTCAGCAGGGTCCACAACGGCGCGGAGCCGGCCGGCACGCCGTCCCGGTTCACGCTGCCGTTGGCGGTGCCCGCCGCCGTGAAGCACGCCAGGTTGGCCTCGATGCACGCGTTGGAGGCCTGGGCGTACGCGTTGGCGGCGGTCGCCGCCCCGGCGGCGGTGGCCTCGATGGCAGCCGCCGCCATCGTCCCTTCCGCTAGGCCGAACGCCATGGTAGCCGCGTTCCAGGCTCCCACGGCCGTGGTGGCGTAGGCGCTCTGGTTCGCGATGGCGGCCTTGGACGCCGCCGTGGCGGCGCTGGCCACCCCGCCGATCGCAGCCGCCTTGTACGGTCCCCAGGCCGCGCTCGGCCCGGCCAGGTAGTCGGCGTACGCCGTGGCCATGTCCGTGACGGCCGTGGCCATGGCCGCCGTGGCGGCGGTGACGTTGCCGGCGTAGGCGGACGACGGGCGCCCGGCGCCGACCAGCGCCTGGATGGCGAACAGGTCCGGCGCCCCGCCCGAGGAGTTCGCGTTGGCGGCGCTCCACTTGACGGTGCCGTTGTCGAACGCCGGGGGGTTCACGAACGACCCCAGGGACGGCGCGCTCCCCGAGTGGTAGACCTGAAACTGCTCTCCCGGCTGGACGGGCGGCGTGTGGAAGCCCTCCTCGACCCCCCACTGGGCGGTGTTGAGGATGAAGTACCCGTACCGCTTGCCGTCCGTCGCCGTGCCGCCGGCGCCCATGTTGTCCGTGGTGGACCCCGCCGAGAGGATGGGGAACGCGCGCTGCGGCAGCGCCGGCTGCCACGTCACGATCTGGGTGGAGTGAAGCTTCTCAAGCGCCATGCGGCACGCCTCCTTACGTGGTGGAGTAAACGCTGCCGGACAGGTCAATGTACAGCGTGCTCGTACCCGCCGGGTACGGGTCCGCCCAGATAACGCCCGACGCGTTGACCTGCACGCAGGCCCTGGTCCCGGCGGACGCGCCCTTGACGACGAGATCAGCCCCCGACCCGTACCCGGCGGGGCGGTACGGCGCCGGCAGCGGGTTCCCCGAGTTAAGCGACGTGGCCGTGGTGAATGCCGTCGCCGCCTGGGCGATCCCGTCGAGCTGCACGTTGCCGTCCGGCAGGAGGCGGTACCGGGGAACCGCGAACCCGGTGATGACCGCCCAGCCGGCGTCCATCGAAATGGGGTGCCAGATCTCCGGGGCGTAGGCGCCGGGCGTCGTCTCCGTGGGGTTGAACGCCGTGGCCGGGCCGGTGTAGCCCTCCGCGAACTTGTTGCCGGCCGCGTCGGTGGTCGCGTACGGCTGCACCTGGCTCACGGGGGTGACCGCCGAGTTCGGGACGGTGATCACGATGCCGCCGCCGGCGCCGCTGGACCCCAGCTGGACGCTCGTGCCGACGCCCTGGGCCATGACCAGCGTCAGGTACGGGGCCTGGGAGTTGCCGAACGCGTCCGCCGCCCCGGGGCCGTAGATCGCGGAGTAGAAGTCCGACCCGGTGGGGGCGTTGTAGGCGTCGATGGTCGGGGTGTTGTTCGGCCCGATGAGGAAGGCGGTGACCGAGCCCTCCTGGAGCCCGGCGCCGATGCCGCTCTCGGTGATGTCGTACGTGACGGTGCCCGCCCCGGGCGGGATGAGGACCGCCGCCACGTTGTTGCCGGCGTAGGCCGCCGTGTACGTCGGGGGAATGGAGGCGTCGTTGGTGTAGTACACCTCCAGGACCGATTCCTTGGGGTTGGTGGGGTAGGCGTTGGTGACCGTGAGGAACACCTGGCTGACGGTCCACTTGCCCCCTTCCAGCGTCGCCGGCAGCCCCTCCGGCAGCAGCATCACCGAGAACTTGCTGCCCGTCGCCGTGTCGGAGGCGGCCCCGCCCGCGTAGAGCACGGTGTTGAGGGCGCTGTTCGGGTTGGACTGCTGGGCGGTGTTGTACTGGCCTCCCGCGCCGCTGGCCGCGTCGGCTCCGTAGTAGGTCATGGCGCTCGTGAACGGGACGGTGATCCCGGACAGCGGCGGCGGGGTGACGGTGGGGCTGGCGGGCTGGATGGCCGCCCCCGTGGCGGTGGCGAGGCCCGCGTTGGCGGTGACTACCGAGGCGCCCGGAATGAGGCCGGCCATGATGCCGAACCAGTAGCCCGCGCTCGTGCTGGTGCCGGTCTGGTTGCCGGTGGCCCCGGCCGCCGCCGACTCGTCGTCGGCCAGCATCATCGTCGCGTTGCCGGACTGCGGCCCGTTGGTGACCTGGCTGGTGTACCCGGACGGCGGGGTGATCGCGTAGCCGGCGCCGCCGTCGCCGTTCTCCACCCCGGCGAACCACAGCGCCCACCCGGCGGCCGGCATGGTGATCCCGCTGTTGGTGAACGACGTGTACTCGCCGCCGGCGTTCCCGGGCGAGCCAACGGTAATCGTCGGCGCCGCCCCGGCCACCGTGGCGATGGTCGCGGTGACCGCCGCCCCGCCGAGGTTGGTGATCGTGAACGACGTGCCCTCGGTGCCATCGGCCAGGCGGTACAGCAGGCAGCCGATTCCCTCGTTGTCGAGCGGGCTGACGGTGAACCCGGTGCAGGCGGGGGTGCTCATGCCGACGCCCCACAGGGCGATCATGATCCAGTCGCCGGCCGCCGTCCCGGCCTGCTTGCTGAGCGTGAACGACGTGACCGCGCCGGGGGACTGCACGACGTTAGGCGTGGCGCGGTACGACAGGACGCCCGTGCCTCCGCCCCCGCCCCCGCCGCCCCCGCCGCCTCCGCCGCCGCCGCTGCCCGGCACCCAGCCGTACACGTAATCGACCATGATGGGGTTGTTGTAGGAGGAGGGGCCGCCGCCCTGGGTCCCGTTGTTCGGCAGGATGGACCAGCCGCCGCCGGCGTCGTCAGTGGCCCACGGGGCGTGGACGAGAACGCCGTCCCAGTAGAACGAGAGCTGGGTCGCCCCCCGGACCATGGTGTAGGTATGCCAGCTGTTACACCAGTTCCCCGGCGGGTTGTACGGGCCGGACTGCTGCTCGCCGCCGTTCTCGTAGTGGTAGTTGACGTCGATGCCCGACCCGTTGGTCTCAACGCAGTCGCCCTCGCCGTTGTCCGGCCAGTCCTGCCCGCTGCCGAAGTAGCCGCCCCAGTTGTACGGCTGGCTGGCGCTCTCGCCTGGCACCCACATCCGCGCCTCGACGCAGCCGCCCACCGGCATGTCCCACCCGTTGACTCCCGCGCCGTCGCTGGGGCTGGAGCTGATGTACGCGCCCTCGGTGTACGACGCCACGGTCAGGTACAGATAGCCGTTCGCGACGGTCGTGCAGGACTGCGTGCCCAGGCAGCCGGTGCCGTTGATGCCGTTGCCGTTGAGGTAGGCCCACCGGGTGAGGTCGAGGTAGCCGAGGTTGAAGTCGTCCTGGAACACCAGGTCCCAGGTGCCGGGGGGCCCGTTCGGGTTAGGCACTCGTCATCCTCCGCCGGTACTTGTACTTGATCGCGTCGGGCAGGTCGGGGACCTCCGGCATGACGACCTCGCCGACGCCGCCCTCGCCGCTGCCGCTGCCCCCTCCGCCGCCGCCGTAGACGCTGCCCCCGGGCGTTGCCGGGGAGGCGTTCCCCTCGCCGCCGACCGCCCCGGCGAACCCGCCCATGCCGGGCGTCGCGGTGGTGGCCAGGCTCGCGGGCCGCGCGGGAGGGGTCCCGCCGTGACCGCCCGTGGCGCCCGATCCCGACAGCCCGCCGCCGCCCGCCGCGCTCGGGCCCCCGGACGCCCCTCCGCCGGAACCGCCCGTGGCCGGCGTCAGCCCGTACGCCTGGGAGACGAGCGTCGGCGTGGCGCAGTCCTGCGCGAACCACACATTGGACATGTAGCCGAAGAACCAGTTGGCCACGACGCCGGGGTCGGTCCCCAGGGTGGTGGCGTACGCGCCGCTCGGAACGCTGGTGTAGCCGGAGGAGGAGGCGGTGCCCTCCAGCGCGGCGTTCAGGTACAGGCTGAGGGTGCCGGCCGCGTACGTCATCACAACGTAGTACCAGGTGCCGGGGCTGGGCGCCCCCAAGCTGGTGGCCACTTTGGTCTGGCTGGTCCCGTTGCCCACCGCCGCCGTCAGGACCCAGTTCGGGGAGGCCGTGGTGCCCTGGTTGACCAGGAACAGCGCGTACCCCTTCATGGCGTTGCCGTCGTAGTTCTTGGTGTTGGCGGCGATGACGGCGTAGCTGCCCGCCGCCGTGTTGCCCCAGGTGCCGGACGGGTCGCACTGGAGCCAGCAGGAGACGGTCAGGTCGGTGCCGGAGAACGGAAAGGCCTGGCAGGTTATCTTGGCGCTCGCGGAGGTCAGCGACCCGAGGCTGAAGCGCCCGGCCTTGCCCGACGTGGTGGCGTTCGGCTGCGACGGCGGCGCGGCCGCGCCAGCGTAGGCCGGCACCTGGGCGGGGGCCGTGGCCGCGCTGTCCTTCCAGCCGCCCGAGTAGTTCGTGATGACGCCGAGGGCCGCGTTGCCGCTGTCGTCGTTGACCCGGGTGCCGCTCGCGTCGTTGAGGACGTACCAGGCCTCGATGTTCCCCTCGTTGAGGGTGAAGAACCCGGTGGGCACCTCAGAGAACGACACCGGGTTGTCGGCCCCGTTGTCAGAGTTGTTGGTGCCGCCCGCGCCGCCGGGGAAGTGGATCGAGTTGGAGCTGCCGTCGCCGCCGGCGCCGCCGATGCCGACCGACGTGGAGTCGCCGCCCAGCCCGCCGTTGGCCACGACCCCGGTGGCCAGGCCGAGCCCGGCGATGTCAAAGGTCGTCGTGCCGCCGGTCGTGCCCGACGAGTCGGCGCCGCCCCCCGTGTCGTTAACGCCGCCGGCCCCCGGCAGTCCCACCACGTAGGCGTAGGAGTTGCCCGGGACGATCGGGTACTGAGTCTCGCAGGCGTACTCCCCGCCCCCGCCGCCGCCCCCGCCGATCGCGGAGGACCCTCCGCCGCCCCCGCCGCCGGCCCCGAAGCACTCGATCTGGGCATAGTAGTCCGCGCCCGTGCCGGTGACGTCGGGCGCCACCCACACACCGTAGAAGTTCTGCACGGGGGTGGTGCCGGGCACGCCCAGGCCCCCTGTCGCCGTGGCGAGTTCGCCGCCCACCGTGCCGCCGGGCTGGTACACCGTCACCGGGGACAGCACGGTCGTCATCGTCGGCACGAGAGCGGTCAGGCGCGCGACCGTGGCCTGCGCCTTGGACAGCGCGGTGGACTTCGCCAGCTTCGGCGACGGAGGCTTGCTCGTCATCAGGTGCCCACCTGGATTCCCGTGTCAAGACCCAATAGACTACGGAGAGCGGTCAACATAACACCGCCCTATCTAGGAACCATCTCGGGGCATAGGTCAGTGCCAGGTCGGGCGCCCCGGCGGTGGAGTAGCACAGCAGCAGGTTGTCCCCGGCCTGGATGTACAGCGCGCCCCCGCTGATCATGGCGCTGTCCAGTACTGACACCTGGTGCTGGCGGTCCTGGAAGCTGGCGCCCACGAAGCCCAGGTCCCTGTCGGGGGTGGCCTCGTCGAGGAAGTAGTTGACGTACTGCCCGTAGCCCGGGTTCCCCTGGCCGATATTGATGAGCGCGGTCTGCCCGGTCGTGTCCAGGAACAGCACGTCCATGAACCGGTCCGCGATGTCGGTGTCGTTGACCGAGAGCGTGAAGTACGACTGGTCGTTGTAGGCGGTGTAGTCCTTCAGCGGCAGCGTCACCTCGCCCAGGTTGACGAACCCGTTCACGATGTCGGTGGCCGGGGTGACGGCCCGGGACGCCTGGACCGAGTAGCGAGGGCCGCCCGGGTACTCGTACTGGTTGATCGTGACGGTGATCTGCCGGGCCGAGCCCGCCGTCGAGGAATTCCATGAGTTGGCGACCAGGAGCACGGTGTAGGAGCTGCTGAACGTGGCCGGGACGAGGCCGCTGACGGACGGGACGGCGTACTCGGTGTTGTTCGGCGCGTCGGTAACCGGGATCGGGCAGATCGGGTTGACGTTCGGGTCGGTGTTGGCGCCGAGGCTGTGCACGATGAGATTGTTCATCGCCGTCAGCGGCGGGGTCCAGGTGACCCGCACCATTCCGCCGCCGCCCTGGCCGCCCTGGTTGGCCCCGGTGTTGCTGGCGTAAGCGCCTCCGCCGCCGCCTCCGGGCAGGGCCGCGCTGCCGCCGCCCGTGTTCAGCGTCCCCGCGCCCGTGCCGCCCTTGCCCGAGTTCGCGCCCGCCAGGCCAGGCGCCCCCTGCTGCCAGACGCCCGGGTAGCCCGGCGCCCCGGGACCGCCCGCCGCGCCGCCGCCGGAGCCCGCCAGGGGCATCGTGAAGCCGATCAGCATCTCGCACCAGGGGGCGGTGGTGCCGAGGGTGGACGACAGCGTGGTGGCCGCCTCGTCCGTGATCTGCGCGGCCCACAGCTGGTCGTGCAGGTACGACTGGGCCAGGGTGTCCATCAGGTTGAAGGGCGCGGCTGCGGCGCCGAACGTCTCCGAGGCCACGACCGCCCCGATCGCCCCGACGAGCGTGTCATTCGGGCTGGCCGGGGTGTAGGACCCGGACGCCGCCGTGCCGGACCCGGTGACGGCCGAGGCCCCGTGGGCGTCCACGCCAACCGCGTTGGGAATCCAGTAGGTGGCCACGGCGTACTCCGGCGCGGCCGAGGCGCCGCCCCAGTTGTAGGTGCCCGTGGCGCCCGCCGCCAGGGCGGCCGTGACCGGCGCGGTGGTCATCCACATGACGCCGCCGCTCGACGGGATGACCTGGGTCTTCTGGGTGGTGTAGTGGTTGCCGCCGGAGTCGGCCATCGCGGTCGGGCCCGCCGTCACGCCGGCGCCGGAGCCCGCCATGCCGACCACCAGGATCATGCCGTTGGCGGAGATCGCGGCCTCGGTGCCCCACGTGGTCTGCGCGCCGGGGGTGGTCCCCGAGCGCCAGTCCAGCTGGATCACGTCGGCCTGCTGGTTCATCAGCAGCAGCGGGATGCACAGCACCGCCCAGTTGGCCGAGCCGGAGAGGGTGGCGCTGAAGGTGTCCCCGCTGCCCGCGTTGTCGGTGCCGCCGCCCTGGTTCTTGATGGTGTAGGCCGACAGGTTGAGCGTGCCGGCGGTGACGGTGTAGGTGGACGCCGCCTGGTACCAGATCTTGCCCAGGTTGCCGGGCAGCGACGAGACGGTGGTGCCGCCGTCCTGGACGACTACCGCCAGCTCGACCTCCAGGGAGCTGGTGTCGGAGGCGCCGAACTGGCCGCTGGCCGTAGCTCCGGTGCCGTTGCCGCTGCCCAGGTTGCCGGACGTGACGCCCGAGGCCAGGTAAGGCGAGGCCGCCCACAGTACCCCGTATTCCTGGCTGGTGGCGGACGTGACGGCCAGCGTCGTGGAGGTGGTGACGGGGAACTCGATGTTGGCGACGAAGCCGTACGCGGTGACCCCGGTGCCGGCGGAGCCGCCGCCCTGCGAGCCGCCCGTTGGCTGGTACACGTTGCCGGCCGAGTCGATGACGGCCAGGTCGGTGACCGGCCCGGCGGACTCTATGAGCGCCAGCGCCACGCCCTGGGACACCGACGCCCCCGCGCCGCCGCTGGTGCCCCCGGTCGAGTTGTACGACATCGAGTTCAGGTAGGTCAGGGAGGGCCCCGTGCCCGTCCCCGGGTTGCCGGTCATGTAGCTGCCGAGGGACCCCGAGGTGAGCAGGCCGCCGGCGCCGCCGTTGTCATGGACGGTGTTGGAGCTGCCCGTGCCGCCGGCCGCGCCCGTGGCGCTGTTAACCGCCGCAGACGAGCCGCCGTGCGCCGTGACCACGGTCCCGGTGGTAGCCGCCGAGCCGAAGACGGTGCTCCCGCCGGCCAGGGGGCTGCCCCCGTTGATCTGGTAGGTGAGCTGGACCATGCCGGCCCCGCCATCGGCGCCCAGGTAGTTCACGCTCTTGGTGCCGGGCAGGTTGACCGCCGCCTGGGCGGTCGTGGCCAGGGTGCCGCTGGTGTAGCCGCCGCCCCCGCCGCCGCCGGGCTGGGAGCCAACGGCCGGGAAGCCCGGTGTGCTGGCGCCCGCGCCGCCGTTGCCGCCGGAGGTGCCCCCGCCCCCTCCGGTGCCGCCGAGGCCGCCCGTCTGCCAGTTCACGCCCCCTGTGGTCAGGTGCGGCTGGGAGTCGCCGCCGGCGCCGCCCGCCGCGCCGCTGCCCGCCGCGCCGCCGCCGCCGCCGCCCGAGGGGCCGGGAGACGACCCGCCGCGCCCGCCGTTGCGGTGCGTGGTGCCGGGGGCCCCGACGTTCGCCCCGCCCGCGCCGCCGCTGGTGCCGCCCGTGATGGCGGTGTTGCCGCCCGTGCCGCCGACCAGCGACGTGACCAGGTACTTGGTGCCCGCGTTGCCGAACCAGGAGCCGCCGCCCGTGCGCGCCCCCACCTGCGCCGAGGTAGTGCCGACGTCCGCCTTGCCGGCAGTGCCGACGTACGCCCAGTAGGTGACGCCGGGGGTCACGGTGATGGTCTTGCTGCTGTACGCGCCGCCGCCGCCGCCTCCTCCGCCGGACGCGCCCGCGCCGCCGCCGCCCCAGCATTCCGCGAGCACGGAGGTGACGTTGGCCGGGCAGGTCCAGTGGGCGATCACGCCGGCCTGGGTGAACTGGATCACCGTGCTGCTGATCTGCGCGGCGAGGCCGGCCGAGCCGATGGTGTACGGGACCTGGGCGCCGGGCAGGACCGCCAGGGCGGGCTCCGCCGCGTACTCCCCGCCTCCGCCGCCTCCGCCGCACAGGGCCCGGCCGACATCCACCGACGCGCCGGCGCCGCCCCCGCCCCAGGCCTCGGCCTCCAGGGAGTAGACGCCCGGCGGGACGATGAACGTGCCGCTGGCGGTCAGCTCCTTGGCTATCGCCTGGCCGGCCGGGAGCTGGCACTGGACGCTGACCGGCGCGCGGGCGGTCCCGGGCAGGGCGAACAGGTTGTAGACGTTGCCGCGCGGGGAGATCTGGGTCTGGAGCGTCTGCGGGTTGGCGGTGAGGCGGTTCAGCCAGCAGTGCATGCGGACGTAGCCGGTGTGGCCGCTGCCGGACCAGTTGGTGACGCGGACCGAGTACGACGCGACGGCGTTGTAGCCGAAGGCCTTCCCCTGCGGGACGGGCGCGTTGATCTGCGTCCACTTGGCCATCGTCGCGTTGGCCCCGAACAGCACCTTCTTCTGCGCCTTGGAGAAGCTCAGCGTCCGGCCGGAGGTGTCGGTCAGGGTCCAGGCGAGGGTGACGTTGGAGGTGTACTTCGGGTCGGCCGGCCATTGCGTGTCGTACGCCTGGCCGAACCACACGGACAGCACGGGCAGGCCGGTGATGTTCACTGGCGAGGGAAGCGTCTGGCTGTAGGTCGCGGCCGGCCACGGCGTGTGCATCGGCCTCGGCGCGTTGTACTTCGCGCTCGTCCCGCCGCCGGGGGCGGAGGAGGCGTCGCGGCTCCAGTACTGGTTGACGGGCTGGAGCGCGATCAGGAGGAGCTGGGACGGGATCGGCAGGGTGGTGACGCCGTAGGACAGCGCCGTCTGGCCGACCGGCATCGCGTACCAGGAGACCGTGGCATTGAGGCCGTTGCCGCTCGGCGTCCCGATCGAGGTGAAGCCGCCCGGCAGCGAGCCGCTGCTGCCCAGCCCGGAAGTCACGCTCAGCAGCATGTCGTAGGGGTTCAGGCCGGTGAGGTTGAAGCCGTAGTTGGTGACGTAGTTGTCGATGTTGACCGGCAGGGCGGCGCGCGGCTGCCAGGACCCGGTGACCGAGTACGCAGCCGACGACGGGCTCGTCGAGGCGCTGGAGGTGACGGTGACGTGATCGGTGCCGGAGGTCAGCGCGGTCTTCACCAGGGCCGTGTAGACGTACTGCCACAGGGCCTCCGTGCCCACCTGGCCGGACACGGCGAGACCGTACACGTTCCCCTGGGTGTCGGTGACGCCCGTGATGGTGCCGGCCGGGGCTTCCACCTCGACCACCACCGTGTTCGTCGCCGCGACGTTAGCGCCGATCGCGATGTTCCAGGAGCTGACCGAGGTGGGGTTCGAGGTGCCGAGCGTCGTCCAGGTCGGGGAGCCGATGACCGGCGGCGGGGCGAACACCTCCGTGAAGCTGTCCACGGTGACGGGGGAGGCGGGCTGGACGCCGTTGACGATCGGGTTCCCGAACGCCAGCTGCTGCACGCCGTCGATGTCGCTGCGGCCGAACGGCAGCGCCTGGATCGTCAGGGTGATCATCGCGATGGGGTAGTTCGGGCGGCCGATCGTGGAGTTCGTCGCGCTGCCGCCCGCGCTGTAGTTGAAGCCGTACAGCGGCGTGCTGGGGAGGGCGCGGAAGCAGTCGAAGACCGTTGCCAGGCCCGTGTCGGCCGGGGTCCACTTGAGCGGGTAGACCTGCTGGTCGATAACCGACATCAGGTACTCGCGCGCCTTCAGCACCTGGCTCATCCCGCCGGCCTGGGTGCCGAAGATGATGATCGGCAGGGTCATGGTGCGGTTCGAGGACCGCGCGCCGAAGGGCCGCTCGCCGTCCAGGAGCATGGACGCCACGACGTCCTGCGTGGGCTGCGGCGCGTTCAGGTCGTAGCTGGCCTCATAACCGTAGGCGGCGTTATTCAGGCTGGGGGGCGCGAGGATGCGGAAGACCGGCCCCTGGCCGTTGGAGTCGGCCATCTCCGGAATTGTGCACGGGACGCCCTGAGCGCCGCCCATCAGCTCGATGATGCCGTCGAGCACCAGGGAGTCGCTGTCGCCCGCGAGGAGGTTCTGCGCGGTCCACGCCAGCACGGCGCTCGCGACGGCGGTCCACGGCCAGAAGGTCCAGGAGAAGGCGTAGTTGACATTGACCTGGTTGTTGTTCTGGTCGTCCACCTCTGCCTGGTAGACCGACAGCGCGCTGCCGGGCAGGCCCGCCTGGGTGACCTGGGCGATGCAGTAGGAGGTCCCGGCCGGCGCGAGGACCTCCCCCGTGCTGACCGCGTACAGCTGGCCGCCGGTCATGGCCCCCGAGCTGGCGGTGAAGGCCGACCCGATGATGACGTTGGAGGAGTTGTAGAACGCCAGGGAAACGCTCATGCCGCTGGCCCACGTCGAGGCGTACGAGCAGACAACCTGGAACTGGTAGGTCAGACCGGCCTGGGCGGGGACGTTCTCCGACTGCATGCCGGCCCCGCTGGTGACGCCGTTGTTGGCAACGGTGATGGCGTACGGGAAGTTACCGCTGCCTGCGTACGCGGCCAACGCGCCTCCCGTGCTCACCTGACTGAAACGTCAACTCACGGCCCACCCTACCGTGAAGGCAGCTCACACGGGAACAAGCCTCCATGGGCTTAGTTCTGCGCGCTGTAGAACCCTGCCTTCACGCCCGCCCCGGCCGACTGGCCGATAGCCCTGCCCATCGTCTGCGGCAGGCCGGACAGCAGCTGGATGATCTTGTTGTTCTGGCTAATCAGCGTCTGCTGGCCAACATTCGTCGCGGGCTGCATCATAGAATTACCGGAAGCAGCGGCCTGGCTGCCGTTCGACACATATTCGGGCTGGCCGTTCTCGGCGAAGCTGTAGCCCATCCCAGACCACAAGCCCACGCCGTTAACCGGCTCATTAATAGCGCCCCCGCCGCTATACCCACGATAGCTGCCCGCCCGGCCAATTCCCTGAATGTTGTAGGGGCTGCCGTATTCGCCGATGATGTATCGCACCGCCGCCTCGATATTGGAGAGCGGGTTGGTGATGCTGCCGGTGCCGCCGTACATTTCATATGTCGATGGCAGCATTTGCATTATGCCCACGGCGTGCTCGCCCAGGACCGAGATCGGGTCGATGGCCGCCGCGTTGCCGCCGGACTCCTTGCTGATGATCAGCTCGATGGCCGGCAGCCACGACTGGGGAGCGTGGTCGGCGTTGAGGGCCTCCATGATCAGCTGCGCGATGACCGGGGAGGTGATCGGCGCCGGCCCGGACAGGGTGCCCGAGGTGAGCATGCCGTTCTTCACCGTGTTGACGAACGACTGCGCGGCCGAGGTCGCGAACTGGGTGGAGGCCTGGCCCACGGTCGGCACGATGTTCTGGATCTGCGTGGCGTCGGCGTTCATCCCCACATAGCCGCCGGAGGCGAAGCCGGGGATGCCCATGCGCTTGGCCGCGCTGCCGAACATCGCCGCGTGACTCGTCGGGATGATCAGCTCGCCGGGGGCGACCATCGCCAGCCTGGAGTCCCGCCCGGCCGGACCGGAGCCCGCCGGCACGACGCCGCCCGCCGCCATCCCCTGGAACCGCAGCTCGCCCAGCATCGCGTTCTTGATGCCGTAGGCGGCGTTGCCGGTCTCGACGGCCGACACCTCGCCCGAGGCGCTGACGTTGGTCTTGACGTTCGCGATGTACGGCGACCCGGAGCCCAGCGTCTGGAGGGAGTGGTACAGCGCGTCCGCCTCGCCCTTGGACAGCTTGAGGTTCCCGATCGTCTGCTCCCAGCTCGACTGGGACTTGCCCATGGCGCCGTCGATGGCGGCGATGGCGGCCGGGCCGTAGCCGAGCTGAGTCAGGTAGGCGTTCAGGTACTGAGTCGCCTGGGTGGTGCCGACGCCCGCCTTCTTCAGGGCGTTCACGTAGTTGCCGGACAAGGTGATCGCGGTGTTGGTGACCTCGCCGCGCGCCGTCACGGAGGCGGTGTAGAGGCCGTTGATAGACCCGGAGAGGGTCTCCGTGGCCACCTTCGACGCCTCCATGCTCGTGACGTCGGTCTCCAGCTGGTTGGCCAGGTTCTTCTCGGCGGTCGTCATGTTGCTGGCGCTGATGGTGAGCGCGGCCTGAGAGTTGTTGAGGATGTTCGACGCGCCGCTGGTGCTGCCGATCCACTTAGCGAGGACCTGGAAGCTGCTGGTGGCGGGACCGCCCATGAGCTGCGCGAGGGAGGACAGCTCGGCGACGCCCTCCTTGCTGCCCGCGACGAACGGGAGCAGGGACGCGAGGATCGCCTTCCCGCCTTCCGTCAGCTCCTTCTCCGCCGAGGCGGTGTCGCCGGACGCGGTGGCCAGGGTCTGGAGGTTCCCGAACAGGGTGACGCCGGCCTGGAGCTGGGAGTCGAACGCCTGCCGGGCGGCGAGGGCGGACTGCGTGGTGCCGTCCAGCCCCGTTTTCAGCAAGGGGAACGTCTCGGACAGCTTGCCGAGGCTGACCTTCAGGGTGTCGCCACTCGCCGCACCCTGCTTCATCGCCCCGGACAGGGTGGCCTGGCCCTGCTCAAAGGTGGTGAAGGCGCTGTCGCCGCCGGTGATCATCGTGATCCAGGCGCTCTCGGCCTGCGTAAGAGTCTGGATGTTCTTGGTCACGGTGCCGGTCGCGATGTTCAGCGCCCCGAGCTGGGCCGTGGCCTCGCTGCCCGACTGCGACATGTATCCGTAGCCGGCGGCTAGCGCCTTAAGCTCGGTCAGCTGGGCCGCCCACTGCGCGTTGGTTTCCTTGGCGACCGTGCCCGCGCTGATGTTCATCAGGTTCAGGCCCGACAGGGCGGCGCTCGTGCTGCCGAACACCCCTGCCAGCTGGCCCATGCGGATGCCGTAGTTGTCGGTCTCCTGGACGAGCTGCTGCTGGCCCCCGAGCAGCTCCTGCGTCTGCCGGTAGTTGTCGTTCAGGGCGTGCCCGCTGGTGTTGAGACCGCGCACCGTGCCGAGCGAGGCGCTGGCGTTGGCGTTCATCTGCTGGGTGAGCTTGTTGTACTGGTCAGCGGTCTTAGCCAGGCCGTTCGCCAGCACCTGGGTGATGTTCGCCGCGTTGGCGGCCGTCACCGTGTCCTGGATCTGGGCGTTGAACTTGGCGGCGGCGTCGGTGCTGTTGCGCAGCGCGAAGTACAGGACGGTGCCGATGATCGCGGCGGCGGCGCCGGCGGCCAGGCCCACGGCGCCGAACGGGATGACGCTCAGAAGGTCGGAGAACGCGTCGGTGGCGGCGATGCCTATGCCCTCTTCCCTGGTGAGGGCGACGAGCGCGCTGGTGTACCTGATCGTGTTGACGACGCCGGCCGCGATCAGCCCGCCTATCGCCCCGATAGCGGTGCCGAAGGCGTTGAACTTGCCGGTGGCCGCCTCGGTCTCCTCGCCGGCCTCCGCAGTGTCCTCGCCGACCTTCACCGCCGCGCTCCCGGCGTCCGCCAGGGCGGTTCCGGTCAGCGCAGCGTACTTGGCGATGCCCCCCATGACCATGGCGCGGCCGAGCGCGAAGACCGCCGTCGCGGCCAGGCCCGCGTAGACGATGAAGCCGTGAATGGCGAGGCCCAGCTTGATGGCCGGGCCCGCGAACTGGACGAAATCGGCGGTCATGGTCAGCGCGGCGTCGCCCAGGTCCAGCAGGATGTGAACGTAGCCGGGCATGTCGTGGACGAACAGGTCGTCGAGGATCTTGCCGAGTTCCTCGAACCCGTAGCCGATCTGGGCGAAGTCCTTGGCGCCGGTTCCGATGATGGAGTCCAGGGACTTCTCGAAGCCGCCGACCGCCGCCGCCGCCTGGGCGCCCCAGCGGTCGATGACGTCCCCGACCTTGGTCAGGGCGTCGCCGAGGCTCGCGGAGTTGTGGGTGACGATCGACATGTACTCGCCGAAGGCGACCAGGATGGACGGCTCGATGGCCCGCTCCACCTGGTCGAACCCGGAGCCCAGGTCCTTCAGGCCCACGGCGGTGCCGGACAGGCCGCTGTCCACGCCGTCGAGGACGGTGTTGATGTTCTTCCACTGGCCGTAGATCTTCTCGCCGACCGGGAAGGCGTAGCCGGCGAACGCGCCCACGGCGATGATGGCCGGGCCCCACGCGGCGGCGAACTCGAAGATGGCGTCGGTGAACAAGTGCCAGAGGTGGATATTCGCCAGCCAGTCCGGGAGGATGCCCTCCAGCGCCCCGCCGAAGGTGCGGATCTGGTTGTTCAGAATCCCCCAGCCGGTGCCGTTGGAGATGATCATCGAGTCCTGGGTCATGACCCTCGCGATGTTCGCGAAAGTGCCCAGGGCCGCCTCCGGCGCCTTGATACCGTCAAGGCCCGCCTGGATGGCGGCGACCGACGCCCCGATCTTGAGCAGGTCGGCCTCTATCGGGAGCGTGTCCGCCGACATGGGCATGTTGTTCATGCTCTTGGCGAGGCGGAGAACCTGCCCCTGGAGCAGGACGATCTTCGCCAGGGCGGCGTTGTCGTCAATGTTCGCGCGCAGGTTGGACAGGGCCTCGTTGAGCAGCGCCGCCTCGGTCCGGAGGACCGCCATCTTGGTGTCGTAGACGGCGGTGCTCATGTTCGGGTCGAGGCCGGACATGTCCGCCGCGAGGGCCCTGGCCGAGGCGTCCAGCGTGTAAAACTTCGCAAGCGCCTTGTTAATGTCGAAGTCCGCGTCGCCCAAGTCCTCAAGCTTCGCCTGGAGCCCCTCGGCCCCGGCGATCAGGGCGTACAGCTTGGCGAGCGCCCGGGAGTCGTCCAGGGAGACGGGGATGTTGTCCAGGCGCCCCATGAGGGCGTTCACGGCGGCGGACAGGCCCGCGACGTCCGCTATCGCCCGGTCGGTGTTCAGCCCGAGCGTGCCCTCGGAGTTGAGGCCCTTCAGCGCGGCGGCGATGGCCGCGATCTTGGCGTCGATGTCCTTGGTGTTGCCCGTGAGGGTCACCTGAGGGCGCAGGGCGCTCAGCGCCGCCTTCACCTTGGCCTCTGTGTCCGGCCCGAACATAGAGGTCTCGGGGTTGATCGCGATATACGCGTCACCTATAAGGCGCGGCACTGTGAACTCCCCTCACTCTATGACGGCAGCGTACAGGGCCGTGGACATGAAGGGATATACGCTGTGCATCTGGTCGGCGGGCTTCTCCAGGAACAGGGTCGGGCCGTACGCCGCGTTGACCCCGCCGAATATCGTGCCGCCCCGGGTGTAGCCCATGTGCGGCGTGACGCTGCCTTTCAGGTACCCCAGCGAGCGGGGCATGTAGCTGCTGGAGTTCCTGCCCCAGGACCAGTTCTTCACCTGCTGGACCGGGGCGAGGGCCATGGCGATGGCGGCCATCTCGGCGGCCTTCTCGGCGAGGAACTTGCCAACCGGGCCGTCCATGCTGTTGAGCAGCCACTCCAGCTCTGCGTCGTTCCAGTCAACACGCACGTACGCCACTGTTACACCGCCTCACAGAACATCGCGCGCCGCCTCTTCCCGCTCCCTGCCCGCCTGCTGCCGCCGCAGCGCGCCCATCCCCGGCAGCTCCCACGGGTTGCCCTTGAAGTCCGCCAGGCCCGCCTCCTCGCGGTCCTCGAACCGCCAGCGGTCCGCCTCGCTGACACCGGGGGGAAGCTGGCTGTCAGTATCCTCGTCGAACATCTCGGCAATCTGCTCGGGCGTATAGCCCCGGGCGGGGAGCAGCACGTTCTTGTGCATCCACATCGCCAGCTCCTCGTGGTCCGGCCGCAGCCCGATCTTCTCCTCGAAGCGCTCGATGCGCTCGCTCAGGGTCATGTCGAACTGGTGCCCGGCCATCCGCGCCGCGCGGTCCTCCTCGCGCATGTCCTTGATGACGTGGAAGTACGCGAGGTTGCAGCCCTCGCGGACCGTCATCTCGTGGAGCTGCCTGCCGTTGCCCTCCGCGAGCGACTGCCCGTCCACGTAGCCCTGGTTGGCGATCAGCCAATTGAGGAGCCAGAGGGCCCCACGGTAGGGCGCCCCGCCAGGCCCTCCATGGCGGCGTTGATGAAGTCGGCCAGCTCATCGGGCTCGACGTGCTCCTCGCGGGCGAACTTGCGGAACTCCGCCCAGTCGTCGGGGTGCACGATGTCCTCAAGAACGTGGAACGCGGCGGGCAGCCCGTCGCCCCCCGTGGACGCCCCCCACTCCATCAGCGCCATGACACTGGGGATCTGGTTGAGCATGAACTTGCGGTCGCGAAGCGGCGCTGTGCCGTGCTCGGCCTCCAGCTTCGCGCGCTTGTCCTTGGCGACCCGGGCGTCCTGGTCGGCGGTGCCGAGCTGGACCTTGGCGGCGCGGGCGTCCCCCGTGGGCCTGCGCGTCGTACGAGGCGGCTGAGCTGGCATCGCGTGATACTCCGGTTTCTGTATAGGATGAGGCTGCTTGGTGTTCTCTCATCCGGTGAACCGGAGCGAAGGCCGCCTCTCTTGCCCGGGAGGCGGCCTTCGTCGTCAGGTCATGTGCCCGCAATGCCCAAAGCGGGATACCGCTGAACCTGCGAGGCCGCGTTCCAGGTGCTCTTGAACGTGACGGCGGCCGCGACGCCGCCGGAGCTGGAGAAGTCCGGCAGGATCGTTCCGAAGTAGTACTGGCCGGGGCTCGCGCCCTCAAGGCCGAGCAGGCTCGGGTAGAGGTAGAAGTTGCGCGGCTGGCCGTCGATCGCGGCGGCGTACGTCTGCGCGGTCGCGGTGTCGTAGAAACCGGAGAAGTCGCCGGAGGCGTCGGGCAGGCCGGCCACCCAGACCAGGTTGGAGTCACCGAGCGCGGTCACATCGACCTTCGCCACGGTGAAGTTTATGGTCCAGTCCGCGACGAAGGCCAGGGGGGCGGCAGCTGCCGGGGCGACCGCGATACCCATGTAGACCATACCGTTGCGACCGTGGATACGGGACACAGAGTCACCTCTTAGCTACTAGGTGTAGTAATCTCTGCATCCGGCTCCAGGCGCGCACGCGACCTGGCCTCGGTTGCTCACCTCAAGGGTAAGGGCAGCCGTGAAGTCGCACAACAGTTGCCGGCTACTCCGGCGGACGCCACCCGTGGGAGACCAGGAAGTCGCGGAAGCCGCCGTTGATCTCCACGCCCGGCGCGGTCAGGTCGATGGCGGCCGGGAGCAGCTCGATCGACAGGACCGGCTTGCGCGTGGTGCGGCTGAACGAGATCGTCATCGCCGTGATGAACTGGTCGAGCGGGTACCCGTCGATCTCCACCTTCGCGTTCCCCGGCTCCAGGTGCATCACCATGCTGCCCGGCTGCTGCGGTGCGCGGTCCGGCCGCTGCATCTACTTACTCCTCGGGATCTTGTGCTGGCACGGGCAGTCGGGCGACTCGCACTGAAGGTGACCGCGCATAATGCCCTCCAGGTTCCCCTTGCGGGCGGCAATGACCAGGAGAGCGTCGCTGGCCGCCCTCCGGCAGGGCTTGCAGATCACATGATCCCCTCCTTCTCCATCAGCTTCATGATCTCGGCCGCGCGGTTGTCGAATGTCCAGTCCGCAATCGCCGCCCGCGCCTTGTCGGCCATCTCCTCGCGGGCGCTGTCGTGCTTCAGCCACCAGCGCAGCGATTCCTCGGCCTCCTGCGGCGAGTGGAACTTAGGCAGGATGCCGTCGAACATCAAGTCTGACTCCGGGCGCGGGTCGCGGAGGAAGAACAGGCCGCAGGCGGCCATCTCGATCTCGCGCGGCCCCATCGCGTAACCCTCGCCCTTGTGCGCGTCCTCGCTCTCACGGCGGTAGAAGTTGATGCCGGCCTTCGTCATCCGGTAGACGCGGGCGGTCTCGGTGTTGTCCACGCACTCGTCCGGCTGGTGGCCGAGGTACTTGAGGAGGCCGAGGAACTCCGGCTCGATGGAGTCCCAGCCATTGCCGCCGAGCACGGTGTCGATGCCGTCGAAGTTCATCGCGCTGAAGAACTCAAGCCGGCTGCGGAACGCGGTGCCCACGAAGCTGAAGTCCACGCTGTAGTCCCGTCGCTCCGGCGGGAAGTGGATGCCCGGGTCGTAGGAGTGCGGGACGTAGGCGGCCGGGATGCCCATGCCCTTCCAGCTCTCGATGTTCGTCGGGTCGTTGAGCAGGTTGAGGTTCGCGAACTGGCCGCGCATCTTCTGCTCGTCGTCCTGGTAGGGGGACTCGGTGTGCAGCATCACGATCTTCATGTTGCGCGCCCGGATCGTGGCGAGGGCCTGGCCGGTCTGGTAGAACGCCGAGACGAAGAACACCACGTCCGGCCAGAACTCGAAGCAGGTCTCCATCAGCCCCTTGGTTGCCATCTGGGCCATCATCGCCGGGTCCGGCATGGCGAGGTGCACGTCCGGCCGGCCGCAGTGCTCGCAGGGGGAGCTGTCCGCCGTCTCCAGCAGCGCCCGCGCGTAGAACGTCAGGCGCTCGTTCGTGTTGTAGACCATGATCTGGTGGCCCTGCTTGCGCAGCGCCTTGACCCAGCCACGGAAAACATCCGAAACCGAAAAATCCGGCCCCGGCTGCACTACGAGAATACGAGCCACCGCTACCTCTCAAGAAGGGGCAACTCCGCGCTGCCCGCGCGATCGATGAACGTGCCCGGAACGAACGAGAAATCCCAGGCACCGGGCTCTACGTCGCCGATGTGCTGCCACTCGCCCTCGGGGCTTAGCGTGTACACCTTGCCCGGCCCCATTTGAAAGGTCACCGCTACCTCGCTGACACGTCGAACTGGAAGGTCGCGCCGAAGTACTCCACGCCGGCCCACGATATCGGGCCGTAGTCGGTGATCATAGTGGCGATGCACCACTCGACCGTGCCGCCGAGCGAGATGTCCATGTCGATCGCCATGGCGACGGGCACGACGGAGGCCGTGCTCTGGTAGCCGCACCACTGGTCGAGCGTGTCCTGGACGTTGCTGATGGTGTCGCCCCGCGAGACCGGCAGGATGCCCCGGAGGGTGAACTCGGTGGGGGTGAGCGGCCGGCCAGAGCCGTCGAGAAGCCCTGCGCCCATGGTCACGTCGAACTTAGCCACCGGCCGGGTCGGCAGCACCAGGAACATCGGCAGGGCTTGCAGCGAGTCCAGGAGCTGCGCCGAGGCCGCCAGCGACGGGACCGCGTTCGCCGCTATCTGCGCCGCTATCGACGCCCGGATCGCGGTCACGTCCGCCACTGTGCACCTCGCTTATGTGTCGTTTCAGTTCATTATGCCTGCGATCCACGTGCGCGGTGGTGAGTCCCGTGGCGATCAGGGCGAACACGGAGCTGAAAAGCGGTATCACCAGCAGCATCATGGCAACGGCGAGAAGGTGCGGGGCCCAGCCGTGCGGGGTGATGTCCCCGTATCCCACGGTCGTGCCCGTGGTGGTGGCGAAGTAGAGGCCGTCCGGGACGCTGACGTGCTGCGCGAACGAGAACGTCACCCCGAGCAGCGCGTCCAGGGCTACGCAGAGGACGGCGACGAAGACTGCGCGGCGCACTTCGCGTGCTCCCTGAGAATGTGAGCGTGAGTGAGCTTCCTCGGGTGCGGGCTGTGCTTGCGGCAGACCTTAAACTGCCCGTCAGCCAGCGGGTACCGGCCGATGCGCCAGCAGCCGGTCACATGGCAGTTCATCGACCGCAGGTGCGAGCCCAGCGCCCCGAAGATGGACACGATCGCCAGCGCGGGGATGAACCCCGACCAGAGCTGGTAGGTCCAGGGGGTGCTCGATGAGGACGGGTACGGGTGAACGCCCACGCCGTACAGCACGCCCCAGGGATGCCAGCCCACGGCGTAAACGGCCAGTCCCAGGACCGCCAGAAGCGCGGCGGCTCTCAGCTTTCCCATGTCAGCTCCCAGGCTTCCTCAACGGGGTACTTCAGCTTCATTATCGAGCCCCACGATACGATCCGCCCATCGGGCCGCGACAGGGCGGCGTGATCCCCGAACGCGGTCTCGTACCCGACCACGAGGGGCAGGTGCGTGAACGCGAAAGGATCGACGGCCTGCGTGTAATGGGCCAGCCTCACGTTCCGGTCCCTCGGCCACGCGGCCATCCACGTGCGCCACAGCGCCTCCTCGATGGTGGGCTCCGGCCCGATCATCTCCGCCAGCTCATCGATGTCCCGGTCACTCGCCTTGACGCCCCGCGCGCACAGCAGGTGGTTGGCGATGGCGAACACGACGCAGCGCGCCTCAGTCTCGTTGCCCAGCCACTGCCCCGGCCTGCGCACCCCGATGAAGCTCCCTCGCCTGGCCGCCGTCCGGACCTTGGCCGCCGCCGCGAGCCCGGCCGTGTTCCCGGCCTTCGCTATGGCCGCCGACTGCGCCCTCGATATCTGGGTCTTCTTCCCGGTGTTCAGGGTGGACTTGGAGGCCTTCTTGGCGGTCTTGTTGATCGCGGCAAAGACGCCGCTCTCATGCGAGTTCGCCTGCGCCACGTCAACGGTCCGCATGACGGCCAGGTGCGCGTACGCCCTCTCGCCCGCCTGCACGTACTGGAGCCGCCCGGCGATGTTGGCGTGGGTGTACATCTGGTTCTCGATCCGGGCCTGGAGCGCGGCGTTCTGGTGCCCCAGCCGGGACTGCACCCAGCTCATCCGGGCGGCGTGCGCGGCGATGGCGGCGGCCTGGGCGGCTCCCCGCGACGCGGCGGCGGTCTTCATGCTCGCGTACGCCGAGGCCAGGCGGTAGGCCCGGAACCGGTTGGAGGCGGCCTGGAAGGCGATCTTCGTCCGCGCGGCGGAGGCGGCGGCGTTGTACGCGGCGTTGTACGCCTTCCACTGCGCGGTGGACAGCACCAGCCCCTTCGGCGTCGCCTTCGCCTTGGTCGTGACCTTGAAGACGGTCGGGGCCGGCGCCTTGGCGGCCATCGTCAGCGGTTGCCGCGCAGCGCCTTCAGCACCGCAGCGCCGCCGGAGGTGAGGCGCGGGGCGTGCGTCGGGAAGTGCGCGGTCTGCCCCGGCGGCACGTTGACCGTGGTCGGCTCCGGGCTCGCGACCGCGCCCTCCGTGCCCAGCACCGCCTGCGTCTCGACTTCCTCGGTCACCGGCACGGGCGCGATGTTCATCGGTCCCTCTGGCATGTCAGACTCCCCACTTGCGACGTGCGTTTATGTAAGGACGTAGCAATTCCACGACCCACGGGTTGCTCTGCACCCTCACCATACCGCTGGCGGCGGTGCCGGCCATGCCCCACGGGGTGTCCTTGGACAAGTAGATGTCCTGGCAGAGCATCAGGGACGCCTGCGACACCTCGGGCGGCACGTAGTCCCAGCCCCATGTGGTGGTGACCTGCATCCGGTTGAGGTGGCTGTACGGCCACACGAAGGGCAGCCACGCTCCGTTGGTGGCGATGGCCCCGGGGATCATGAGCGCCTGGAGCTGCCGGTAGGGCCGCGCCACGCCGCCCGCCGCGTTCGGGTTGTAGTTGTCCTCGCTGTTGCTCGGGTCGCCCAGCTTGAGGGCGTAGAACGAGCCGGTGCCGACCGGCGGCGCGGGGTTGCCCCAGGCGGTCTCGAAAATGCCGTCGCCGTCGTAGTCCAGGTTCACGATCGTGCTGGCCGCCGTGCTGGGCACGATGTCGTCGATGCCCTCTTCCCAGATGGTCTGCGGCACGTAGGTCCGGGTTTCCTGGAGCCGGTAGAAGTGACGTCCGCAGTACCTGTTGATCCAGTTGGCCACGGTATGGATGGCGAGCTGCATCTCGTAGTCGTTGGAGTGGTAGGTCTTGCCGGCCGGGGACTCCCCGAGGCGCGACTTCAGCTCCTCCAGGCCCGTGTACCAGTACTGCATGCCGTAGCCGACGTCGGACAGGGGCATCAGCCGGAAGGTGCCCGGGGTGACCTGCTGGACGTTGCCGCCAGCGCCGACCCAGCAGTAGGTGTACAGCCCCGGGACGCTGATCCCGTCGAGCGTCAGGGTGTAGTTGCCCGTCGAGGACCGCAGGATGCTGTTGAGCCCGCCGCCGCCCGGGTACGTGAAATTGGTGATCGCCCCGGTCGGGTCGGTGACCACGCAGGTGATCGTGGTCGGGTCGGCGGCGACGCCGGACAGGTTGAGGAACGAAACCGAGGTGAGCGCCACGGCCTCGCTGGGGCTGTCGTAAAGGACCTGTGAACTCATAGCGTGATCCAGGTGATCTGACCGTAGGCGCAGGTGTTCTGCAATCCAGAAAAAACAACGTCGATTCGATAAAAAAGATACGTCTCCGGGTACAAGTCGGCGCGCGGGACCAGCACCGAGCAGAGGCCGCCGGAGGGGTTGGTGATGGTGATCGCGGGGCTGCCGCCGGCCGAGGAGAGCAGGAGCGCCGAGCCGTCAGGGGTTCCGGCGGCCGTCTTCAGGTACATGTTTATCGTCGCGCTGGTCAGGGACAGCGGGCTGCCATTCTGGGTGATGGCGACGCTGATCGTCTCGTCGTTGTTCTCGGCGAGCGTCAGGGGCACGTTCTGCATCGTCCATCCAACCAGGGAGCCGTCGATGGTTACTGAGTTCACAGTACCGCCGTAGGTGCTGGCCGTGGTAGTGAGCGAGCCGTTTATAGAGGTCACAGTCAGCGTCGCGTCTGCGTAATCGGGCACCGTGACGCCCGCGCCGTAGGTGCTGGCCGTGGTGGTGAAAGTGGCGTCATAGTCAGCCGGCGTGGCCGTGTCGCCGTAGTTCGCGTAGATGAAGGCGGCGCCCAGGTTCTCCGGCGACCGGACGGGCACGCCCACAGTCGGCGCGAGGGCGGCGCCGGAGCCCGTGGCAAGACCGGTGACTATGCCCGGTGACGGCACGAGCGCCGCGCCGGCTCCCGTGGCGAGCCCTATGGGGAACCCCGTGGTGAGGGAAGGCGCGAGCGCGGCCCCGGTACCGGTGGCGAGACCCGCGTTGGCCGCCTGGGAGATGCCGCCCGCCGCCCCGGTACCGGTGGCCAGGCCTGCGGTGAAGCCGGAAGTCGCCAGCGGCGCGAGCGCGGCCCCGGTACCGGTGGCGAGGCCGAGAACCCGGGGAGCCGTGGGCGCGAGGGCGGAGCCCGTCCCCGTGGTGAGCCCGGCAGTGAAGCCGACTCCCGGCGGAAGGGCGGCCCCGGTGCCCGTGGCGAGGCCGGCGTTGGCCGCCTGGGAGATGCCGCCCGCCGCACCCGTGCCCGTGGCGAGCCCGGCGTTGGCCGCCTGGGAGATGCCGCCCGCCGCGCCCGTGCCCGTGGCCAGGCCGGCGGTGAGGCCGACTCCCGGCTGAGGCGCCGCGCCCGTGCCCGTGGCCAGCCCCGCGCTGAGGCCGGCGGACAACTGGATGTCGAAGCCGAACGCGAAGCTGTAGTTGTTGTTGGGGTACGCCATCGACGTGGTGGTGGCGGTGTTGGCGTACCCGTTGTTGCCCGTGGAGGTCGTGGCCGTGGCGATGCCGACCGTGCCGGGGTAGTACTCCACCGCCTGGTAGGCGAACCAGGCGCTGGTACTGCTGCTGAACATCGTCGCGACGTACGTGGTGCCCGTGGAGAGCGAGACGGGCGACGAGAACGCGGCGTAGGCCCAGCCCGCGCCTGCGGTCGCGGCGGACCCCCCGGGCGCGGTCAGCCAGGACGGGCTTGAGTTGCTCGCGACGAGCGTGCCGGTGGTGACGCTGGTGTAGGTGTACAGCCCGATTTCACTCGGGAACAGGGTGTTGCCGAACGGGCTGTACTGCCACAGGCCGAGAAGCTGGGTGGCCGTGGATACGGTGAAGGAGAACCCGGTGGTGCCGGCGCTGCTGGCGGCGGCGTACGCCCCCCCGGTCCCGACAGGGTTGCCGCCGTTGAAGAAATTCCCGCCGGCCATGACGGGCGGCTGGGGCGGGGGAGGCGATCCGAACTTTCTGAACGACAGCGGGGACTGGCGCCCGGGAGGGGATGCCGGGGGGATGACGGGCGCCGGGACGGCCACCCCGCCGCCCGCGAGCTGGAACGCGACGAGGAGGACCGCGTAGTTGTCGCCGGTGCCGGTGAAGGTGAGCCCGTCAGTCTCCGTGCCGCCGGTGCTGGACTTGTACTGGACGATGTTGTTGCCCTGGCTGCCGGAGTTGACCGAGTTCGGGTCGAGGGTCCAGCCGGAAGCCTGCGTGTAGGTGTTACCGTCGCCGCTGTCCGCGAGGAACGTGATCAGGTACTCGCCGGCGAGTGATGAGGCATACGTCGGCGACAAGACCGGCGAGGTGGTCCCGGCCGTGCTGCCGAACGTACCGTCGAGGCACGCTGCGGCGGTGCTGCCCGTCGCGAGCCCCGAAACCTCCTGGACGACGATTGAGGGGCTGTTGGCGCCGCTGTACGTCGCGGTGATCGTCGGCTTGGTGCCGGCGTCGCCGGACGGGGTGTCGAGGACGTAAACGTAGCCGAACTGGCTGCCGCCGTTGAATGAGACAGTCGTCGCCACCAGGGCGAACGAGTTCCCGGCGGTGTCTTTCACGCTGGAGACCGTCACGCCGCCGCTGGACAGCACGTAGGCGATCAGCTTGCTGCCGGCGGTCAGGTTCGCCGTGGTGAAAGTCGCGGCGACCGACGTGCTGCCGGTTGAGCTGTTGGCGCTCTGAAGCCAGTTCCACGCCATGCGGCTACCGCCCTCCGGTCAGGCGGCTGCTAGTCGAGCGTTTCGACGAGCCACTCGGTGCAGGCGATCGTGCCGAACGCGGCCGACGAGGTGGCGGCCAGGCCGATTCCGGTCAGGGACGTGGTGTTGATGCCCAGGGCGGTCTCGCCTGAGATGTTCGGCATCGGCAGGATGATGGCGTTGCCGGTGCCCAGCGCCACGGGGGCCCCGGGGACGGCCATGGGGATCTTGACCGAGCCCTGCGTCGAGACGCTGCCCGAGGTGCCGCTGCCGAGGGCCGTGCAGCGCATCAGCGCGTCCAGCTCCCACTGGAGCCCGGTGATCGAGCCGGTGCCCAGCGCCAGGGTGGTGGTGGTCGCGAACGTGGTCCAGGTGCCGGTGTTGCCCGCGTTGCACCGCAGCAGCCAGGACAGGTTGGAGGTGGTGCCGGCCGTGTTAACGTACCCGCGCGCCGTGACCCGGATCAGCATGCCCGAGTACCAGCCGAGGTACTGGCCGTCCGGGTTGACGGAGGCGACGTCGGTGTTGAGCCCGCCCGCCTGGCACGGCGAGATGGTGGCGGTGGAGGCCGAGGAGGTGAGCGCCGTTCCCGCGCCCGCCGCCCGCGCGCTGCCCGAGTTGATCAGGCTGACCCACTGCTGGTTGGCCATATCAGCACCCCCAGACCAGCAGGTAGCCGCTGTCGGAGGACAGCCCGGACGGCATGGTGACCACGGTGCCGGTGAACGTGGCGGCGATCTCCACGAACTCCGACACGCCCAGCACGACGCCGCTCTTGACGATCAGGAAGCCGCTGATGGTGGAGACGTCGATGGTGTCGCCCGTGCTGACCTTGGACAGCGCGAACAGGGCAACCTTGTCGGCGGCGCCGGCCGAGTACACGAGCGTGCAGTTGGCCGACGTGAGCGTCGCCATGCGTCCTCCCCTAGACCGAGATGTTGAAGATCGCCGTGATCGCGGCGGAGGCGGGCGTGGCCCACAGGATCGTGAACGTGGCGGCGGTGACGGTCTGCGTGCCGCCGAAGTAGTTGAAGCAGATGCCCTGCTTGGACACCGTGCCGCCGGAGATGGTCGAGTCGTACACCAGCAGGCCGTAGAAGCCCGACAGGGTGACCGAGGCCGTCGAGGTCTGGCCCGCCGTGGGAGCTGTCACCTGGAAGCACAGGGACGACGAGCCGGTGTCGATGGTCCACGTCTTGGTGGTGCCGACTGACACGCCGCCGGCCGCCCAGTTGGTGCCGGTGATCTCGTTGCCGGTTACCCACTGGCCTGTGTTGTACCCGGTGTTGGCGAGGGTGTCGGCCTTGTTCGGGGTGCCGGAGTTGCCGAACGCCGCGCAGTTGATCGTGTCGCCCGTGAGGCTGACGAAAGAAGTGGGCGCGGTTCCCGCGTTGACGGCCCTGGCGATCGGGTTAAGCATCGCCTGCTGGAAGATCGCGCTGTTAGACCAGCCCATCGGGCTCTCCCTCGGTTGGCTCGGGCTCGACGGACCCGTGCGCGGCCGCCAGGTCCGCGAGAATGCGCACTTCAGGCTCGGTCATCAGACTCGCAGCTCCCCGTGGGCCAGCCCCGCGTTGGCGGCCAGGTCGTTGCGGCCGTCCGCGTACTTCGTGATCACTGACATGTACGCCCTGCCGTCGTCTCCCATGGCCTGCTGGTCGCCGTTGAGGTAGTCCTCGCGCTCGACCGCCACCACCTCGCAGTCGGTGCCGGCCCGGACGAGGGGGGCGCTCAGCTGGTGCAGGCGCGGGCAGTTGTGGTAGCGGGTGGCGCCCGGCGGCATGGCGGGCAGCACCTCGGCGCAGTAGCACCCGTTAGGGCAGTACCACTCCTCGAAAGCCTGGCGCAGGATGGGCACATCGAACATGCCCTCAGTGTAACGGCTTCACAGAGCCTGAGATAGTGGGGTCGAGCCTGGCCACGTCAGCTATCGTGGCCGCCGCCAGCTTATGGACGCCTGCCCCCAGGGAGTCGCGAAGCCCGCACAGAAGGCCCGCCCACTCCCCCAGCTGCGCGGGGGTGATGAACCCGGTCACGGTAGCCGAGTCCGTGCGCATGGTCACGCCGACCACGACCGGCTCGCCCGGCTTGGCGACGGTGCCGCACTCCAGGGTCACGGGACCGCCGGCCAGCAGTCGGTTGTTCGGGTCCAGCCACCGAAGGGAGTCCGGGGCGGTCACAGCCGGGCCCTCTCGCGCCACATCCGCCCGGCGGCGCGCTCCGCCAGCCCCACGATCTGCTCCTTCTGGGGGCGGGTGACGGCGCTCAGGTAGACGGACAGCTCACGCTGGCCCGAGGCGTGGCACAGGTCCCCGACGAGGCGGCCGAAGACCGCGCACTCCTCTTCCGTCAGCTCGGCGGTCTCGGCGTCGTACGTGAACCCGTTCATGATCCTCATGCTAGCGGCCCTCACATCCGGACCTTGCGGGGACCGCGCGCCGGGGCAAGGCCGGCCGGCCGCAGGATGATCTCCCTGCGGATGGCGACGTCCAGGTTGTACAGGCCCAGCGGGGTGACGTACCCCGGCCAGGTGCCCTCGAACAGATGGCAGCCCTCGTCGGAGTACGCCACGTCGCAGAGCTGGGAGCAGATCAGGTGCTTCGTGCTGGCGATGTAGCCCCGCAGGCCGGGCGCGGGGATGTGCAGCCGATGGCAGAACATCGCGCCGTAGTCGAGGAAGCTGTAGCCAACGCCGCCGGTGGAGGTCTTGTGCCCGGTGCCGGGGCCGTACTTCTGAACAGCGGCGCCCCAGATGTCAGCCAGCTTCTCCTCGGTGAACTGGGCCGCGATGGCGGTGCACCAGTAGATCGTGTCGCTGTCGTACTCGCTGACGTTCGCTATCCGCGCGCCGCCGGGCTCGGCCTCCAGGACCGTCTCGTTCGGGCCGAGGAGGAGCGAGTGCTCCCAGTCCTTGAACCCCTGGCCGTTGAGGAACTCCCCGACCTTGATCAGCTTCCCGACGTCACCGGAGATCTGGGTGAGGCCGATGGTGCCGATCGCGGGGAGCGTCGCGGGAGTCGTCATGGGGTCAGCCTACGACTTTCGCCAGGCTCCCCGGAAGATCCTCGCCGTGCCGTCAGGGGAGATGATGCAGTCGTCCACGACGGGCTGCCAGCCGAGAGCGCCGAGGTCGGTCTCCCAGGAGCCGCCCGCGAGGATCGCGCCGGGCTTCATGCTCGCGGTGATCAGGTCTTCCAGCTTCTTCTCGCGCTCGGCGTCGCGGAACGGCCGGTAGAGCCAGATGACGTCGGCGAGGGCGTAGATGCGCTCGATCGTGGGCAGCGTCAGCGCGTCGCCCCGGTAGACGTGCCCGTGGGCCCTGGCGGCGTTCGCCATCTTGGGGTCGATCTCGATGCCGTGCGGGATCAGGCCGAGCAGGTCCTTCGCGATCCTCAGCTTGGTGCCGGGACCGCAGCCCACGTCGAGGAACACGGGACCGCCGGCCTCGCCCATGACGTCCCACATGATGCCGAGGAAATCGGCCGGCTGCCACGGCATCCACGGGTTGACAACCGGGTCGCGGCGGACGCCGAGCTTCAGGTGCTCGTACTCGGTCTCCGCGACCCAGTTGACGAGTCGCTGGACGCCTCCCGCGCGGGTCGTGCTGCCCGGTGTGTCGGGGATCACTGCTGTCCTTCCTCGGTGTTATGCGGTGTAACACGCGTCTCAGGTCGGATCGTAGCCGGCCATTCCCCCGCCACCGCCCGCTCGAAAGCGGCCCTGAACTTCTCGACCTCCTCGTCGGTCAGGACGCGCTTCTCAGGCCAGGCCCAGGTCTCCAGCATGACCGCCTCGCCGACCGGGAGATCCCACTCATAGGGATCACGCCTACGACGTGCCAGCCGGGCTCTCAGCCACCGCAGTATCACGCCCCTATCCCTCCTGCCGACCCGTTGGCCACCTTCGCGTCCGCGCGCACCAGCCTGTCCTGCTTGAATGCCTCCAGCACGTGAAAGTCTTCCTTGAAGTCGTAGCCCGCCAGGATCATCGAGATCATCGAGGCCTGGCCGCCGCTGATCCGCCTCACCTTGCCGTCCGGGAGCTTCACGTCGTAGCAGCCGGTGCTGAACGGCCCCTCGAAGCTGTGCTCCAGGAGAATGACGGCCACTACTGCGCTTCCGGGTCGTTCCCGCCGAACGGCTCGTCCGTGCCCCAGCGGCCGTAGGAGGTCGGACGCGGCTCATCGTCGTCGAAGGCCTCCTCGATATCGAGGGGGGCGAAGGGGTTCGGAGCCATCAGGGGCATGTAGTCCTCCGGCCGGTTGCCGCCCCGGGTCTCGGGCGGGGGAAGGCCCTCGTCAACGGGCTTAGGCTCGTGCCTGGTCATGTGAGTTCCTTTCACGCGACTGCTTCCCCGCAACCTATCACTAGAACACCCCTCCCTCGCCGAGGACGCCGTGCTGCGCTGCCAGGCGACGCTCGTACTCCTGCTTAACCGCCCAGGCAACATCCTGCTCCCCCTTGGTGGGCATCAGGGCGTAGCGCTCCTGCGTGATCAGACGGTTCAGCGTCCGGTAGAGCATCGTCAGCTCCACATCGCCCAGTCCCCCGGCCCAGGAGTCGTCGAGGCTCACGAGACCAGGCCTTCCCTGCGCACCTCGGCCGCGACGAAGGCCGCGCAGGCGTCAGTGCCCCGCCAGCAGTCGAGGTCCCCGGTCTGGTTCCGCTCGCAGTACTCGCGCATGGCGCGGGCTATCACCGCTGTCAAATCAGACCCCGCCACCAATAGGATCTTGTCGTCGAGGCTCACGCTCGGAAGCTCCTGACTGCGGCGATGACCTGCTCCTGCTCGGGCTGGGTCATGGACGGGAACAGCGGGAGGGTGACGAGGGTCTGCCAGACGCGCTCGGTGACCGGGGTCTCGTTCGGCCAGCCGGTGTCGGGAAACAGGCTCTTGTAGTGGTTGAGCGGCTTGTAGTGAACGCCGGCCGAGACCCCGTTCGCGATCATGTGCCTGATGAAGTCCGGCCTGCGGTCGGCGGGAACGCGGACGACGTACATATGGGTGGCGCTGTTCCCGTCCACCTTGGGGGTCTTGAGCCAGGGCAGGCCGGACAGGTCGCAGTTGTAGATGGCCGCCTGGGCGCGACGCATGCTGTTGCGCTCGTCGAGCTTCCGGAGCTGCACCCGGCCGAGGGCGGCGGCGATGTCGTTCATGTGGGCCTTGAAGCCGTCGCCGGGGATGTCGTAGTCCCAGCCGTAGCCCACCCGCGAGTCCTTGTCCCGGTCCCAGGTGGACTTGTCGATCCCGCACCAGCGAAGTCGGCGGACCTCGGCGGCCACGTCCTCGTCGTCGGTGGTGACCATGCCGCCGTCCCCCGTGGCCAGGTTCTTGACCGCGTGGAACGACCAGGCTCGCGCATCACCGCGCCGACCGGTGAACTTCGAGCCGGCCGCGTGCGCGCAGTCCTCGATGATCGTGAACGCGTCGTGGATCGGCTTCGGGATGGAGACGCCTGTGCCCGCGCCCCCGTACCAGACCGGGACGATCCCCCAGTTGCCGTCCGGGAACTCGCACATCTTCTCGTAGGCATCTGTGAAGTCGATGCACAGATCAGTCTCGATGATGTCCGCGAAGACCACCTGGTTGCCCGCGTGCTGCATGGCCTGCGCCGAGGAGATGAAGGTGAGCGCCGGAACGACGACGATACCGCCCGTGAGCCCGGTTGCGCGGGCGGCCAGCTCCAGGGCGGCGGTGGCGCTGCTGACGGCGACGGCGAACCTGGAGCCCGTGTAGGCGGCGAACTCGGCCTCGAACTTCTCCGTCTCCGGTCCCTGCCCCCACCAGCCGGAGCGCAGGACGCGGGTGACCGCCTCAATCTCCTCGTCGCCGCAAACAGGGCGAAACAGGGGAATCATGCGTCCTTCTTCCTGAGCATCGCCATGCCGTAGATGTAGCGGGCTTCCACCGCGTCCTCCGGCCGGCCGGCCGGGACGTGCGCGCCGCCCATGTCCGTGATGTCCGTCGCGGGCCTGATGCGCTCGATGAACGCTTGCGCCAGGGTCACCATCGACGTCCCGAAGTGCCCGTGGAACGGGTTGGACGGCAAGCCCACCGGCCAGTCCTCAAGCACGTACCAGCCGCCCGGCTTCACCAGGGGCCAGAGATTGCCGAACGTGATCTCCGACAGGCTGCCGACATGGGAGGCGTCGTCCACGATCAGGTCGTAGGGCCCGAACGGCATGACCAAATCCGGCAGCCCCGGGTCAGCCTGGTCGGCCTGGATGTGCACAACCCCGAGCGGCAGGCCCTCCGGCTTGCTCAGGTCCACGCCGACGATGACGCCCTCAGGCGCGAGATCGCGCCACAGGAACAGCGACCCGCCGTGGGCGGTGCCGATCTCCAGGATGCGCGCGGCGCGGTTGCCCCCGAGCAGCTCCCTGTAAACGGGGGCGTACCCGAGGGTGCCCTTGTCCGTCGTAGGCTCGCTCATTTCGGCGGCACATCCAGCCAGTACCCGTCGTAGCTGCGGCTCATGATCAGGTAGTGGCCCTTCTCGCCGAGGATGTTCTCGTAGACGTCGGCGGTGTGCCCGCCCTCCGTGAAACCGTTGCCCTTGTGGAACGCGATGGTGCGCTCGTTGTCGGGCATGACCCGCAGCCAGTAGTAGTCGAGGCCGTAGGCGCTCATCAGCCGCCGCATCCCCTGCCGCATGAAACCGCCACGGGCGAGCGCCTTATCCCCGAGCATCATCCGCTCCAGCTCGCCGCCGCCGTGCCTGATCGTCATGCCCACGGTGCCGATGGGCTCGCCGTCCCGGAGCACGAGGTACAGGTTCTGCGAGGGGTCGGCCAGGTACGTGCCGTGGTACCAGTCGTAGTGCCCGCTAAGAGTGAACGGCGGCTGCCTCGGGAACCAGCGGGCATTGTCCGGGTCATTGCGCCAGGCGACAAGGCGGGGAGCGTCGTCGGCGGTGATCTCCCGGAGAGTCACTTCATCGGTCATGCTTCTCCTCAGTGAGCGTCGTGCCTGGACCAGGCTGACAGCGGGGTCCAGCGGTGGGTGACGAGATAACGGGGGATAGGCCAGAACGGGAACCTCCCGACGAGGCGCTCCAGGAATATGCCGTCCGAGTGGCGGGCGATGGAGCCCTCCGGGTTCTCCTCGAAGTACGGGTAGGCCAGAGCGTCCAGGCACGTCTTGTGGTACATGACCTGGCCGCCGTCAATGCGGCAGTCTACGCTGCCGGGGAACATCTTCGGGTCCAGGGCCGGGATGCCGATGTCCGGCCAGGGACCGCAGTCCCCGGGCCCCGTGGGCGAGCCGTGGCGAAGAGAGCAGTAGACGACCCGGTAACCGGGGTTGGCGTCCAGTTCGCCGGCCATTATCTCCAGGCAGTCCGGGTCGAGCAGATCGTCGTCTGACAGGTGGAGGAGGTACTTCCCGTTCGCCTCCGGGTAGTAGACGTTCGGCAGCCAGCACGCGATGTACGTCTCACGGCGCTTCTTCTCAATCTCCTCCCCCTCCAGGCGCTCGTACTGCACCGAGCAGCCATCGGGAACCAGGCCCATGGCCTCCCAGCTCGCCAGCTCGTTCATGACCATGGCGTTCGTCACGTCATCGTTAGAGTTCTCCAGAATCCACAGCTCCCAGTCGGCCATGGTCTGATCGCGCACGCAGCGCATGGCGTCCAGCACGTACGCGCCCTTGTTATAGGACAAGATGAACACCGAGACCTTCGGTCCCTTGTGCTCGGGCTCGGGCTCGGCGGGTCGCGTCAGGGTCTGGCTAGTGAGGACCATCTACGGTTCGCGCCACCCTAGTTCGAGAAGCCGCAGATGCTCGGCGTCCAGGTGCCGCTCTGGCTCCAGCTCGACCACGATCCTGCCATCGGCGGTGAAGAACCGCTGCTTGACCGGTACGCAGCACCAGTCTTCGGCAAGGTCCACCAGATCCCCCGGAATGGGCAGCACGGGGTACTCGCGCTCCGTGGTGAACTGGCGCGGCCCGCGCTGCACGTCGCCGTAGCACTGCTGCCGGATCTCTACCTTCACAGGTCACTTCCTCTTCACGAGCTGGTCTACGTTGACGCCGTTGCGCTCCAGCCAGTTGAGCGTGGCATACGGTGAGTTGAGATCGTTCGGGTATGCCCTACCTTGCCCCGCCGTGCCAGACCTGGCCGAACCTGACCCAGTGCGCTCAGACTAGTCCGTCTTTATAGGCCCATCCCACGGGGAACAGCATCTTGTAGGCGTCGGCCCATTCCCGCCAGTGGCCCTCGATCGTGTTCCTCCGGGCCTTCTCCTTCGCGGCCGCGCCCATCTTCAGCCGCAGGGCCTCGTCGCCGGCCAGCTCGGACAGGAAGCTGAGCCACTCGTGCTCCCGCTTCACCAGGAAGCCGTCCACGCCGTGGTCGATGAAGCGCCGGTAGGGCTCCACGTCGCTGGCGACGACGGGCGTCCCGCGCGCCATGTACTCCAGGGCCTTGATCCAGGACTTGGACCTGCTGAACTGGGTGTCGAGCAGCGGGCAGATGCCGATGTCGAAGTCGATGGCCCGGTAGAAGACGTCGGGGTAGTCGCTGACGTGAATCCACGGGATGTGGAACGAGCGGCCCGGCGGGCAGCCGAACTTGTCCCTGTAGTCAACGCCGGACACGAACAGGTCCCACTGCGGGAAGCGCTTCATGAACCGGCGGACCGCGCCCGTCGCCATCGTGACGTCGCGGGCGTGCGAAGCGCCGCCCTGCCAGCCGATCCGGGGCCTGTCCCGCCGGTCGTCGTGCCCGAGGCCCAGGACGAACTCGGGGACGTAGTTGGGCAGCACCACGACGGGCACCCGGCCCCCGGTCAGCTCGCGCGTCCAGTCGCCGAGGTGCGGCGAGGACGTGGTGACCAGGTTCGCGGTGGTGCAGTAGCGCAGCACGGCCTCGCGGGTCTCGCCGCCCTCGGCGTAGCTCTTGTACGCCGCCGCGTTCTCCGGGGTGATATTCCAGATATCGTCATCGTTTTCGTAGACGGTTCGGCACGTCGGCGTGGCCCAGCGCCGCCAGACCCCCAGCCCCTCGAACGCGTTGGACCGCTGCGACACGATCACGTCGGCCTCGGCTGCGTCGGTCAGCAGGAGCTGCTCGTGCTGTTCCTGCATCAGCTTCGGGCCGCCGGACCGGAAGGTGACCTTCACATCACCGGAGTGCTCGTTGACCGCCGTGAGGGGGACGAGCATGCGATACCAAGTAAAGCGCACCCGGAGCCGCCATCGTGGCTGGCGAAGACTCTCACGGGTGCAAACTCACCAGCGCGGTCACTGCACCCTCCGGAAGTAAAGTACGATACCGACGTGCTCAAGCTACCACTTACCGAGGAAGTCTACACACGGATCGACGACGCGGACCTGCTGCTGGTATCCGGCTTCCCCTGGCGTCCGCTGATTACGAAGACTAACAGTCAAGTCACGTACGTTCACGCCTGGAACAACAGGCAGAGTGTGTACATGCATCGACTGATCGTCGGCGCCGGCCCGCGAGAGCTAGTTGACCATTCGGACGGAGACGGGCTTAACAACCAACGCTGGAACCTGCGCACGGCGAACCCGAACCAGTCACAGGACAACCGGGGCAAGCAGCGTAACGGCCGCACCTCGCAGTACAAGGGCGTCTTCTGGGATAAGTCCCGAAACCGCTGGGCCGCCACCATCCATCACGAGCACCGCACCCGCGCACTCGGTCGTTACCAGGCGGAAGAGGACGCAGCCCGCGCCTACGACGAGGCAGCCATTGCGCTGTTCGGCAGTTTCGCCCGGCTGAACTTCCCGACCGAGAACGGCGTCGTCTGCCTGCGGCATCAGATGGCCGTGCCCGATGCGTTCTGCGCCTGCTAGGCGCTACCCCGGGGCGGGCAGGGCCAGCGACACGGCTAGGACGGCGCCGAAGATCAGCAGGAAGATGCCGAGCGTGCCGCCCAGCTCCGTCCAGAAGCCGTGCTTCGCGCACGCCTGGGCCCGCATCACCCCGACGACGATCCCGATCAGCAGGCAGACGACGCCCATCAGCGCCAGGGCGGGCGCGCCGCGCGCGAACAGGAACGGGACCGCCGGGGCGATGCCCCCGGCCGCCGTGGCGAGGCCCATGACGGCCGAGGGCCACAGGCCGTTGTCAGAGTCGCTCAGGTACTCGTTCCCGGCCATGGACAGCGCGGCGGAGATCGCGCCGGACAGGGCGGCCGGGAAGATGAGGCGCTCGTCCCCGAGGAGGTAGAGCACCACGCCCACGATCGACATGCAGCCGTCGCCCAGTCCGAAGATGGCCGGCCGGAACAGGGGCGCGGTGCTTTTCCCCGTCACACGGCTACTTCGCGAGCAGGCTCAGGTCGCCCTGGAGGGCCGCCAGGTTGACGCCGTGGCCGTCGAGCCCGGACGCCGGGACCTCGCCCCAGATGCACGCCCAGGCCTCGGTGGACATGAGGTGCCAGGCGCTGTACTGGATCGCCTGGATTCCGCCCCAGGTGACGATGTACAGGTTGTCGCTGTCGTAGCCGACGATCGGCACGCAGTGGCCGCCCTCGACGTTCCCGTTCTGGAAGGTCGCCGCCGTCCACGGCTCGCCGTCCTGGAACGCCTCCATCATCAGGTCGGTGACCCGGATGCCGGTGTAGGCGTAGCCGTAGGCGTCAACCGCGAACTGGAGGGTCGCCATGTCGCGGATCGAGACCGGCGCGTAGGCGGCCAGGGTGCGGCCGAACCAGCCGGTCTTCTTCACGTAGGCGAGGAAGTCCGCGAGCACGACGCCGTTGTCCTCGCCGCCCGTGTAGGCCAGGTAGTACTGGACGATCTCGTCGTCTGTGACAGCGGCCAGCGCGGTGTGCGACTCCAGGTCCACGGTCATCTCGCCGTGATTGACGCCCGCGACGCCGCAGTCGCCGTACTGGTCGTTGCCGTCCATGCCCCAGGCGGTGCCATCGGAGGCCTCCGGCGGGACGGGGGGCGTGACGCTCAGGGGAGCGGCGGGCAGCGCGCCGGCCACGTACCAGGTCAGGTCGCGGAGACCGTTCGGGACGTGGCCGGGAAGACAGCCCAGCTTGAGGTTCGAGTGCGTCATTGTCCGCCTCTTCACTTGTGATCCGATGTCACGGAACAGGCTAGCCCGCGATCAGGTCTGACGCCATTTTCCTGGGCCGTCCGGGAAACGCGCGTGCGCCTTGCCGTCATGGCCGACGTCCGTGCCGGAATTGCCGTCAATCGACGGCCAGCCCTGGTGGTCGGCCAGGGTGTGACGGCCGTCCGTGGCGTTGTAGTTCTCGTGCGGGGTCGGGTTGGCCTCGCGGCTGCCGACGTGCGGCTCGGTGACCGCGCCCTCGGCGTCCGCCGCGATCGGCTTGACGTTGTGCTCGACCGGCTTCTCGACCGGTCCCCACGTGTGTGCCATTGACTTGCTCCCTGTCAGGTGATCGCGGTGGCGTCGTACGCGTAGACGGGCTGCGTCGCGCTGCCGAACGTGAAGCCCGTGGTGCACTTCACCAGGACGTTCGCGAACAGGATCGGCGAGCCGATCGCGGGATAGGGGGCCTGCGCCGTGGCGAGCCCGTTGAGCATGTTGTTGCACGCGTCAAGGGACGGGGCGTAGACCGAGTTGCCGGTCGCGGCCTGGATCGCGGCGGCGGTCGTAGCAGCCGATGCTCCCGTTGTGTATGCCATTGTCCTGTTCCTTAGCTAGGGCTGGTCGAGTACTCGAAGACGGGACTGGTAGTGGCGTTCCACCCGCTCGTGCACTCCACGAGGACGCCCCACAGTGTGATGGCGGAGCCCTGCCTCCAGGCGAGCGAGTGCAGCACGGCGGAAGCCTGGTCCGCCAGCGCCCCGGCGGTCACCAGCGCGGCGGCGGTCTGCGCCAGGGTCTTGCCGGTCTGCGTGAAGCTGGGCGTGATGTCGTACTCCCACACCGCGTCGCCGGGGTTGTTCCACCCGCTCGTGCACTGGACGAGGACGCCCCACAGGGTGACGGGGTTGTTGGGCTTGTGCCCGGCGGAGGCGAGCGAGGTGAGCGCCTGGTCCATCAGCGCCCCGGCGGTGACCAGGACTGCGGCCATCTGCGCGGTGGTGCGGCCGGTGGTGAAGCCCATTAGTGCATCCCCTTCCAGGTGCGCTGCGGCGAGCCCATACCGGGCCCGTACTCGGCGGACTCGGGCACGTCCACGTCGAGGTTCTTATCGGTGACGGCCTCGGGGCCGGGCAGGTCGGCGGGGCTCTGCTCGTTGCCGAAGTCCGTCATCGTGGCCATCACGACGTCGTGCACGGCCTCGGAGTCCGAGCCTCGGCCGGCGAAGTTCGGGTCCTTCTTGGTGATCATGTTGCCGCCGGCCATCGACGCGTCGTACGCCGGGAAGTGCTGGTTCTCGGGCAGGTTACTCAGGTCGTGCGTCGTCGGCTTCACCGGGAACGTCATCGCCGGGCACCTCCTGTCGCGGCTGGTCTGCGGACGGGGTGAGGACGGCCTCGGGCGGCATGCCCTCGCCGTGGTCGTTGCGGCCGGCGAACGGCCCGAAGGCCCCGATGTGCGCGGGGTTCACGGGCCAGGGGGCCGGGCCGACCGTCTTCACGGCTTACCGGCCCGCGTTCGGGTTCCCGGCCGGGCGCGGCTGGGTACCGGAGTCCATGGCGTCGGGGTGGCCCGCGCCCCGGACGGAGCCGGAGCCGATGCCCGTGCTGACCGGGCGGTTGCCTTCCAGCGCCGGGAGGGTGGCGCCGCCGGCGTAGCCCTGGTCGTTGGCCTGGGTCCAGTCGCCGATGCCGTCGATGTGAGCGGCGGTGGTGACATCGCGGTTGACGCCGCCCATGATGCCGAACGGGTCGGTGTACGTCACGGTGTCCGGTCCGGCGTTCTGGTTGGACGCGCCCGGCGAGCCGTGCAGGCCCGTGTCGGTGATCTCGTCGCCGGTGACGTACGAGAGGCCGTCGTCGAGCTGGCCGGGCTGCACCGTCACGTCGGACGAGTGCCTCCCCGGGGGCGTGGAGCCGTGCGCGCCCGTCGAGTAGGACTGGGCGAAGCCGAAGATGTCGGGAGGGGTCTGCCCGTTCTGCTCAGTGGGGTCGAGGCCCGCACCGCCGTGACCCTGGCGTGCCGGGGCCGGAGACTGGCGCTGGGGGGTAGCGCCCTGGCGGCCGGGGTTCGTCCCGTCGTTGACAGTAGCCATAGCGATGAAGTCCTTTCACAGTTCCTTCACGCCCAGTGTAAGGCTCTATCGCAGCTTGGGGTAGGGCTAGTCCTCTTCCCCCAGTCTGGCCCCATATCTACTCATCAAATCGGCCTTGGACATCTCCTCGGCGCGCTCGATGGTGATCGCCGGGCAGCCCTTGATCCCGCTCATCTTCACGGCGTAGTCGGCCCACGCGGACTTGGGGGCGTTGCCGTACGGGCGCTTGGGCTCAACGGGAGCCTCCGGCACTCCCGCGACCTCGGGAACGGGCTGGCCGTCCGGCTCGTGACCGGGGTCGTTCCAGTCCTGCCCCGTGGCGGTCTTGTATGTCTCCGCCAACCGCTCCGCCTCCTGCGCCTCCAGCTCGGCGCGGGTCGGGCCGACCTCCTGCGGGGGACCGACGTACTCGCCGAGCTTATTGTGGACCGCGAAATCCGCCGTCGCGTCGTCGAGCGTGAGTTCCGAGCCCTTGTCCGCGACGATGCGCGGCCGGTCCATCTTGACGGCGGTGGTGAACTTTACCCGGCGCATGCGCTGCTCCTCTTAAACGGCGAAATCCCCCACCAGCGTAGCTGATGAGGGATTTCGCACGGTCCCCGTGGACCGAGGCGAGCCTAGCTTGCGCCGCCCTTGAACACGGCCAGAGGCTGCGGAGCGTAGGAGGGCGGGTTCATCAGGTTGCCGTCCGCGCGGATGATGGCGCGGAAGCTAACCAGGTCCGTTGAGAAGGCGAAGTCGTCCGAGCGCTCGAAGCGCACCCCGCCGACCATCCGGATGAAGTACTGCGAGAAGTCGCCGAAGACGATCGAGGTTGCACCCACGCCGATCGCCGGCATGAACGGGTCCGCGACCAGGGGCTTGCCCAGGAGCAGGTCCGGAGCGCCGAGGACGGTGGAGGGCTCCCAGATCGGGCGTCCCACGGTGTCCGTCAGCTTCCGGAGGGTGCCCAGCGTCTTGTCCGCCGCCAGCCAGTAGCAGGACCGGCTCTGGCGGTAGGGAGCGATGACGCTGTACTCCATGTCCACCAGGTTCGCGTAGGTCGGGCCGCCCTCGACGACCCCCGTGGTGTCCGGGGCCGCGCTCGTGCCGGAGGCCGAGGCCGGGCCGGTGATCGCGACGGGGGCCGCCAGGATGTTGCCCGAGATGCCGGACCCGCCGTTGACCAGCTCGTTGCCCAGGAAGTTGCCCAGGGCGCGGCCCGCCGACATGGCGAGGTAGCCGAGCAGGTTGACGCCGGAGTCGTCGATCAGCTCGCGGGAAACCTGGATCATGATGCCGAACTTGTTCGCGGTCAGGGTCTTCTGCGCGAAGATCGGGTCGGCCGAGGGGAGCGTTCCGCCCTGCGCGGCCGAGACGGCGACCTGGGCGGCCGAGGTGAGGCCGGTGTGCTGGTTGACGATCGGGATCTGGATCGGCTCGCCGCCCACGGTGTTGAGCACGGTGGGACCAGTCTGCATCACGCCCGAGACCTCGATCAGGTACGACAGGAGCTGGTCGTAGAAGTCGATCGGGACGATGCCGCCCGAGGTGTTCGGCACGTTGCCCACGTAGCCGTCCGTCAGGACACGGACTTCAGTGGGGCTCATGGGCCGGCCGGTGGAGAGCTTCTGCATGATCCGGGAGTTGAGGGCGGGGACCTCCAGCTGCTTGCGCTGGCCCGTCTTGACGTCGAACTGGCCGCCGGTCACGAACGACCGGGCCTCGGCCGCGAAGCCCTCAAGGCCGCTGCCCTGGGTCATCGCCGGGTTCGCCGGGCGGGCGTTCATCGCGTCGAACGACGCCATGGTCTCGGCCATGCGCTTCTCGGTGGCGAGAACGTCCTTGAGCCGGCCGTCGTTGGCGTCGAGTTCGGCGTGCAGGTCGGCGAGCTTCCGCTGCTCGTCCTCGTTGAAGTTCCGGCGCTCGTCAGAGGCGTGCAGGGTGATCTGCTCGATCTCGTGCCAGGTGCGCTGCACCTGCTCGTGGAGCTGGGTAGCAACCGTGGATGCCACTGTTTTTCCTCTCGTGTGAAGAGAATCAACACTGGCTCCGGCGCGGTGCGCACGGCCTCAGACGTTCAACATCAAGACTAAGGGCGGCTGTGAAGTCGTGCAACACGTCGTGAGAAGAAATCCCCCGGCGGGACTCGAACCCGCACGCCATCTCAGCCCGTATCTCGGCTTGTCGTCCCGAAGGACTCCTCTAGGGTCTTGCCTTTTGCCTCGACGGGGGAAGTTCTCTACTCAGGGAGCGCGGTCAGCGTCTTCTTGCGCTCGAACATCTTGCGCATGGCCTCGACCGGGGAAAGCCCTTCAGGCGCGGCCGGGGTCTCGGGCTCGCCGTCGCGCTTCTCCGGCTCGGGCTCGGCGTCCTCGCCAGCGCGGGAGGCGACGGTGACCGGGGTGTGCCTGCCCTCGTGGCCCGTGTGCTGATTGCACGGCAGCCCGTCGTGGCGGCCCCAGCAAAGGCCGGCGTGCCCGCCCTCGGCGGCATTGTCGCCGTCAGCGGGGTGGCCCATCGGCCGAACGCAGGGCTCGCCGTGATGGAACCGCATGCAAAGCTGGTCGGTGGTCCGGGGCTTGACCGCCGCGCGGATCTCGTCCTCGTCGCGGATCTGGCGCTCGTCCTCGGGGACCATGGAGTCGCCCATGACGGGCTCCGGCTCGGCGTAGCTGTCGTCGCGCAGGGAGTCGGCCGGGTCGTCGAGCACGCGGCTCTCCTCCTTGGGGGCGGCGTCCGGCTTTGGGATCACCGGTAGCGCGCGGTCGAGGCGGTGGAAGAACCGGCGGGCCTGGCCGGCCTCCAGGATGCTGCGGACCTCGGTCGGGTCGCCGCCGACGAAATGGGCCAGGGACGCGACGGCGCCGCTGATGTTGCGGGCCATAGCCACCGTGTCGTGGTAGGCGGGGTCCATGACCGGCGCGGTGTCCACCAGCGCGGTGTTGCGGAGCTGCCGGAGCGGGGTGCCGTACTCGGACTCGCCCCAGGTGTCGTCCACGCCGGGCTCGGCGATGCGGAAGGCGAAGCTGGAGTAGCGGACGTCGCCGCGCTCGACCAGCTCCAGGACGTCCTCGCGGTGCCGGGGCGGGAGCACGTCGTAGGCGAGGCCCTGGTCGTCAACGCGGAGCTTCAGCGTCCCGGCCATCGTGGTGCCGAGCACCATGTCGTCCTTGTGGTTGTACCGGCAGACCACGTTAATGTGGTCCTCGCCCTTCTCGATCGCGCGCAGCGCGTTGTCAAAGGCCCCGGGCATCACCTGCTCGTGGAAGCCGCCGAGGCGCCGCGAGGTCTTGCCGAACACCGCCGCGTAGCCGAGGATGTGCTGCGGCTCGCCCTCGGCGGCCGACCGGACCTCGGGGCGGTCCGCGATGAACCGCACTTCCGGGAACAGCGCCTCCAGCGAGCGGCCCGTGTCCGAGTCCCCGCCTCCGACGCCGAACTTCTTGGCTGCCGCCATTACCTTGCCCTTCGCCTTGGACCACATCGGGGAGCGCGGGCCGAGCCGCAGGGCCGCGATAGCGTGCGCCTTATCGTGGATAGGGAAGTGCCGCTCCCCCTTCTCGTCGATGTAGGCGAACGCGGAGTCGGGCAGGGCCTTCCGTGCCGCGCTCGACAGGAGCGCCCGGTCCTCGGCCATCGCGTTACGTCCTTTCACGGACAAGAGTGTTCACGTCCAGAGTAAGGACGTCTGTGAAGTGGTGCAACACACTCAGGTATCGGAGACGACGAACATTCCGGCGCCCTGGGCGTACAGGAACAGGTCGCCCTCGGCCCTTTCGACGCGAAAGCGGTCGCCGAGCTTGAGCAGGCCGGCCTGGGAGGCCGTGTGCACCGCGCGCTCGTAGGGCACGCCCTCGTTGATGAGGCGCGACTGGATGGTGTCACCCTGGATTACGCCGGGCCACTGCATTACAGGTTCCCCCTCTTCTTTCCGTTGGTGCTCATGACCATCTCCCGCACGTCCGCGCGCCCGGGGATGAAAGGCGCGAACATGTGACTCGCGGGCACGGGGCCGTCGTTGAGATCAGGGTCCTCACGGCGGATGCGGTCCTCGCACTCGCAGATGGACACCAGGATCTCCTGCGCGCCGACGCGCGCCTCGTAGGGCATGCTCGCGTCGCGCTGCACGGAGATCAGCGACGCCAGGAAGCTGGCCGGGTCCATGGCGAGGGGCAGCGGCGCGTTCGGTCGGCCGATCGGGGTGCCGGTGACGCCGTTGACGGTGATCGGGTAGGGCGACGGGGCCGCGTTCGCGCCGCCGGAAGCTCCCCCGCTGGAAGTCCCCGCGCTCGTCCCAGCGCCGCCCGAACTACCAGCACCGCCGCCAGGTACTCCAGCTCCCGGTGAAGGAGCCGCCCCCTGGACGGGGTACCCCTGCTTGACGAGCTGGGGGATGATGTACTTTTCCAGCTTGATGAGCCTGTCGGTAGCAACGTCCATCTCCAGGACAACGGCCTTCATGAACGACTTGGGGATAACGCCGGCCCGGGTGCCGAGGGCGTTCATGGTGGTGAGCGGCAGGTACTCGTTGCCGATGTCACCGGGGATAGGCGGCAGGTCTTCAAGATCGCGTAGCTCGTTGATAGAGCGCAGGCCCATGTTCCGCATGATCAGGTACATGTTGATGCGGGCTTCGAGGTCGGTCTTCAGCAGCGCGTCGGTGTAGAACTTGCACATCCGGTTGCGCGGCAGCAGGAGGCCGGAGAAGCGCTGCTCGGCGTTGACCAGCCACGGGCGGCACGCCTCGATGAGCTGGAGGGTGGACTGCTCCGTGGTGTTGTAGGTCAGGCTGTCCCCGCGCGTGCCGCCGATGCGGTCCGGGGGCACGTTCAGGATCACCGCGACGTGCGTGGCGTTCATCTGCATGGCCTCTAGGAACTGGGCCTCGGACGGCGGGACCGTGACCGGCTTGTAGTCCCAGTCGCGGCCGTAGACCAGCGGCTCCCTGCGCCGGAGGCTCTTGACGAGTTCCGCCCGCATGGCGGCGGCCTGGTCCTTGTCCACCTCGATCTCGGCGTTCTGGAAGGTGCCGGGCGGGAAGCCGCCGGCCGCGTACCAGTCAGTGCCGAAGCGCTGCGCCTCGGTGCCGGCCAGGAAAGTCAGCGCGAACTGGCGCAACGGCGAGATGCCCTCGATCCGGCCGGGCATAGGCAGGCCCGCGATGTGGAACACCTCGGCGTCGGGCCCGTGCCACCGGACCTCCCGGCCGAACGCGAAGACCCGGGCGCGCAGCGGGTTCCAGGAGTGCTCGTCCTCCTGCTCGTGCACGTACACGTCGTTCGGGGGAATCCACTCGATGCCGGTCGGGAAGCCGTAGTTGTCCCGGCCCGTGACCCAGCCCCAGGCGTTCCCCTGGAGCAGCAGCGCGACCATCATCGAGTTGACCCACGAATAGGTGGTGCCGATGACGCTGGGCTGGTCGAAAATGGACGGCCCGACCCACATGCGCTTGCCGGGGTAGCCGTCCCGGCCGAGCTGGGACAGGTAGACGCGCAGCGGCATGGAGGCGATGTTGTCCGCCAGCAGCTTGACGCCGCCGTAGAGCGCGGGGAGGGCGAGGGCCGCGTCCGCGCCCATGAACTGGCGCGAGGGGTGCGTCGGGCCGCCTGTGTCGAACCTCCACAGAGGCGAGTCCCACGGCCGCCAGGGCACGCCGCCGATGACGCGCTGCTCGACGGCAGCGGACATGATGCGGTCGCGCAGTGACATCGCCGCTCCCTTAGCCGTGAAGACGCTTCACGCTAAGAGTAGGGCAGGAACGTTGGAGGCGCTATCAGCCCGGTTCGCTGTAAGCCTGCACGTTGGGGCCGAAGGGCACGCCGAACGGCGTCGTGTGATCGGCGATCCGGTCGTCGTTGATAGAGCGCAGGCCCAAGGCGCGAGCGTCAGGGGCGGGACCGGGCGCGGCGACGGGCTTGAGCGTCATCGTCCCCATGCGGTAGCCGTGGCGGATCGCGAGGCCGTAGGCGGCGAGGCCCCTGGCGGCGAACACCGCGCAGAACACCAGGAGCCACCAGGAGCGGCCGACGACCCACCCGATCCCGACGAGAATGCCAAGGATCACGGTGTCGATGACGTGCAGCGGGTGCGTGCGGTCCGCGACCTCGGCCGCCTCAAACCGCAGGTTCGCCAGAGTTTGATCGCTCATGCCAGCTATCGTAACCCACGTCCTGCGGGCTCTCGGGTGAACTGGCGTCACGAGCGCAGGGCGGCCACCGGGCTAGGCCGCACCAGATCCAGCGGCAGGCGTCGCACCGATAAGGCCCTGCACACCGTAGTAGCTGAGCTGGTCGTGGCTTACGTCCAGCTTGCGGTCGATGAACGTCCCGTTCTTGAGCACCGGGTCGAGATCCGCCCAGTTGAGCCCCCTGGCGTACAGCATCTCGTGCAGCTCGGGGAGCTTCTTGCCTTCCAGCTGCTTGTGCGAGTAGTGCCACTGAGCGCACATTTGCACGGAGTTACGGTACCAGTCCTTCTGACGCCACACGAAGACGTTGGGCGCGTCGGCCTCGGGCACGCTGAACGCGCGGGCGTCGAACATGGCCGGGGGCATCGCGGCGGGGAGCTTCCAGGCGGCCTCGCGGGCGAAGTAGGCGGTGAACGCGCTGGCCGAGACCGAGATCAGCTTGCTCAGCTCGTTGCCGAACCACGGCTGCGTCTCCGGGCTGTCAGCGTCGTCGAGCATGAACGTGGCCTCGTCGCTCTGCGCGTAGGCGAGCTTGAAGCCCTGCATCTCCCTGGCCGTGTCGATGGCGGCGTTGGTCATGGCATTGATGAACGCGATGTCGAACGGCTTGTCCAGGCCCCGGGTCCAGGTGTGGAACGCCTTGCCGTCAACCCGGATGAACACCGGGCAGTTCGGGGTCAGGGTGTGGGCGGAGACGGCCTCGTACCGCTTGATCCGGTCCCCGAGTGAGTCGCCCATCATGTTCCCCTCGCCTGGTACGCGGCTGCCAGGCGCTCGTAGTCCTCCTGCTTAACCTCGCCGTCCGGCAGCGGCCCGTGCTCTGCCACCGCCCACTGCACGAACTCCGGGAACCTAACGGCTACATCACGCCAGGTCATCAGCTGCTCCCGTAAATGGGCCGGACGCTGGTGTCCCTGACCGCGATGGCGGCGATCTCAGCGCTCTTAACGTGCTCCCCGAGCTGGACAAGCGCGCGTCCAGCGCCTGATTCGCGCGCTCCTCGGCAACCGTGGCGGCCTCGGCGGCGCTGAGCGGGCCGTCGATGACGAACCGGAGCGTGACCTCGGCCTCGTAGTGATTGATTTTCGGCATGCGGGCCCCTCAGTGGAAACTGGCGAATCTGATGTCCCGCTCCGCGCGCAGCAGGTCGATGGCGGCCTCCCGGCGGCTCATCCCCCACCCGCACAGAGGACGGCCGTAGAGCAGCGAGGGCAGCCCGGTGAAACGGGCCCGGATGATGTCGTGCTCCAGGCCTATCTCCTCGAACTCCACCTCGGAGTCGCCGTACTTGAGCTTGTCCATGCCCGCTGCAACACCGGGTCAGGCGGGCGTATTCCCCTACGCGATGGTGTTCGTAAGATCATAAGATCTGCGCACCTTGTTCAGGACGTACGCCGCGTTCGTGGCCGAGGTGATCGGCGTGATGTCCGCCTCGGCGTCGCGCCTGCACCAGGCCTTGCCGCCGTCCCCGGCCACACGGGTGGTGGCGCGAGCCACGGCCTTCCAGAGCGTGGGGGACAGCTCCTCCCCGAAGTGCCACAGCCTCTGGTCCTTGACCTGCTGCATGAGGAACGCGAACGCGGCCGCCTCCTCGCCGGGGCCCACCGGGTACACGCGGTCGCCCCACTGGCGGATGGCGTCGTCGAGCAGCGCCGCGCCCGGCCCCGACTTGGGGATCGCGATCGACTTGGGGTTCCACTTCCTGCACTTGACGATCAGCCACGGGATCACCCAGGCGACGCCCTGGCGCGAGCCGTCGCGGGGCATCTCGACGACGATCTTCTTCTGCTTGTGCTCCCAGGCGCACATCACCGTGGCGGACTTGCCGTCCTCGTCCACGTCGATCCCCACGACCATGGGGGGCGTCGGCATGCCGGGGTCCTCGTTGGTCAGCATCTTCCAGGCGGGCTTGCTGATTACCTCCCAGGGCTCGTCCTCAAGCGGCCAGTTGCCGATGGCGAGGCGCTCGATGTCGAACTTCCTGGGCGGCATCGTGTCCAGCTCGGACCGGGTGAACCCGGGGCTGATGCGGTAGCCCATGCCGGGGTTGGCCCTCGCCCAGGAGCGCGGGTCGTCGCGGTCGTCGTGCAGGTCGCACACGATGTAGTAGTTGTCCTCGCGCCCGTGCGCCTCGTCCCTCGGGCAGCTCTCGTCGTGCGGGTTCACGGACCATTCCGCGCCGAACACGCCGGGGGCCTTCTTCTTCATGTTCTGGCGCATCTTGGCGAGCTGGGCGGACACCGTGCCGTCCTCCAGTCCGGCCGAGGCGGCGTAGATGATCTGCGGGTTGGGCCGGGCGGACATGGTGGGCATCGACGCCCCTACCTGCTCGTCGGACAGGATCATGGCCTCGTCGTAGACCAGGCAGTCGCAGGAGAACCCGCGCGAGGTGGCCGCGCCCGAGCGCGCGTGGAACTCCAGCTTGGAGGCCCGCCGCCGGAGCATCTGCCGGCCGCCCGCGCCGAAGATCAGCGTCGGGCGCGGCTTGAGGATGATCGCCTCCTTGCCGTTGCCGGTCCGGATGTTGGAGACGCGCCGGGCCAGGGCCGGGTACTCCAGCAGGACCATCTGGAGCCGCTCAAGGTGGTTGAGGCTCGTCTTGAGCTGATGGCTTGTGTGGATGATCAGCTCCTCCTGGAGCACGAACAGGCCGAACAGCTCGCGAACCTCCAGGCAGGTGCCCTTCCCGTTCTGGCGGGACACGATCAGCACCGTGTTGAGGGCGGACCACATGCCGTCCGGCTGGCGGCCCATCATGTGCCGCAGAACCCAACGCTCCCAGGGGTCCAGCTCGTAGCCGAAGCCCTCGGCCCACTCCAGGGCCTCCTGCGCGACGTGATCGCCGCAGCCGTGGGAGTGCCTCTCCTCCTCGGCCTCCAGCGCGCACATCAGGCAGCCCGGCTGCTGCGCCTCGTGACGCGGCGGGATGGAGTAGAGGCGCGGCATCTGGTCGCCCATGAGCGGCCCCTCCATGAAGGTGCCGTCAGGGAGCTGGACGCGCTCGGTAAGTCGGTTGGCCACACCCCGACTCTATAACCGGAGTGTGAACTCGCTACAGAAGTGGGGAGCGGACGGTCTCCAGATCACGGCGGCGCTGCGGGAAGTGAGGCGGGCAGTAGTCGCGCTGGTGCGCCCAGGGACGGCGCAAATCGGCCCAGTCGCAGTCGCAGGGGACGACGTGCCAGCCGGCGGCGCGGGCGTCCTCCTGGGCGAGGTGGAACGACCAGTGCTCCAGTGTCGTCCGGCAGAACGGCTTATCGCAGCGCAGCGCCCCGTTCCGGTAAGTCACCCGGCGTACCTCGTGTGGATAGTCCACTCCCCCACGGCCGGACTGTAGATCACGCTGAGCCGCCCGCCGCTGATCATGTCGGCGGTCACCGGAACCTGCTGTCCGCGCTCGGCTATGTACCTGGCGAGCGACAGGATCGGCCCGGCCGCATCCGCGTCCTTCAGGTACCCGCGCAGGAACTCAATCTCCTCAGTCATTGACATCGAAATTCGGGTCGCCCGAGCGCATCTGCGAGTTCTTGCACGTCCCCCTGTGCGCAGTGCCCGGCAGCGTCGAGCAGCAGGTGCGCTGTGAAGTGATGTCACGCCCCGCCTGGATGTTCGCCGGCCCGTCACCGCCCTCCTGGATCTGATGCCGCCGGACCTCCGCGCGACTGCGCACCAGGACGAGGACGAGCATGAAAACCGCCAGCACCGCGATCACGACGCAGGCACCCGCGAGTATTTCGTTCATTATCTTCTCCTATTCCGCCGTGCAGAGCAGGGTTACCCAGCCGCGCCCATCACGGCCGGTCTCCCGGGCGCGAGCGTAGCCGTTCCACTTGAGCCAGATGTCCAGCAGGCCGGGCTCGTCCACCAGCAGGTCGGCCAGGGTCGCCCGGTACCGGCCCGGGGGCCTCACCGCAGGCCGCTGCGCGGCAGGTCCCGTGCTGCCTCCGCTGACCCGGAAGCGAGCCTGGGTGGCCGCGTACTTCGAGCGGCCCGGCAGCAGCGCCGCCAAATCGGCGGGCGGCAGGCCCGGGTTACCCCGGACGATCTCCAGCTCCGCCTCAGTCCAGGCGGGGGCGCGAACCATGCGGGCACCTCCCCGGATGGCAGTTGATGAGGTGGAACGGGTCGCGCGACGGCGGGATCAGCCCGAACAGGTGCGCGGTCAGCGTAGCCCAGACGGACACCACGACCGGGCCCATCACCCGGTGGCGGCTCGCGCTCTTGAACGCGTCGCTCATCGTCTCATTGCCCGTGGCGTCAGCCGCCAGCACCAGAACCGCGAGGGCGATCCAGCCCCAGCCGGGATGGTCATGCTTGGGAACGTTCACCTCCCGCCTCCTGCCCCGCCTTGAATCCCCGAGTGAAGAGAACATCGCCTATGCGCATGTCCACTTCCCGCTGGCCGTCATCAAGCTCCTCCCACGGCAGAAGCCACGAGGGCCTGGCATCCGGTTGCTCCCGCGCCCACTCAACCCAGATCTGCCGCACCAGGCGGCCGACCAGTTCACGGGGCTCCGCCACGATCCTGTCGCTCACTTCCCGCGCCGCCATCTCTTCGGGGGGTTGACTCCCTTGAGAGCGTAGCGCTCGATCCAGGCGCGATCCCGCTTCTCGGCCCACATCGCAATTCGCTCCAGGGGCCTCCGCCAGCCCGTCGCGTTGTCGGGGATCTCCCAGCGCAGGGAGCAGTCCTTCCGGACGCCCATGCAGAAGCTGCCCAGCCGCGACCAGGGGCTCTCGTAGAAGACGGTGATCAGGAGCCGCCTGTCGCGCGGGGACCTACGCGCCGGGGTTGTCGTCATCGCCGGCCTCCAGCGGGCAGAACGGGCAGGGAACGCAGTCGCACGACACGTCATGCCGGAGGCTGGGGTCACTGGGATCGCCCGCGCCGCACGTGCACAACGGCTCGCGCTTCTCCAGCCACTCGCGGCCGAGCCAGCCAACGCCGGCGCAGGGGCACTCCAGCTCGGGCTGCTCCACCTTGAACTGGCCGTGGCCGTCGAAGTCGTAGAGCGGGGCGGTGGGGTCATTCATGCGAGGTCTCCTGTAGGTGGGTGATGATCAGCGCATACCCGTCATACCCGCCGGGGCGGCCGCCTTTGCCCACCGTAACCTCAACCGTGTCGTCCAGCTCGTCCGCATTCCAAGAGCTGACCCGCGTGTCCCCGGGCTGGCCGTTGGGGCACCGGATGCCGTTCATATTGACCCGGCGTCCGAGCGACGCGTAGGTGAACACCGCCCCGGCTGACTGCCCTCCCTGACCCCCCTGGAGCACGATGTCAACGCGAGTCGCCCCGGCGGGCTTAACCCACGTGCCATCCTCGGCGAAGTACTGGATGTCTGGCTTCATGTCCGGTTAAACGCTCGTTCCGGCGGGCTATATTCCGCCCTGCTCACGGCGTCGGCGCTCCTGCATCCGGGCGCGCTTGTCCTCGGTGTCGTCGGGCTCGCCCTCAGGCGGGTACAGCTCGATGAGCTGGAGGAAGTTCAGCCGGATCTCCTTGGTGTACTGGGTGATCTCGCGGGGCGAGACCTCGCCGCAGTCGAGCTGCCGGGCCATCATGCACGACTGCCTCGCCAGCGCGGTGTCGGCGGCCTCGTCCGGGAACTTCCCGAGATCCTTGATGAAGCTCTCCTCGATGCCGCCGTCCTTGACATCGCCCATCGTGGCCTCGGCCACCGGGCCGCAGACGGCGCAGTAGTACACGCCCTTGGACTTGATGAACACGTCGTCGCCCGGCGCGATGGGGATCTTGCAGCCGCAGCAGCGAACGGGGCCGGAAGCCGTGGCCCAGACCGGGTAGCTCATGACCTAACGGTACTCGGGGTACTCCCAGGGACGCCAGGGAGAAGGGGGCCGTTGGCGAGGAGGGGCCTCCGTGCCCGCGATCAGGTCTCCGGCTTCGGTGTACTGCCCCGTGTTCGGGCATCCGCCGCCGTGACCGCCACCTCGGATCGCACCGCAGCAAGGGCAGCCCTGCCCGTCAGTCGCGGGCCAGGTGCCGTCGCCGTTCCGGCCGTTACCGCCGCGCTGAACAGGCTTGTACCCAAACCGCCTGAACGCCTCGTCCTCCAGGTAACTTGCCTGCATCCGCAGCACCGGGTCCGCAGATCGCGAGACGCGCTGCACGTGCTCCCAAGCCGCCTTGAACTGCTCCGAATCCGGTCTGAGTCTCAGCCACTCGCCGACCTGCCGGAGCTTCTCCTGCTCGTCATTGAATCCCATGCGCGCACCCTACGGTGGAGCTGGAGGGAATCGAACCCTCTGCAGCCTGCCTGCCAGGCGGGCCCGCTACCTCAGCGATCAGCCCCGTGCCAGGTTTCCCGGTGCACTCACCGTGGCAAGCGGATCATAGGGCGTTCCGGGGAGGGATTAAGGGGACTCCCGCACCGGCCTGCCGTCGCCGGCCTGGTATCCCCTACCTGAACCTCGGCGCCCACTCTACCGCGCCCGGAGGTTTACCTTCCTGTGACAAACGATCCGGTCATAGCGTAGATTGCCCCCCATGACACGATTCCGAATGACCATCGCCGTTGTCATCGCCCTCGCGTTCGCGCTCCTCGGCCTCGTGCCGGGTGCAGCCTCGGCCTCTCCCGCCGCCCCGCACGCGCCCGCCGGATGGGGCGTGGTGTACGCGCACGACTTCGCGACTCAGGGCGCCGGGAACTGGAAGGCGGACCCCTGGTACTCGTCTGCGCCCGTACTCGAAAGCAGCCAGAACGGCCTGGGCGTGGACATCACGGCGCCCGGCCAGAAGACCTGGGTGGTCTACTCCCCGGCGAACCCGTACTTCATCGGCCCCGACGCGTTCGTCCAGGGGCTCGTGTACATCCCGGAGGCCGCGAACGGCCAGGTGGCGAACTGGCCCGCCTTCTGGACTTCCGGCGATCCCTGGCCGGAGAACGGCGAGATCGACATGCTGGAGGGCCTCGGCGGAAGCGCGTGCGTGCACACCCACTACGAGACCGCGCAGGGCGAGGCCGGCCCGTCCGGCGGCTGCGCCAGCCCCCCGCTCGGCACCGGCTGGGTGACCGTCTCCATGCTCCGCGAGAACGGCGAGGTCAAGGTCTGGTACGACAGCGCTTACATCGGCGAGGCGCCGCTGCCCACCTCCGCGCTGGAGGAGCTGATCTTCTCGGACGAGTCAGACGGGGGCGGCCCGTACGCGGCGGGAACGGCGTGGCTGCGCGATGTCACGGTCTCGGCGCCCGGCGGCACGCCAGTCGTAACGGCGGCGAAGACCCAGGTGAAAGCCGCCGTCTCGGCTCATGAGCTTCATCTCGCGCACCTCGCGCACTTGGCCCACCTGGAACATCTCGCCCACCTGCGGTACCTGGCAGAGCACGCGGCCGGGTAACTGGAACGCTGCCGGGGCCCGGTGGCGGGAGCCGGATTTGAACCGGCGACCTGAGCGTTATGAGCGCCCCGCGCTGCCGAACTGCGCCATCCCGCTATGTCCCTCAACCGTGCGGATTTCGCCGAGGGTGACCCCACTATAACCCCCGCGCCAGGCGCTCGCGAGCGGCTTCGCGCGCTTCCTCGGCCGCCTCGGTGCGCCGGACCGCCTCCTCCACGTCGATCGGGCCAGCCGTGGTGTGAATCCGGAGCCACTGGCGGTGGTCGAGCGTGCGGAGCGCCTGCGGCGCAGGACGCCCGTGCTCCTTGTGGTAGTCCGCCAGCGCTGACTGGAACAGATCCCACTCGCGGTACATCCCGGGGGACAGCGCCGTCTTCGCTTTCCGCTTCTCTATCACCGCCCTCCGCTCCTCGGCCTGCTGCGCCTTGCGCGCCCGCCAGCTCGCGCCGGAGTGGTGGAGAGGGCAGTAAGGCTCGTCGTCGATCAGCCCCCAGCCCTCGCGCAGCGCGGCGTCAGAGTCGAAGCGGAACTCCAGGCAGCCGGGGTCAGCGCACTGGGGCATAACTCGTACCGCCCCTCGCGTATGTCCTGCCGAGCCCGGTTACGCTCGCGACGCCGATAGTCCCGCTTGATCTCGCCGACCACGCCGGGGCGCATCAGGTAGCAGTACCAGCGCCGGGCGAAGAACGCATCCTGCTCAGCACCGCTCAGCTTCAGCCGCCGCTTGCCCGTGCTCACTTCATCACCGGGGTGCCCTCGGGCGGCGCGTCCCAGCTCTCCCACACCACAAGCCGGTCCTCGTGCACGAACGACGGCGTGACGACAGGCGCTTCCTGCCCGGAAAGGCGCATGATGGCGTTCTCGGCCGCGCTGAGCGCCACCGCGTCGCCATCGGCCAGGGCGCGCTTGAACGCGGCCTTGGCCTCGTCCAGATCCGTCATCTCCGCCTCGCTCACAATCTGATCCTAGCAACTGCCCGAAACCGGCCCGAAGCCCGGCTAAGTCCCGAAAATCGCGGAAAAACCGCGCGAAAGCGCCTGAAACTTCACGAATGCGCTGCGTGCTCTGTGACACCTGAAGCGGCCCACCAGGGCTCCGGCGGCGTCAACCCGCGCCTCGTGTAATAGTGCTGCTGCATCCGATGTCGGTTCGCGTGGGTCGCGCAGTCAGAGCAGAACTTAGCTCCACCGTGCGTCAGCACCGCATCACAACCTTCACAAGCGCAGATTTTGACCGGCCGGGGCGGTTTCGGGGCCTTCACCGGCCGCTTTTTACTCGGAAGCACCGAAATCTGCTCCGGCGCGAGCAAAAGCTCCGGATGCGCGTTCATGAACGCGATTTCCTCCGAAGTCATGCGATTTCCGCGCTGAACGTTGCAAATCTGATGCGCGGCGCGCTTGTTGGCCGAAACGTCGATTCCGCCGAGACTGAGCGGGATAATGTGATCCACATTCGGCGCCAGCTCGTTGGTTTTGGGCGCTTCGGGGTCGATCGGCATGCCGGCGGCCTTGCACCACGAGCCGAGCTGGCACATTCCGCCCGCACGCTCGTAAATCTCCCTGTCAGGCACACCGTCCCAGGTCTTGATCTTGTTCAGCTTCCGAGCCCGCGAACTGGCCTTCCTCGCCGCAGCCTTGTCATACGCAGGCAGTGAATCCAGGTAGCACTGCTTCGAGCAGAACTTTGGCTCGCGCCCACTATGCCGGTCCCCCCCGTCAAACTGCTTCCCGCACTGAAGGCAGAGATACTGGCGAAGATGACGACGACAGCGCCCGCACGTCGGACTTTCTCTGCTCCCCCCTTTAGGATTCCAGTTTGCGGGTTTTCCGCAGATAGAACAGGGTCTGTATCTCGGCATGCGCGCAGCCTACCTGCTTCTCTCCCGCCTAACAACTGGAGAAACCTCCTCCGCTACCGCAAAGTTCAGTAACCGAACTTAATTTTGTATTTTGCCTGGTCAGCAGCGTGGACTCACTTCGCGAAATCGAAAAAACAGGCGAGTGACCGGCTTAGGTCGCGGGGTTTTTCGAGCTGGTTGGGGATTTCGGTCAGCAGATCGTCCCCGGTCAAATTTCGCTAAAAAACTCATTCGAATTATAGGCGCATATAATTTTTCGAATTCTTTAATGGTAGCTGACACTGGGGGTAATGATTATGCTAAGTGCAATGATTGCAATGAGTATAATGATTGCAATGGTGGATGGGTGCAATGCGTATAATGATTGCAATCATTGCACTAGACACACTCATACAACTAGTTGTGTGCAGCCAGCGCACACTGACATGTGTCAGTGACAGTGGTCAGTGACACGTGTCAGTGACAGTGGTCAGTGAATACAGATTCAATGACTCGCGTCAGTGACAGTGGTCAGTGACACTCGTCAGTGTGGCAGTAGTCAGGCAGTAGCACACAGTTAGTTGCACGTGCACACAGCTGGTAATACCACACTGCATTGGTAGGTTGCCTGATTACACCGTTGCACTGCTGGTCACAGCAACGCTTCGAATTAGCTTTGTAGCAACGGCAGAATACGATTGGTCTAGCAAGCACGCTAACGAATTAGGCCTCTGACCAGCACGAACACCGAAACGGACATTTGGGCGAAAATCCCCGCCAGGATTCCCGCGATAGACAACCGCTTGGAAGGCCTTGCACCCGTCAGATTGGCTGTTTGACGCCTTAGACGCGTTTCCGCTGGTCAGACACCGAATTCGCTGGTCGAAATGAACCGTTTAATTCCGCTTTGTCACCGAATGCCCGAATCTCCGAGCCGGCGCTATATGACTAGTCATGCTGTGACCGGTCACATAGCCGTTCTGCGACCCGAATAGCCGCTAGCTGACAAACGTGTCCTGGCAGGCCGGTAAAGCCTGCCTAGCGGGCTGTGAAGTGGCTTCACGCGGCATTCCGAGTCTTGCCTCTCACGCGCGTACGCGTACGCGTACGCGCATCGCGCGCCGCGCCCGGCCGGACTGTGAAGTCAGTAAACGGACATTCGGTGCACCAATAGGACAAACTACCCCAGTTTCATGAAATTTTATCATGACATTTCACGATATGTCCCGTTTTGTCCTCTCGAATAAGATTCGCACATGCCCGGAATGCCCGAAATGCCCGAATCCGGAAAATGCCTGTGACCTGCACCGTTACCTAGCCGTTATTCTAATTAAGCCTCTGACCTTGAGTCTGACAGGATGCACCTAGTTGTTCGTCCGCCCGGTCCCCCGGGAAGCTTCCGGGGATATCACAGCCCGCTTAGGCGGGTGGGGGCATGCGGTCCGCGCTTTGGCGGATGAACGGGCAACCGACAACCTAGCTCGCGATAGATGCGGTCGGCTGAACGGGTTTGCGCCTAGGCGCAATGCTTCCCCTAGTAGGCCGGCGCGTGAGCGGCAATAACCCCTAGGGACGCCCTTAGGGCACTACCGCGCGAGATAACTACATGCACACGCACACGGGAAACGATGGCCGTATGGCCAAAGAGTCGCGCGTGAGTCACCGATACCGGATTGGCCTGCCTAGGTTGGCTGCAAGTCTCGTCACGGTTCAAATCGGCTTTGTGCGCAGTGCCTTTACCAAGGTGCAAACTCTGTGTTCTGAAGATGGTTTTTCAGATCACGGGAACGTGAGTCAATTGGTATCGGCCGACCAAACCAGTGATCACGGTTGCTGACACGGTGCGCATGGCACGCGTTAGGGATACGGCTTTAGCCAAAGGTTCCCAGTATGAGGTTTCGTGCATGGGGTTCCTGTCAGCCATCGATGGAAACATGGCAGGGGTACGCGGTTACCGACATCCGCCTATGGCTTATCTGAGCTGGATTCACGCCACGGTCACGGGACACGATGCGCATTGATGCGCGGGAAACGTCCTAGCGACAGTCAGCTTTGCAACTGACATGGTGCAGAAATTCCGGGATAGCTAGCAATCGATCGGCCGCCCAATAAGCGGTCAAGCTTTACCTGTTTTACCGCTAGGAAACCCGAACCCGGAGAAATCACTAGCTAATAGCACTCCGGCAACGACCTAGCGCGTTTAACCTCCGGTCACGGTCGCAAGCGCATATAGCGGCGCTTAGGCAGGCTATGTAAATCCGGAGTTATCCAAACGTGTTTTACCGCAGTACGGTTGCCAACGGTTGCCGCGCTTAACAATCGCTTAATGTTCAGGTCCGCTCAATGGCCGGCGCTAACGCGTTCGGTTGCATTGCGCTTAACTGTTCATATGCCTAGCGGTTGTGCGCCTAGCGCGGTACCCGTTGGCGTTCCGTATCGCACGGTGCACGCTATGACGGACACGAATTAGATGTGTTGCGGTAACGCTCTGTTGCGCTATGCCAATCTATCTAATCTGAAATACAACCGATCATCGTGCACCGTGCGAACCACGTAACTCTAGTGAAAGGGGTTGGCCATGCGCCTAAAGCGTGGTACCACGCGCGCAGATATCAAACGCGCGGCATTGCCCTACGGTGGCCGGGTAACCGATGCTGCCCACATTACAGCGCCGCTACACAGCAATGCGCCTACCCATAATCCGGGTAACGCGCTTGCCTCTATCCGCGCGGCCGCCGGCATGGGGTCACAGAACACTAATCGCCAGTTGAAGAATGGCGGTATTTCCAGCTACTACCGGACACGACAGGGTAAGGGGTACGGACTGTAATGCGATCACTCATCCGTCGGCTTATGCACGGCAACGGCAATCACGTGCGCGTCCATGGCAGGCACGCGCGAGTCAAGTTCTAACATCCCGGCAACCGATCACCTCACCCCAGGAGATTCCAGTGGTCACAGCAACGGCAAACACAGTCACGCACCCCAACTGTGACGCGCGTGATGCCGCCGGCGTCATTCTCGCCAACGTCAAGAACGCCGCACTACCGGACGTGCTCAAGTCCCTCGCGCGTGCCGAGAAATTCGGCTGTTGGCCGATCGGCCGTGCGCAGGTCACGCACACGGGATACGTCCGCAACGCCGTGCACTACGACGCGAGCACGGCTATCTACCGCGTCACGCTAGGCCGGTTGGTCTAGATGCTCATTCACATCTTCATCGCAGCTATAGGCGTTGTCATGCTCATGACGTGGGGCCTAGGCATCCTGGCACATCGGCGGGGCGGCCTGTTCCGCATCCAATACGGCTCCAGCTTCCATAAGGGGTACACGCACCGATGACAACCTACCTAACCGCAGTGCCCGCCTACGGGCGCGACTACACGTCCAAAGCCGCCGTACTGGCAGACTGGAACGCCGGTAAGGACTTCCGGATTCAGGACATGTCATCGCCCGATAACGGGCGCGTGCTCAACAAAGCGGATAAGCCGGCGGACGTCACGCTGAATATCCGCTACAAGCGACTGACAATGGTTGCCGTCATCAAGTAGGTACGCCGACCGCATGGCGCGGGCCGTTCGCGGTTCGTGGCCACGGGTCTACGTCCCAACCGACTAGGGAGACACGCGCAATGAACGGCCAGATTCTCATGGAAGATGACATGACGTCGCAGGAATTGCTGGTGTCGGCCAGCATCGCGCGTGACCGGCGGCCGTTGCCGGCCAAATCGCGATGCACAGCCCACCTGCTCATCCCGGGTGACGTCGTGGCGATCTACGCGGGCGACCGCTACGACCATGCCGCGACCGTGGAACGCGCGGTTGACGTGTACGCGTTCACGCCGCCCGGTCACGTCACGCTATGGACTACCAGCGGGCGCTACGACGTGCCTAGCGACGCGCGGCTAGACGTCATGGCGTGGGCACCGTTGGCGCGATGATCCGGCGCTTGATAGACCGCGCGCAATTCGCGCTGCTGGCACTCCGCATGCAGCTACAGGCAAGACACGAACTAGAACGGGAGACGAAACCATGACCGCATTCCGCGCTGGCAACGGCAAATTCGTGAGCAAGGGCAACCCGATCGCCGTCATCGGCATGATGCAGGCCCGCAAGGACGCGACCGACCGCGCGAACGCGCTGGAAGCGCAACGCGCAAGGCGATCGGCCAACCTGCGCGCCCACGGCGTGAAGCCCTACAACGGGCCGCGCACACGGGCGGAGCTAGCCGCCGGCGTGGCGCTCGGAGAACTGTAGGGCATGCGCCGGCTACTGGCCGCACTGGTCATCGCGGTAACCCTCGCGACCGGGGCGGGATGCGCGAGCATTCACCCGCAAGTCATACGCGCCAAAGTCACGTGCTACGCGCCCAACCCGGACGCCGGCGCGTGCCACGGGAACATCTACGTACCGAGTTAGGGAGACACGAACATGACCGACGCGCAACGGGAAGCGCTAACCGCGCTTTGCGAGAGGTATCACGTACCGTTCAGTGAAGATGACTTCCATCACCCGTTCGACCTTCCGCCCGGGTACGTGGCGGGGCAGGTCGGGCCGATCTACGTGGGATGCGCCCCAGACGGCCGGATTAGCTCGTGATCCTCGCCGGCGTGCTGGTCCTCGTAGGAATAGCGGTTACCGTCTACCAAGACACAACACAGCGCTAAAGGCGCAACTGAGAGGCGGCCACCGTGAGCTACTGCCACCATTGCGGGCATCACGCGGAACTACACGGCGGTCCGTACTGCGCATGGTGCGCGCAATTCTTCTACACTCACGGGCGCATGCCGAAGCCGGGCGACTACCCGCCGGAAACAGCGCTAGCGCGCGTGTACGCAGCGATGGGATGGGACGTGACGAATGTCCGCGATATCTGACGTGCTCAACAGCGAGCATTACGCCGCATGGGTGGACGCGAACGATCCGGAGAATGCCCTCCGGACATGGCCGCGCGTGACGTTGCAGGCAAACAACACAGCCGGCCGTCACGGGCCTAACCGTCGCGGGCGCGCGGCTGCAATCAATGCGCTTAAGCGCGCTATCGAACGGCTGCCATTGAACGGGAAGCCAGATAAGCCCTATGTGCGGCTGGTCCTGGAATCCAAAAGCTACAGCGAAACTCACGGCTTCACGCACGCGAGTTACTTCACATACCGCATAGAACGGGACTAGCCATGCCGCTACTCATGAGGACCTATCCCGGTCCCCCGTTCCGGCCGTCAAAACATCTCGCGGATGTGCGTGAGCGCGCGTGGAATGCGGCGAACCTGCTTAACGCGCTGCTTGCCCTGGGTTACCCGGGTATTGAAGCGGCGCATCTCGCACAAGAGTCGAGCTACGTCGGCAACCCGCCGACCCGACACGGAAGGCACTAGAGAGGCAATCATGGACAAAGCGGAACTTGACCACCTGGCCGACGTCATCGAACGCGTGTCAGAGGAAATGCGCGGCGACGCGCCGCCGACCGAACCGCCATGCGGGTACGTGAACCGCGCCGGCGACGTGACGAACTGCAAACCGGATCACGACACGGCCGAGGACATCCGCGCCCGCATGCAGGCAACCGGCGGATACGTTCGGCCAGCATGATCAGCGACCTTGCGGCGTGGGCTGAACATGACGGAAGACACTAAGAAGCGCGGTGTGCTGGGCGGCATCGAGCCGGACCCGGACAAGGGGAAGCCGTACAGGCACACCCGGCGCAAGTGCCTCCTGATGATGGAGGGAATGAACGGCGGCAAGCACGGGGCCGCGCTGAAACTTCTCATCGAGAAGAGGCCCGAGGACGTGCTGGACGCGCTGATCGCGGTATCAGACGAACTAAAAAGGGAAGATCCCGATTTCGCCACGCCGGAGGATTACCCGCAATCACTGCCGGAACCAGTGGGCCTGAACTGGCACGGGAGCGACTACCGAAACAGAGGCAGGGCAAGCGCATGACAAAGACGGCAACGGTCGTAGGGGCGGGCATCGCCGGCCCCACGGCCGCGCTCAACCTCGCGCAACAGGGATACGACGTCGCGCTGCTGGAAAAGCGCGAACAGTCCGACATCGACTCCAACCATATGCTGACGCTCTCCGGTCAAACCGTGGATACCCTCGTCTACAGCGTGGGTATCGAATGGGGTGAGCTATTCCGCTATGACTCCCAGTACATCCGCCGGGAAACGTCGGACGGGCAGCGCTTGGCCGACAAGGGAACCAACTGGTTTCCCACGCCGCCTAACGTGTGCTGGAACGATCTTCACGACGCGCTAGCGTCCCGCTGCGATGTCACGTACGGGCACCGCGTCGAATCCCAGCCGGATACCGACATCGTGGTGTGGGCGGACGGCATAGGCTCGTACGGCAGGAAATCGCACGGGGGGAGTCGGGGAACCTACGCGGGCGAAATGCTGTTGCGCGGCTCGGTGCCCCGTTCCGACGACGACATGGATTGGCTCACGTTCGGGGGGTCGCGTCACGGAACCTATGAGCTGGTTTCGTATCCCTCCTGGGAGCGGGACGGCGCGCCCGTGCGGGGATGGACGCTGTTCCTTCCCGTGGAGGAAATGCCGTGGGGCGGGACGCAAGCGCTCACCTCCGAGCAGCGAGACGAAATGCACCGAATCATCCGCCCGCGCATGCACGACAAACCATACGAGCTGATCAAATCCACGGCCGACGTCATCGCCGCGCCGCAGTACGTGTGGCCGCCCGTACGTCATATGACCGTGAACCGTGACGGCCAGCGTGAGTTTTTCATCGGGGACGCGGTTGGGTCGGTCTCGCCGCGTACGACGATGGGGGCGAACCTCGCGGTAGCGGAAGGGTACGGAATCGGCCGTGATCCGTCGTGGGATTCCGACGCGGTGCCCGCAGTGAACGAGGCACTGGAGGATTCCCGCGAAATGATCGGCACATCCACAACCCGGGAGGGGTGAACCATGGGGTACCTAATGAGCGGCGTGGTGCTGTTGTGCGTTCCGCTCCTACGGGAATTGTTCGCATGGCATCACGCCGGGCGCGTGACGCGCAAAACGGCCGAACCGCGCGAGATCGCTTATGTCAGCCCGTTCCTGCTGCCCGCCGAATCGTCGGCTTCACTCTTGCACAAAAGAGAATGGGACGCGTGGTACAACGCGCGGGAACGCTACGCGACAACCCCCACGGCGGAGCACAGTGACGCGTGCACGCTGATCCTTAACATCAACGGCAATCGCTATCTTGACCATGACGCGTGCCGCGCGTGCTGGTTTGAGGCCATGCTAAACAGCGTGACGCCAACCAATCCGCCCGACCGACCCATAAGCCGGTGACAGAACTAACGGTGATGACCGCTATAGCGCTGATATTGAGCGCGCTATTCCTTTACCTACTACGACCGTAAAGGCCGGCGCATGGTGCGGACCGTTCGCGGTCCGTCGCCACGCGCTTACCGGCGCGACCACAACTGAATAAAAGGCATTCAGCGCTTGAACTTGACTCCGTTCTAGGCGACTACCGGAGCGGGACAGATTCCCGCTTGCTGCGGAGCATTCCCGGGTGATTGGGTCATCGCGCCCAATGTCGCCAGCGCTGAACAGTGACCAGCCACCATCTAGGGATCTTGAAAGGATCACATCATGGCTGACCAGAATTCCACCACCGTTCAGAACGTCGCGCCGACCGCGCTTGACGGCGTGCCGGCGGACTACCAGCGGACCGTGGACGTGAAGCGGCACACCTCGGAGCACGTGCACGGCAACAAGACCGCATTCGAGATGGAGTCGCACACCGACGACGAGTCGGGCGGCGTCATCGACAACCGGCTCATGACCGTCATTGACGGGCGGATCGAGGCACGGCAGAAGGCGGAGGACCTGCGCGCCAACGCCCGCAACCGCAACAGGATCTACATCCTGGTCGTCGTGCTGATTATGGAGCTGGCCGTACCCACGCTGTACGGGATGCACATGCTGCCGGCCCTGTTCCTCAAGTACGAGGTGCTCGCGATCACCGCGCCGGACGCGCTGCTGACCGTGTGGGCCTACATCCACAAGTACTGATCAGACCGGGCAAGAGAGGCAGCGATAGGAGAAAATCATGCCGTGGTACTTGGCAACACTGCTGATCGTCGGGGTGTCCGTCGCCCTGCTGGGGCTAGTCGCCGCGTTCGCGTGGCTGATGGGCCGGGAATACGACCGGCATCCGTGGTTCCGCAAGTGGATGGACACGGAGGCGGCCATGCACGGCGCGTACCTGGACCAGCCGGACATCACGCCGGAATACCTGGACCAAATCCCGGGCGGATGGGACAAGCCGTGACCGACCTCGTGAGCAAGATCGTCGAATGGGAATCGGGCGAGATGTCCGAGGAAGATGAAATCTCCTTCTTTCAGGAGATGGTCAACAGCGGCGTGGTCTGGCAGCTCCAGGGGGCTTACGGCCGGCAGGCTAAGGCCATGCTTGACGCGGGCGTGATCACCAGCCCGTTCCAGGTCGTAGGCGATAGCGACGACGCCGATGGCGACCTACCATGATCGGCATTATCGGCCTGATCATATGGGCAACCGTGTTCGTCTGCCTGTTGCTGTGGGCCCATTCGCCTTACACAGACGGTCGCTAGGTAGGCGGTGCGGGGCGTGATCTTTGCGCCCCGTTTCCGCGTGCATAGCGCACGGTTCACGTGAAAGGAAACACGCAATGTACGGCGAGTCAATGGGAATTGCGGTCTGGATCGCATTCGGTCTGGCCTGCATGGTTCTGCTGAGTACCGTGCTAGTCCACTTTTGGGTTATCACGCTTATAGTGATCGGCGGGGTAACGGCCATTATCGGTGTCGCCCTCTGGATTACCAACCTCATCATAACGCTTCGCGCACTCAGAACCGCACGTCGAGAATACCCCGGACAATTCTAGTGAACTGGATCATGACGAAAGTCGCATGGCTCATACTGTGGCCGGAGCGGAAGCACTGGGACGCGGAATACGAGGCGGCCGTAATCGAAATCAACAGGGGGGCGTGCCTATGAACGCGGGGGAATGGCCGCTGGCCGTGCTGGTCGTGTTCGTCGCCGCATTCGTATGGGCATGCAATAAGGCAGCCCAAAACTAGCGAAAAGAGGAAACTTAGCAATGAGATTCTATGTGAGCTATACCAACCGCCGGGGGAAGACCTACGGGACGGGAACAAAGGACGGGTACAGCGCGCACGTGCGCGGCTGGCACGCCGGAGTCAAGGTCACACCGCGCGCCAAGGCAGACGAAATGAAAGACGGGCCGACGTCATGAACGGTGTAGTTGTCTTCCGCAAGGCGGACCGATACGACTTCGACGGGGGCGTTTACGAGAACGGGAAGGTTATAGCCATCATCCCGCTATCGGACACGGAGAAGATCCACAAGTGCGGAATTCAGTTCCCGGACGCCCCGGCCGAAGTGCTCAACTTCCAGTAACGAAAGCAGGCAAGCATGAGAACAAATGACAGCAGGTACCTACAGCCGGCCATGGACGTGATAGCCCGCGCCGATCCAGGGCTGTTCAAGGCGATGCAGGCGGACGACTGGCCGGTCATAGTCATTGACGAGCCGGACGACCTGCTGCCCCTGATTCCCCGCGTCGGATTCGGGCAGGTACTGGCCATGGCGGAGGGCCTGAAGCGCGCTAACGGCCTGACCGGGCTGCACACGCCGGACCTGCCCGCGCTCCTGCGCGGCACGACCCTGATAAACAGGGGCAACCTCCGGCCCGACGCGAAAGCGTCCGGGTACGACGAAACCCGGTACCTCGCGTACACGCTGGCACACGAGTACGACCACCACGTGCACGACTCCGACGAACCGGAGGCCTACGCCGCCGGCAAGACGTTCGCCCTGAAGATGGGAGACCAGGACATCGCCCGTGGGTCCGATGAGACCGAGGCGCGCGTCATGCGGAATAAGGCCGCCGGCGGCGACGGTTCTTACTGACATCACACACCGTTACGAGAGGTAACAAGCAATGAAGAACCACGCAAAAGCACTTGGCCTAACGCTGACAGCCCTGGTCGTGATCATGGCCGCCGCGCTATTCGGCATCCTGTCAGCCCGTGCGCAAACTAAGCCCGTCAACCCATTGTGCACGGCCACGGCAGAGACAGCGCTGAACAACTACTGGCAGACTCAGGTCGCCAACGCAACGCCGGCCACGATGACCCGCGTTCTAAGCGCGGCGATCACCGCGACGTCGGCGCGCGTCAAGCTGTGTGAAGGGAAGTAACAGAACAGACATGGGAATAAACGACGACAGCGCGACTGTCATCACTGGTGAGGAACACGTGCGCATGGCGAGCATCCTCGCACTGCGCGGCGCGCTCAAGCTGGAGGTAAGGGGCTTCACGCGCCGGGGCAGGAGCGCGCGGACCATCGCGCAGGAATTGCTGGGGCTACCGGGCCGGCCAACCGCGCGGACCGTCTACGTGAAGCTGAACAAGTACGTCACAGACCGGCTAGGGCCGGACTTCGACAAGCCTTTGGAGGGCTGATGTACCTGCGACTGGACAAAGACAACCCGCTGACCGACAGCGACGCCGACAATGAGGGCGAGCTGCACCTGCAAGCGGACGACGTGATAACGATCATCGCCCCGGACGGCGGCGAGCTGGTCGTCTACGTGAACGACGACGGAAACCTGGTGGCGGACTAATGAGCGCAGTAGACACGGCGACCGAGGGCGCGAACTACTTCATCAAGCGCTTCCGCTTCCAGGGCGAGACCACGGTCGTGCAGACCGGGCTGACCCTGGAGGAAGCGCGGGAGCACTGCAACCGCGAGGACACGCACGGTGACGGCTGGTTCGACGGCTACTCGGCGATCCCGGACGACGACCCAAGCTACTACAGGCAGGAAACGGCACCATGACCGGCCAGATCCCGCCGTACGCGCGAACATACGGTTTCGCCAAGGTCCGGGAGGACTACGCCCCCGGCTGGAACCACGCGCGCTATCAGCTCAAGGCGGACCCTTCCTATCGCATCAAGGCGGAATCCGGTTCCAAGCGCTGGCACGTTTACCACGGGGCAGCGGAATGGCCGACCGTCTACCCATCACTTACCGAGGCGATGAAAGCAGTAATCCGCTGGCTGGAATTCAGAGATAAAGAGGCAGCACGATGACACCCGAATCATACGAAAACGTCCTGGCCATCATCCGCGCAACCCCGGGCACCCCGCCGGGGAACGTGGCAACGTGCGGAACATGCGGCTTCCGCTGGGACGACACGCTAAGCACATCGCTCACCCCCACGCCGAGCGCGCGGTGCCCTAACGAGTACAACCACGAGGAAGACGAGGAAGGCGAGGAAGACGAGGAAGGCGATCACACGGTGACCATAACCGGGCCCAATGGCGAGTGGCATTGGGCCGGCTACGCGGACAACCATGGAAGCCCACGGAAATTCGCCTGAACTAAAAAGGGAAAAGAGCAAAGCATGACAAACACATTCGCGATTACCGAGCGGTTCGCAGAAGAGGCGGGCAAGGAAAACCCAAAGTTCCTGCACAACAAGAGCGCGAACGTGTTCGAGGGCAGGGAGCGGGGCCGCCCGGCGATCTACAGCTACGGCTATCACTTCCCGATGGCGGTGCTCATGCCGGACGACGACGGGAACCCGCGCGGCTGGTGGCTGGTCAACGGCGACAAGTACAGCATCAGCACGACCCGGCATCAGAACGGCGTGCGGAGCGCGCTCCAGCGGACCGGCCTGCCCATGGTCATCATCCCGTTCTCAGCGATCAGGGAAGCGGGCATCGACCAAGAATCCATCAAGCGGATCGAGGTACTGCCCGACCGCTACACGTGGGAGCCACGCACCCGCGATGAGGCGCCCAAGGACTGGGAACTGCGCGGGAATCACGGGCAGGATCGCGACTGGAGCGAGCTGCCCGATGGCCGGTGGGCTTACATGGCTAGCGTTCACCACCTGGGCGAGTCGCTGATCACAGCGAAGTACGACTACCGGTTGGTCCCATTCGACCGGGAGACGGGGCGCTACCCGCACGAGAGCGGAACGGCCTACTTCCTGTCGGCGTTCGACGAGAACGAGGGCGGGGTGGGCGGCCTGTACTTCCTGTGCCAGCTTCCCGAGAGCGCGACACCGACCACGGTCGCGGAGGCGCGCGAGGCGCTGAAGCCGAGCGCGGTCCTGCACGCGGACAAGTACGGAACACGTGGAAACCTGCCCGTGCTGAGGCAGGGCGACGTGTTCGCGGTGCCGACCGAATTCGACACGCGCGATCTCCCGGGTCCGAGCCAGCGGAGCACGTACGTGCTGGGCGTCAACCACGTGGCGACCGAGGTGCGGACAGCGGAGAACATCGGCGGGCGGGTGGACACCTACGGGCGCGGGTACCTGCGCCACAAGCCGCGCGAGCGCTGGCGTCGGCCGCAGCACCGGCAGGTGAAGCTGGGCGACGGGAAGACCTGGTACCTGCTGGTCAAGAACACAGTGCCCGAGGGCCGGTCATGGTCTATGGGCGGGAACGTGGACTAGGAGGAACATGGAAGCCATGATCGCGACACCCGAAGTGACCGCCCCGGCCGTGCTCAAGATAGACGACCCGAGCGGGATGGAAACGTGCGACCGGTGCCCGCAGAACGCGCTGTGGCGCGTCGTGTACGAGGCGGGCGAGCTGACCCTGTGCGGGCACCACGCACGGGCGTACGGCTTCGCGGGGGAGGATTCGCACTCCGCCTACCAGCAGGCCGCCCCGGCGACCGAGACCAGGAACGAGAAGAGGAAGGGCAAGTAAATGAGACTTCACACAAAGCTAGGCGGATACCAGCTCAGCCAGGCGCTACAGCGCGCCAAGGACAAGGGCCGGATCGGGGGCAGCGTCGTGTTCGCGGTTGACTCCGTGCACGGGTCGCGCACTCACCCGAGGGCGTTCGAGCTTCAGCTCGGAACATGGGACAACACCCTGCCGGCGGGCACGGTGGACCAGCGCGGGCACAAGCTGCGCTACCGCCGGACCCGGAACATCAACCGCGACGACGCCAACCGCTACGCGGCCACCTGGCACGAATGGGGCTGGCTCATCGCCGAGATCTTCGACGCGGACCCGAGCGCCCGGTTCGGCGGCGAGAAGGGCTGGGGCTACAAAAACCGGGCCGACTTCGACGAGAAGACGAACTGGCAGTTCGACACGGACCTAGGGGAGGAAACCGCATGAGGCCCGAGCTGCTAACCCCGCGAAAGGTCACCACGAAGATCATGCACGACATGCTCACCGTGATAGGCGAGGACGTGAGCACGGAGCGCATCGAGCGCTGGGCACCGCTGGAGGCGGCCGTCGTCTACGACTGGGCCTGCCGCGAGTACCTACGCGCATCCGACAACTCAGTTCGCGCCCGCCCGCGCCCGTTTCTGATGCGGGTGCCCAACAATGCCTAAGCCGGTCAAGACGCCGACTCAGCAGGTGCTCAAGGTGCGAGGCGACGAACGGGGGGCCATCCTCAACGGCCTGCCGTCAATCCCCTACCTGCCGAAGAATCCGGCCCGCCGAAAGCGGCTGCTGTGGGCGCTGGGCATCGCGCAATCAGAACTACTGACACGAGAGGATTAAAAACATGAGCAACGTAATCATGAACGAGTACGTATTCGACATCCTGAGCGTGGCGACATTCCACGTCACAGCTCCCGATTACCAGACAGCGCGGCGCGCGGCCGAGGGGGTCATGGAATTCAACGTCCGCGATAACACCGTGGACGAAAGCGCGGGCATCGCGGACATCATCCCAGTCGCGAGCTGGGAGCTTACCTGCGTCGCCCCGCGCGGAAGGGCGAGCCTGGCCGACGCCGACAACACGGGCGAGAACATCAGCCCGGACGAGTACCAGACCTTCGCCGAGCCGATTGACGGCAGCGAGCGAGAAGGGCTGATGGAAGCGCTGAACGAGGCGGACGAGGCGCTGGGCGGCGATTCCAACGACGCCGAGCACGACGCCCTGTACAGCGTGCGGGAAACCATAGCCGCCATCTTGGGCGTGGAATACGACGCGCCGTCGCCAGACGACGAGGACGACGAGGACGACGAGGATTAGGAGGACGACGAGGATCAGGAGGAAAACCAGATATGAGCGACGCAGACAAGATGCTGACCCGCATCCATCAGCTGATATCCACGCAATTCGATTCAGGGCTGGCTATCGAAATCCAGCGACTGGACGATCACCTGCGCGCGGGCGGCGAATTGCCTGCGGAATGGGGAACACGGTCCGGTGAGGGCGAGACCGAGGGCTGCACCTGCTGCCAGACGCGCGCCGCGTCATCGGTCACCGGCTACGAGTGCCCCCGCTGCGGTCACCTGCCGAAGTCCCACGGGGGAGCGGTCGATGAGCTGAAGCTGACCCTGCGCGAGGTAGCTCAAACTGAAGCGGCGCTTGACGGCGAGCCAGCCGTCATCCCGTCACTCGCGGAACTACTGCGAGGCAACCCATGGGAGAGGTAATCGAATGACGCAGCACCTGGAAGCGACGGCCGAGACCGTCGTCACCATCAAGCTCAGCAAGGAGCACGCCGTCAAGCTAGCGCACAGCCTGGGGCGGGCGCTGGAGGCCACGAGTCATCTGGACCCGTCCAGCCGCTACACGGCACTGGTCAACACCGGCACGATCGATGACCTGCTGTCGCTGAAGACCGCTCTGTTCACGGTAACGGAATAACCCCCGGCCGTGTAGCGCTGTAACCAGCGGAGGCAACTGACGATCCGAAGAGAGGATCACGAATGACCTATACCATTCCGGGCGACTACGTGCCGAATAAGGTACGGGCGCTCATCGACCAGCTGGCGTACGCGAAGGACGAGTACAAGGACGTCCTGACCATGGCGCTGCTCGTGTCCTACATCCGGGAGGCGTTCACCGCGCTGCCCGAGATCCTGGCGACGTCCGAGGTGCCGGAGAGCGGCAAGACCACGCTGGTCTGCAACATCCCGCTGCTGCTGGCGTTCAACCCGTGGAAGATCAACAGGCTGACCACCATCGACGCGATGCGGGCGAAGTACCTGGAGCGGGTGAAGCCCAACCCGATCTTCGATGACGTGGGGAAGATCTTCAACGACAACGGCACCGGGGGCAAAACCACCTGGGCGTACTCCCTGCTCACCGACTGCTACACCGAGGAAGGCGTGATCGAGGTCTCGCGCAGCGGGATCAACCAGCGCCTTTCCAGCTACGGCATGGCTTTCATGAGCGGGCTGAAGAACGCGGTCCCGTACGACCTGTGGACGCGCTGCATCGAGTTCGCGAACATGGAGCCGACCCCCGAGGGCATCGAGCTGCGCGACTTCGGCGACCCGGGGATCAAGGAGGACGCCAAGCTGCTGCGCGCGGCGATGGCATCATGGGCGGGATCGCGGGCGAAGAACATGACCGCCTACATGAACGGGCCGGTCAAGCACGTGCACCCGGCGCTGATCAGCCGTAAGCGGCAGAAGTGGGGCCCGATCTTCGCGGCCGCGAGCGAGGCCGGGGGCGACTGGCCGCGCCGCATCTACGAGGCGTTCGTGTCCATCGAGCTGAAGGCGGCCGAGAAGCCGAGCCTGGTGGCCGAGCAGCGCCTGCTACTGGACGCGGCCGACATCATCATGCGGGACGGCGACGACAGGCTGTTCGCCACCGACCTGCTGGCGCGGCTGCGCGCACGGCCGGCCGGAAGCTACTACCGCAAGTCCGAGGACAAGATCCTGCTGAAGGACAAGTTCACGGAGGCGTTCGGCCCTCCCGAGATGATCACCATCCGGGGCGTCGGGCGGGGACTGGGCTACAAGGCCGCTCCCATCCTGGAGGCGGCGGCGGACCTGCGCGACGCGATCTACCCGCGCATGACGCCGGTCGAGGACACGCTTGAGGCGGAGTTCGCGATCACGCCCCTGCACCCGATCACGCCGATAAGGACGGCCGCGTGAACAACTACGACGCCGACCTGGACGACCGGTACTACCCGGATCACGTGCGCCGGCACACCACGTTCGAGGAAATGCTCAACTGCAACTGGTGCTGGCTAGAGGAAGCGAAAGCGCGAAAGGAGGCGCTAGACGGTGTTCTGGATTCTGAGGTCGGCAGTCCGGTCAGCGGGCCGGAGTAGGAACGAGCGGGCACCGCGACCGCCGCGCACTCCGGCCGGACCGGTGACCATGCTGGCGATCTTCGCGAGCGCGGTCTTCCTGGTCGTCATGCCGGTCACGACCGGCCGGCTCCCCGGCCCGCTGGTCATGGTCCTGATACCGCTTGCCCTGGGTCTTCTGCTGCTGGGGGGGATACTCGTGTCCGGCGCGGCCGAGGCCGACCGGGCGAAGCGGAAGCTACGAAACCTGCCCTCAGCGCCGACCGCCGCAGACGAGGCCCGCGCAACGGCCCTGATGCGCGCTCAGGCGGCCGGGTGGCAGTTCCGGGGGGACACGGCCACCCTGCCGCTCCCGAAGCCGCCCCAGGCCCGCCCGAGACCCGCGCAGACCCGCCCACGGGTGGCAACGCGAGCGCAGATCAAGCTGGATGCCGAGGAGGACGAACGGCTGCTGCGCATCGCGGCCATCATCGTCCAGTCGTGCCCGTTCTGCGGCGCCGAAGAGGGTGGGCTGTGCTACCCGATCGAGGGCTACAAGTGGTACGCGCTCGACCGTGCCCGGGGCATCTACGCACACCCGATGCGCATAGCCAAGGCGATCGGCAACAAGTCGGCCGAACTGGAGGACGTGCTCGCGCAGTTCGACGGAAACATGCCGGAAGAGATCATGGTGTCACTACTGTGAGCACCGAACAGGAGGACTAAATGGGACGCAAAGAACGCGAGCGGCTCTATCACTACATGCGAGGGGTAGCGGGCAGCGACGAAACAACAGGAGGAAGCATGAAAGGAATCCAGATAGCCGTCAGCAACGCCATAGGGCAGGGCATGACGCCCGCCGAAATTCAGGAGGCCGTGGATTCCGTGCTGGAACTGCACGCGCCGCCCGAGCCGCCGTTCAACGAGAACCACTACCGGTATCACACGCCCAACGGGCCGAACCCAGCATGCCCGAACTGCCGGTGGCATAACTGGCAGCAGACAGAAGAGGGAGCATGACATGACAACAACTATTCGCGTGGGATACGTAGCGTACGCGGTGACCTACCACGAGCTGACCGACGCCGAGGTACCGGAGATCGTCACGGCGATCCAGGCCGAGGCCTACGAGTCCCTGGAAGTCATCCGGGACGTCAAGAGCGTGGAGAAGCCATGACCCTCCCCAACACGGCCGAGGGCAATCGCGCGTACATGCGCGGGAATATCCGGGCCGCCGGCCTGGCTCTAGAAGTAGAGGCGGAGGCGCTGCTGGTCATCGCGTTCCGCGAGCAACTAGAGGCTTCCCCCGAACAGGAGCAGTGAGATGCAGGGAGCAAGGGCATTCATCCTGAAGATCGACAAGACCCGGGACCTGAACATAGCCGAGCTGGCCAAGGCCCTGTCCCGGACCGCCGGGCAGCTGGACTCCGGGCGGCTGCGCGTGGACGGCGGCATCGTGCGCGGCTCGGCCGGCCAGGCGATCGGCTCCTATCACTGGGAGGACCCGCCGAAGACGGACGAGTAGCATTTCGGTCAACTACCCGGAGGGAGGGCGCATGGTAATCCCAGGGCGCGGCGCACCGCTCCACGCAGCGGGCGCGCCGCCGACGTCGGGGACGGTCACCGCGATTCTCGCCGTCGTGATCATCCTCATGGCGCTGACCCCGGTCTGCGTCTACATATGGAAGTCGCGCGGCTGCCCGAGACCCCGGCTGCCCGACCGGACGCGCCACCGCTACCGGCGGGACATGAGGAACGTCAGTCGGCGCGGCCGGGCGGCGTGCGCCTGCTGCGGCGGGGTGAACACCCGGCTGCGCAGGGACCGCGCGCAGTGGGTCTGCAAGAACAGGGACCTGTGCAGGAAGTCCATGGTCTACATGAACATGCTGGAATCTCTTTGACGGCCCGGAAGACGGACAGGTACGTGAGGCGCGGCGGACCCGTGCCCCGGATCTACCCCGGCACCCTCGCGGGCGTCAGCCAGGCGGTCAGCGACGCCCGGGAGGAGAGCCGGTTCAGCCCCGGCGTGGTCATCACCGTCTGGGCGGTCAGGGGCAAGGGCCGCGAGCGCATCCGCGCCTTCGTGGCGGGCCGGGAACAAGAAGCCAGCTAACCGTGTTGGCACTACACAGCAAACAGAAACGAGGAAGCATCGTGGGTTACTACATTGAGACGCCGGCGCTCACCGGCAAGGCCGACTACATCGCCCGCGCGTACAGCGGCGAGATCATCGATCGCGCGCCCGCGTCCTACGCGGACATCCCGGCGGGCAAGGCGCTCGTCGTCGTGGTCGTAAACACGCTGTTCGAGGCGGCGGGCGTGGTCTACAGCGAGCGCGAGTTCGACGCGTTCACTGACCAGGCGCATGACTTCCGACCGCGCACGTACGTGCTGATGGACCGCGCGCTGGCATTCCAGGTAGGCGGGCGTCCCGGATCACCTGCTCTAAACACGCTCTAAACACCAGGCAGCATCTACGAAAAGAGGCAAACCATAGTGAAATCGATTTGGAGCGGTAGCATCTCGCTCTCCCTGCTCAACATGCCCGTCAAGCTGGGCACGGCCACGCAGGACGCCGGCCTGGAACTGCACCAGGTCCGGAAGTCGGACGGCTCGCGCATCAAGTACCGGCGGGTGGCCGAGGCAGACGGCCCTGACGGCGCTGAGGTGCCCTACCACGAGGTGGTCAAGGGCTACACCGCGCCTGACGGCTCCCTGGTAACACTCGACCAGCGCGATTTCAAGAGCGCCTACGGCGAGAAGAACCGGCAGGCCGAGCTGGTCATGTTCACCGATTCCGCGAACGTCCCGCCCATGGCGGTCAAGAGCGCCTACTGGGTGCAGCCAGACAAGGGCGGCGAGAAGACGTACGCCCTGCTGGCCGGGGCGCTTCAGCAGACGGGCAAGGTGGCGATCGTCAGGTACGCCATGCGCGACCGCGAGGCCATGGCCGTGCTGCGCCCGCACGACGGCTACCTGTCACTGGAAACCCTGGAGTGGGACTCCGGCCTCGTCCGCCCGGACTTCGCCGCGCCGGCCATGAGCGCCAGCCAGGACGAGCAGAATCTCGCGCTCAGGCTGATCGAGAGCATGGACGGGAAGTACGATCACGCCGCGCAGACGGACAAGTCGTCCGAGGCCGTGATGACCATCATCCAGGGCAAGATCGAGCGCGGCGAGGTCAAGGCCCCCGCCCCGCGCCCCGATAACGCCGGCGCTCCCGCCGATCTCACGGCGACCCTCCTGGCCTCCGTGGCAGCGCAGAAGAAGGCCAAGGCACCCGCCAGGGCCGCGACCCAGCAGAGGAAGGCATCATGAGCAAGTTCACCGTCGAGTTCGTCAAGAGCCCGGCAGCCCTAGACCGCAGCAGCGACGAGGACACCGCCGCCGCGATGGCCAAGATCCTCAACAGGGAACTGGAGTTCTTCTGGGACTCCAAGGTCACTGTCACTCCCGAAAGGAAGGCATCATGACCGCGAAGAAGCTCACCGTCAAGCTCGTCAGGGACAAGGAAACCCCGGGCACCATCCGGTACACCGAAGTCCCGGACGAGGAGACCGGCAAATACGCGGACGGCATGTTCGACGGCCCGGCCGTTGTCACGCAGTACGTCAGGAAGCACGCCGCCAGGGCTCTCGGCGACCCGAAGATCATCACCATCACCATCGAGGCCGTGCCCGAATGAGACGCAGCCGCGACCCGCTGGTCCTTTACGGATCGGCGGGCCGGCCGAGAGGAGAAGACATGCCCGCAGCAGTAGAAGCAATCACAGAGGCAGAGCTGACCGCAGCAATGGCCCTTATGGGCTATCCCTCGCGGAACGCCCCCGCAATCTTCAACCGCGCCCTTGAGCGTCGGCGGGGCGATATCAACCCGCAGATCGACGGCAACGAGGCCATCACGGTGGACGAGCTGCGCGCATCGCTCAAGCGCCTCGGGTACATCCCGTTCGAGGCGGCGGGCGTGGTCACGGACATCCTGGAGCACCGCAAGCCCGAGTTCGAGCCGGGGGACATCGTGACCGGCCATTACGGGGCCACGTTCATCAGGCAGGCTGACGGAACCTGGAAGGGCACGCACGGAGGCTCAATCTACAGGCACCTGGAAGGCCCGCTGACCAAGATCGGGGTGGCGGTGTGACACTCGGCTACAACACGCCTGAGACCCCCATGTGCGAGCACTGCGGGTCCAGGGTGCACGAGACGGACAAGTGCAGGTTCCCGCCGGAGGAGAAGCTCTACGCGTTCAGGAAGCCAACCGCCGAAGGTGCGCTAACCCCGCACCAGGCCCTCCGCATCCTGGAGCGCGAGCTGAAAATTAACGAGGGCCAAGAGAACGAGGCGGCCCGGGAAGCGGCCCTGAACAGGCTCTGGAATCTCGTCCTCACGGGCGAGTAGAGGGTCAGCGCGAGAACTGAAACATGACATCACAGACAATGAAATGAGGTAACAGATGCCGGGTAACACGGCTATCGGCAAGGACGTGGTGCTGATCGGCCAGGAGGTGGTGGCCGAGTACCTGGGCGTGACCTCGCAGGCCGTCTCCAACTGGTACAACAGGGGCCTGGAGGGCATGCCGCCGTACGTCCCGGTCCACTACACGGGGGACAAGACCCCGGCCAAGGTGTGGCGGTGGACGCAGCTCCCGGCCTGGGGCAAGTGGCACGAGAAGCACAAGGCGGAGACCGGGCAGCACACCGCCGAGAGGAACAGGAAGACGGCGAAGGCAGCATGACGGAAGACAAGAAGCGCGGTGTGCTGGGCGGCATCGAGCCGGACCCGGACAAGGGGAAGCCGTACAGGCACACCCGGCGCAAGTGCCTCCTGATGATGGAGGGAATGAACGGCGGCAAGCACGGGGCCGCGCTGAAACTTCTCATCGAGAAGAGGCCCGAGGACGTGCTGGACGCGCTGATCGCGGTATCAGACGAACTAAAAAGGGAGTAAGAGCATGAATCATCTCACTACCGACCGCGCCAAGCGGGTCGGCGACGCCGAGCGGGACCTGTACGTGGAGCACCTGGCCGGCACGGTCGCCACCGGGCACCTGAAGCCAGCCGAGTTCACAGAGCGCCGGGACGCGGCCCTGGCCGCCGTCACAGCCGGGGACCTGATGAAGCTGATCGCGGACCTGCCCGCAGTCACCGTGCCGAAGCCGCAGCTCGTGAAGCTCAACCAGATGGGCACGAAGTTCAGGCCGGCCCAGTGGGGGGCGTGGATGCTGGCCAGCCTGCTGCTAGCCGCCGTCCCCGGCCCTGTCCTGACCTCCGTTTTCGGCGGGTTCGGCCACATCCCGCTCCACGGCGCGGGCTGCCTCTTCCTGACCGTCCTCGGCGTCGTTCTGTTCCTCTGCGCCGCCATCTCCCTGGCCCCGGACAAGACCGCGCCCGAGGACAATCCCGCAACCTGGCGGTAAAGTGCCGTCGCGATCCACGAAAGGAGCAAGACAATGACCGCATCAGACAACGAGGGCTGGCTCAAGAGTTCGCTGAGCTTCGCCAACGGCAACTGCGTAGAGGTGGCGAGCCTGTCCGACGGCGATATGGGCGTGCGCAACAGCAGGGACGCCACCGGGCCGGTCCTGCGGTTCACGCCGGACGAGTGGGACGCGTTCATCGGGGGCGCGAAGAACGGCGAGTTCGACCGAAACAAGTGACCGGCGGGTAACCACCGTGATAGCGTCGTTATCCTTCGCTCTTTGAAAATGTCATAACGGGAGCTGGGCAGGCGATCTTGCGTCGTCTGCCCAGGCCGGGGCATCCGAAACGCCCCCGGAGGGCTGAACCCTGACCCCGGCTGCGCCTGACTGCGGCCTCCTCCGTCTCCCCCTGCACTAGGAGAGTTCGTGAAGGGCACCAGCAAGGCGGCACTCCGGGCAACGGCGGAACTTCGCGCCACGGCGGCACTCCGCACCACGGCCGCGTTCCGCACTGGCAGGGCAAAGCGCGCCCTGCGCTTCTTCATTCTCCCGGCCGTCGTCGTCATCGGCCTCATCACCGTCATCGTCACGCTCACCCCCGGGCCGGCGACGGCTCGCGCGGGAGGCGTCAGCAACGTCAGCGCGGTAAGCGCCGCCGGCGCCGGCAAGATCGAGCAGGCATCAGCCCTGAACGCTGGCAGCCGGCAGGTCGCCAGCCTGAAGGCGCGCACGGCGGACCTGGCGGCGGCCCGCGCGGTCGCGCAGGCGGAGAAGGAGGCGGCGACGGCGAGAGCGGACCACGCGTTCCACATCGAGCACCTCGCCCACCTGAGGTTCCTGGCCGCGCGGGCTGCGGCGGCCAGGGCGGCTGCGGCGTCGGCGGCGTGGGCGAAGTCGCACCCTGCCCCGCTCGTGACGCACGCGAGCGTCACCCCGATCACGAGCACCGCCCCGGTATCGTCCGGCGTCTACAGCGAGTCGATGCTGGAGCGGCTCTGGGTGGCCGAGGGCGGGAGCGCCGGCGAGGAGGGCGTGGCCGCCTGCATCGCGGAGCACGAATCAGGCGGCAACCCGGGCGCGGTGTCGCCCACCGACGACTACGGCCTCTGGCAGATCAACGCGGTCAACGCCTCCCCCAGCCTGATGCTCAACCCGGAGGCGAACGCGCGGGAGGCCATCTCGCTGTCCCGTGACGGGACGAACTGGTCGCCGTGGACGACAGCGCCCGATTGCGCCGGGGCATCCGTCACGGCCGCCGTGAGCCCGTCAGGCGGCATCGTCGGCTTCGCGCTCAGCTTCAAGGGCTACCCGTACGTGTACGGCGGGACGAGCCCGGCCGGCTTCGATTGCAGCGGCTTCGCGCAGTACGTCTACGCCCGCTTCGGCAAGTCGATCCCCCGCACCAGCGAGGAGCAGGCCGCTTACCTGGCCAGGGTGTCAAGCCCGTCACCGGGCGACCTGGTGTTCTACTGGTCCGGGAGCGACGCCTTCCACGTCGCGATCTACATCGGCGGCGGCCAGGTTATATCGGCGCTCAACCAGAACGCGGGCGTGGTGGTGACGCCGCTGAGCTGGCCCGGCCCGGACTACAGCTTCGGAACACTCGCGTAATCCCGTCCGGGCAAAAGGTCCGGGGAATAAACGCAGGCCGGCGCGGCGCTGTAACAGCCGCGTCTCACCGGAAGCCCCGTAAACGGGCGGATGGTACTGTGTGCTCACTGTCAGCTCAATTTCAGGAAAGGCTCGAAACTATGCTTCGCAAGATTCGCAGCACCGCACTCGTGATGGCCACAGTCACGGCCCTCGCGCTGGGCGCAGTCGGCGCGGTCGCCGGAGTGGCCAGCGCGTCCGTGATCCCCGTGTACAACGTCTCGGTGGGCAGCTCGAACGGCGGCGTCGCCGGCTACTACTGGGGCGACGACCAGCACACCAACTGGCGGTACACGCAGACGACTGTGATCGCGTCGCCGACGCTGAACGACCTGAACGGGACCACCTCCTCGACCCTCGGGGCCGTGGGCACCGAGCTGTGCAACGAGAACGGCGGCCACGGCAACGGCGTCGCGGCGCAGATCGGCCTGTACTACACCGGGAGCGCCTACGGCGTCGCCTACGACTTCGGCGACTTCGCGTCCAACAGCTTCGACGATCCCTGCATCCAGGCCGGCTTCATCAACCCGGACATCGAGAGCGCGCCGCAGCTCCTGAGCCACACCGTCATCCACACGGGCGACCGCATCGAGCTGGCGATCTTCTACAGCCCGGCCGCCGGCGCGCACGGCCGCCACACCCTGGCGTTCGGCGTGACCGACCTGTCGCAGCTCAACGAGGCCCGCAGTCATGACGAAAGCGTGACCGCGCAGTCCTTCACCGAGTTCGGCACCGGGGTCGTTAGCGATGCCGCCAACGTGACCGCCGCCCTGGACAACAACCTGGAGACCTACACCAACTCCACGGTCAACTTCTACAGCGCGCACACCGCCGCGAAGCCGGTCGGCGACGAGGGCACGGGCTTCGGCGGCATCGGGGGCCTGACCATGGCGCAGTACGTGAACGTGTCAGATCAGCCCGAGATCAGCCCGAACGGCAGCCTGAACGGCCCGAACTTCACCGTTTACGAGGGCAGCACCACCCCGTAACAGATCACGTCCCTCAGGGGCGTACGGAGCTTCACCCAGGTGGAGCCCCGTGCGCCCCTCTATTATGCGCCGGGCCCGTTCCACAGAGCCCATGCCCTTAATCTCATTGCAGTAGACAGGACCGGGGCGCACCCCCAGCCTCCCGGCGGCGGCCGTGCACACGGAGCAGCCTCCCGGGTATGTGTGAATTGCCTTCACATTCTCCGGCGTGCTCTTGCCGCCCTCAGTGTCCGGGATCTCGTGGTCTCCGCCGTGCGCACCGTAATGAAAACACACCCAACAGCGGCCGTGATCGCGGACGACTACCTGGGCCACCAGGCGCCGCCAGGAGCGGCCCTCAGCGCCCGCCGCGCGCTTCGGGCGGGGCTTCCCAGTCACCGGGGGTCGTAATGCCCGTACCGGTACTGAAGAGACGGGCGCGCGTGCAGCTTGGCCATCAGCCGATCCTCCATCCCCTGCCGTGCAGCCAGTTATACGCGCAGCCGTGCACGCCCTCCGGCCAGTACCACTGCGTGGCGACTCCGGCGGGGGCGGCGAACATCCAGAGCGACCTCACAGAACTGGGACAACCTCGAACATCAGCATGTACTCGACCCCGACCTGGAACTTATCGAAGGCGTCGGGATTGGACACGAACAGCTCGATGTAACCGGAGGGCGTCGCCTGGGACCACTCGTAGTTCGGACTCTGCGGGTCGGCGTCGTAAACCGGTGTGAACCGGACCAGGCGGGCGGTGTCCTCGCTGTCGTCGGGGTAGTACTGCGGCTTCGAGTTGCCGATACAGCGAACCTTGGCCTTGACCATTGTCTCCTCCTGTAATGACGCCTGCACCCGCAGCGGCTCGTCCGTGGCCGCCAGGCACGCGTCGATGTCGCCGATGTCGTGCATGATCCCGGCCTGCTGCCGGTCTGACAGGAGCGCGGCCTGAAGGCCCGTGACCCGGCTCAGGTGCTCGCGCTCGTGCTCCAGCATGACGCGGGTCCAGCGTCGGAACTCCTCGATCCGGCAGCCGTCGTGGCACTCGCGCTCCATCAGACCAGGTACCACCAGTGAGCCTCCGGCCGAACGGAGAAGCCGCTGTCCCGCTGAGTCTTGGGACTGACGCCCGCCCCGGAATCATGAGGGCCCTGGCCGTTGTTGACGCTCTTATTCCGCATTACCGCTTCCTGCCTCCCGGCCCTTGATCCCGCCCACGGCTACCAGCGTCCCCCGTCAGGGTGGAACGTGCGCCAGCCGGCGCTGGCGGAGAAGCACGCAAGGCCGATGAACAGGAGGATGAACATGGTCCGGAGGTCGGACGCGACCGACTTGTCCACCCAGGCGACGACGGCCCCGATGATGAAGACGACCATGGCGATGAATCCGAGCATGGTTACCGCTCCCTTTCCAGAAACGTAAGAACCACCCTGAGACTACGCTCAGAGCGGTCCTCACGCCAGCAGCGCGGGTTACAGGCCTCTGGCCGCCAGAGCTGCCTCGACCGCCGCCTCGACGGCCTTGGCCGCCGCCACGACGTCCGCCTCCAGGGCGGGAAGCTCCTTCACGGCGGCGGCGGCCGCCGCCCGGACCTCGGCCGCGATGGCGGCCTTCTCGGTCTCGAACGCGGCCTCGGCGTCGGCGAGGGCCTTGGTGACGGCTTCCTTGATCGGGTGAAGGATGTCCTCGATGTCCTGCTCAAGCCCCATGGCGTTCTCCTCGGGTGGCGGGGTTGTGGATTTGATCGTCCAGTCGAGCGCAGTCTAGCTCCCGGCGCGGTAGTCCGGCCAGCCCGGCACCAGGCACTCCACCCTCGGGTCGCCCAGTCCCACCCAGCCCTCGGCTGCGTAGCGGTTAGCGCCGTGCGGGTCGATGGGCGCGAGCCTCGCCAGGTACCCCGCGTTAGCCCACCAGAAGTTCCCGCCGAAGATCCCCGGCTGGAAGATCTTCTCCGGGTACTCCCCCCGGGTCAGCCAGTGGCACCCCACCGCGTCCACTGTGTGTAGTGAGTTCACGCAGTGCTTCCACCGGCCAACAACATGACGCGTCATGTTCCTGCGCCAGGCATCGGCGAATGCGCCCCCCTGGAACGAGCCCTTGCCGTGCGCGTACATGACCGGCGTGGCCGGGTCAGTGGAGTCGTCCTTGGCGAACTCGTGCAGCGCGTCTAGGGTGACCATCTCGAAGCCCTCGGCGGCCTGCGTGAATAGCCGCCAGGCGGGCCATTTACCGTCGAGCCAGTCCATGGCCTCGATCCGCTGCGCGGGGCCGCCCACGATCCCGACGCGCACGTCCCCGTCGAACCAGGCGTCATCGAGAGCCTGGAAAAACTCGCGGGCGGGCGGCAGCCAGTTGGCGCCGTGGTGGGCGTCCCCGACCCAGAGGTGATAAAAACAAACGGGCGTCATCAGCTCTCGCACCTGAAATTCCTCAGTCTTCCTCCAGGTCCAGGCTGTCCGTGTCGTAGACCGTCAGCACCTCGGTGGGGTTGAACGAGGCGACCTTGCGGTCCCCGGAGTACACGACCACGTACAGCGAGCCGCCGTTCTCGGGATTGGCGGGCGGCTCGGTCCAGTAGTCGCCCTTGACGGCGTAGACCGCGCCGGCGAGCATCCGGACGATGACCGTCACGCTCAGCCCGTTGTGAAGTCAGCGCTGGCGAACACGCCGGGGCCGAGGTGCTCGGTGCCGGGGCCGGACGCGGACAGGTGCGCTGTGTACCGGACGCCCTCCGTCATGCCGCCGCCCTCCCACTCGCGCACGGTGCCGGGGATCTGGCGCGGGTAAGAGTCCACCAGGCCGTCCGGCCCGTAGACCCAGACGACGAAGTGATCGACCACGGCGTGCCCGTCGAGCGGCGGCGCGGCCCACGCCAGCTTCACGGTGGTGTGGCCGGCCGAGACGACCCGCAGGTCCGCCGGGGGGCCGTAATGCCAGTCGGCGGGGGGCGGCGGGGGCGCGGGCACGTCGAAGACGGCGGCGTCCCACACGTCCGAGTCGAAGTCGGGGATCGAGGCCCACTGGGTGGCGTCGGCCTGCGGGTAGCCGCAGACGGCCGGGGAGCAGATGTGCTCGCGGAACAGCCAGTGCGCCGTCCACAGGAAGTACGAGGACCGGGCGAACCCGGCCGAGGCCAGGGCGGCGCTCACGAGGTGCGCGTCGCCGGCCGAGCAGTAGTACACCGGCTTCGCCGTGACCCCGCCCCTGCCGAGGCGCTGGAACGCGGGGGCTTCGGCGGGCGTCGCGTTGCCCGGCTCGATGTCCAGGCACGCCACGCGCTCGGCGGTCTCTACGGCCGGCGAGATGGAGACGAGCTTCGCCCCGGAGGCCTCGAACCTGGCGACGAGCGCCGCCCAGTTGTCGAACGACCCGTAGGCGTAGCCGGCGTACACGGGCAGGCCCGCCTGGAGGTTGGCGACGTAGATCGAGTCCTGGCCGGCGAGGGTCGCCGCGCCCCCGAGCAGGTCCGCCGGCGCGAAGAGGCCGTGCTGAACGCGCCACGCCTTCGACGGGAACGCCGAGGACGGGCGGCCGAATGCGCCGCCGGAGTAGTCGAGCCGGGAGTGGACGGTAGCGGGAGCGGTCATGTCGCCTCCACGTACGGCAGGTTGTGATGGCAGGCCGCCAGAGCGCAAATCGGGCAGACGAGGCCCGCCGCCCCCTCGTCCTCGTGCGACATCGGGTTGACCTCGGCGCCGTCGTCGCCGGGGGGCGCGAGCGGCGGCCCGGGGATCTCCCCGTTCTTCGGCTTGTCCCTGGCGGCGGTCATGCGGCGGTCAGCTCCCTCGCCTTGTCCTCGACCGCCTTGCGGTCCGTGCCGTCGAACGGCCCCTCGACCGACAGCCACCGGGGCCGCCAGTCGGGGCCGCCCTCGTCGAGGGGGTCCTTCCGCGCGAGCGGGGTGCCGGGACCGAACCGGTAGACGACCAGGAACGCCCGGCCGTCCGGCGCGGGAACGCCCATGACGAACTTCCGGTCCCTGTCGGCGTCATCCAGGTTCTGCGGCTGGAGGCGCGCGGCGAAGATCTTGCCCACCGTGGCCTCGTCAACGCCGCCCCTCGCCAGCGCGCCGCAGACTTCCTCAGTGCTCAGGTACCCGTCCGTGAGGCTCATAGCCCGCAGCCTACATCAGTTGTCGGTGGGTATCGACTTGAACCACACGTTGGCGATCCAGGCTGCGATCGGCGGGTACTTCACGGGATGACTGCACACGCCATTGATGCCGCAGACGGGGCAGGTGATGCCCGTGTGGTCCTTCTGCTGCTCGCTCATGCACCGAGGTTAACCGGTCGTGAAGAATCAGGCTAGCCAACTGCGCGCCGGCGGAGACGGGCCCACACTACCAGGGATCGCGCGAATACCAGGACGGAATGCCCAGCTCGGGATACGAGACTCCGTACCGATGCTGGCTGTGCCCCCAGGGCTTCCCGAACTCCTTGCACTCCCAGATCGTGTAGTACCCGCACCAATTGGAGCCATTGCTGCTCGCGATCTTGCAGTCCCGGTGACGGGCGTAGAACCGGCCGGCCCTCGTCGGGCGCAGCCACCAGAAGCGGCTCATCCGCGCCCCCGCAGCCTTAGCCGCAGCGCCCGCCGGGCGGGCTTCCGCAGCATCTTCGCCTGATCCGCCATCACCCTCTCGACAGCGCTTCGGGGCCGGGTTCTATTCCGGTCGCGCCAGCCGTCGCACAGGAGCCAGCCTCCGGTGAGCCCGAAAAGGTAGTTCAGATCGCCCTGGTGGCGGGCGACGGCCGGGATCTTCACGCTGGCGGCCATCAGCCCGAAGAGGGCCGCGTAGACCGCGAGAGCGAGCAGCAGGCCCCTCACGACGAATCCTGCCAGGCGAGAAACGGCTCGTCGGCGTCCGCCCCGATGAGAACATCGAACCCGGGACTGGACAGAACCGACGTGGCCATGGACGCCACCAGGTGGCTGCGGGCCGCCAGCGCGTCGGCCTCCGGCACCCAGACCAGGATCTCGTCGTGGATCGGCAGCAGGGGCAGGCTCCCCCACGGCGTCTGGCTCCAGCGGATCACCCCGTCCACCAGCAGCTCCCGGGCAGTGCCCTGGATCGCGTAGTTGCCGAAGGCGTGGGGGGCGTTCACGTAGATGTTGCGGCCCGAGTAGGTCCGGTAGACGCCCCGGCGCTTCCCGTCGAGCTGCTGGCTGAAGTTCTGCCCCGTCTCGTAGTCGCGCCAGACGGTCATGCCCTCGTAATAGCACTGGCGGAGCCACTTGTCCCAGGCGACGTACACGGGCGCGATCTCGTCGAACGCCGACCAGACCCGCTTCATGTCCGCGACGTCGCAGTACACCTGGTCGGCCGCCGTCTCGGGGCCCCCGCCGAACAGGCGGCAGAAGATCCCGCGCTTGCACATGTACCGGTGCTCGTACAGGGCCCCCGGCCCGAACGCCGTGTGAGCCGCGAACCAGTGCAGCCCGGTGTGGGCCTTCCCGCACTCGCAGGGGTTGCCGTCGCACGCGTAGCACTTCGGCGAGATCTCGGCCGCCAGCAGGTCCGCGTCGCCGGAGAGGCCGGCCGCGACCTTGATCTCGCACCCCTGGAAGTCGGCTGAGATGCCGAGGTACCCCGGGTCAGCGCGGACCGACGCCCGGATACCGCCCTGTCGCGAGAACTGCTGCCCGTTGGGGCGCACGCAGCTCGTCCGGCCGGTGTCCGCGTTGATCGTGTACACAGTCGGCCTCATCCGGCCGTCGCCGTAGTCGCACAGCGTCTCCAGCGGCCTCAGCAGCAGCCCGAGCGTGGTCACGTTGTGCCGGTACTCCAGGATCTGCTTGCACAGGTGGTGCAGAAGCTGGTTGTCGGTCCGGGCGACCTTCTCCAGCTCCTTTTTCGCGGCGGAGGGGTCTCCGGTCTTCTTCGACACGCCCAGGCCGATTTCCGGGAACTGGGCTATGAGCGCCTTCGCGACTTCCGGCGAGCTGGGGTTGGAAATGCGATTTTCGCTCAGAATGGAGACATCGACCTGAGCCTGATTTCTGGCGTGCTCGTGCTTTTTGATCATTTCCTTGATATGCGGCGAATCGAGCTTGAAGCCGTCAAGGCCGACCCGGGCGCATTTGGCCTCGAACCACCTTTCGCGCTCCAGCACGGAATCGGCCACGGGCAGCGGGGGCAGTACGCGCATAACCGCCGCCAGGTCGAGGACGTCCGATCCGGCGTAAATCACCATCGTGACGCAGTTCTTCCGGACCATGTACCAGCCGCTGCGCTCCGGGGGCGTCGTGACGTCGGTCTCGACCAGGCAGCCCATCACCTTGAAAAGCGCGTTCTTGGCCTTTTCCGCGTTCGGCGACACCGCGTACTCGAAGAGGAGATCCCCGGCGGCCTCCTTGAGCTTGGAGGCGTCCGACCCCGAGAGCTTCGGGTCGGTGAGCTTCAGGTAGAGCACCGAGTCGTGCATCTTGGCCCAGATATCGTCCCAGGAGATCAGGCCGGCCACGACGCACGGGATGGCGTCGGCGGCGGCAGAGTGCGCCGAGATCTTCCTCGCCAGGCCGAGCGCGAGCGAGGCGATCTGCATCTGCTCCGGGACCTGCGCGTCGAAGACCACCGCCGCGTGCTCATTGCCGAGCTGGATCGTCCGCAGCTCGTACAGCTGGTGGCCGAGGGGGTAGCCGGACGTCTCGCAGTCGAGGAACAGGTGGTCCAGGCACAGCTCGATCACGGCCCAGGCGTCCATGTCGCTGACGTGCCTCACGGTGCCGTCCCGGAAGACGACTGCGGGCAGCTGGACGGTCCCCCCTTCAGCTTCCTCCAGCTTCGCCCTGGAGGCCGCCTGCCTGGCCTCCACGCGCTCCTGGGCCCTGGCGATCTTGAGCGCGTCGCGCTCCGCCGCCCTGGCGGCCTTTGCCAGCGCCACCGTGGCCGCCTTCTCCGCCTTGTCCGCCGCGATCTGCTCAGGTGTGCGCCGGATGCGCTTGGCTACTTGAGGGACGGGCTGGGGGACGGGCTCGGGCGGGGGCGCGTAGGGGTTCAGCGGGTTTTCGGGCTTGGGGGGGACATCCGGTCCTGGCGGTACAGGGGCATTTTCGACATTTCCGGCCGGAAATTCAAATAGAGGCACAACCGGGTCGGCCCTGGGCTCCAGCGCCATCGGCGTCCGGTTGTCCACGTGCGCCAGCGCCTCGGCCCGCGCCTCGACGTCCTCTGCGCTCACAGCAGCCAGTCTCCCGTCGTCCTGCCTGACGATGCGCCCGGCCAGCATCTCCGCGTCGATGATCTCCCGCCAGCCGAACGGGTCGCGGTAGAGGGGGCCGGGGGCGTCGGCCAGGTGCGAGCTGAGGCGGCCGGGGAACTCCCACTCGCCCGAGGCGAGGGCCGCGTACAGCTGGTCCGATGCGTCCACGGGGCGATCCTACGCCACGCTGCGGGCCGAAACAGGCGCGAGTGACGGCCTGAGCGCCCTGACAGGCTGAAAAACGCCCGTCACACCGTCTGACCTGGGAAAAGTTATAGATATGGCAGATGACAGTAGTTTTTTGTAGTTAGGCTCCATGTGTGTGTGCGCACATGCGCATATATATAGGTACATTTTTTACTGTCATAAGTGTCAAAGTGTCATAAATACCTGGTCAGAGGGTGTGACGGTGAAATGACGGTTGTGACGGTGCGATTTGGCGAGTTCAACTGTCACAACTGTCATCTTTAGGGCGTAATCCCTGGTCAGGGCACATGACAGTGACAGTTTGACAGTTGTGACAGTAAAACACGCTACTTGGGGCCTGGGGAGTTATCCACAGAAGTTATCCACAGGGGTGGTGCCCGAACCGGGCGAACCACTTGTTGGCCTTGACGAACTTCCCGCCTGTCCAGAAGCCCCAGGCGCGGGTCTTCGGCCCGGTCACCATGACGGTCCAGGCTCCTCGCTCCCCGGGCACCACGGTGTGCTGGTGCAGGGCGGGACGGTACCGCAGGGCGGGGGCCCGGAGAACATCCTCGCCGCCCGGGTTGAAGTCGGTGTACCCGCCGCGCACGACGAGGGTGACGAACCACCAGGGATGGTCGTGGAAGGCCCGGTCGTCGTCGGGCTTCAGCCAGTGGTGCACCCGCAGCGAGCCGAACGGCAGCTCCAGCTTCCACCGGATGACGTACGGGCACTGCGGCAGGCCCAGCTTCTCGGCCCGCGTCAGCACCGGGGGATGGTTTCGAGCCACCGACCTGCGCGTAATCTGCGCGCTGCTCTGCCTCTGAGCTACCCCGGTTCGGCGGAGCCCGCCGCGCTTGGTGGGCTCCCAGTCCTGCACGACGACAACCTACCTCACTGTCAGGGCCAGTAAGCGGCCAGCTTGGTGACCGCCTTGACAGGACCCGTGTAATCGCTGGTGAGGGCGTTTACCGTACCGATCTTGTCCGCGTACCAGTACGGACACCACACGAGGTCGCCCGGCTTTACCCGGAGCCGGGTTAGCCAGGTCGCCCCGTCAGCGACTATCTTTACCGGCTGGACCAGGTACCCGCGATGGGGCGGGCACTTATGACTCTGCCGGCCGTTTATCACGGCAGCCTCAGTGCGGTAATAAGGAGAATACGAACCACACTTCAGACACTCGACGTTGTACCAGGTGACAGGCTTGTTATAGTGCGTCATCTGAACAGGGTGCGCCACATAATTCTTAGTGCTGAGAACCGGCATCCTTTATCTCCTATCTGTACGGGCTGTCGTCTTCCTTGCGGTTCTGACGCCGGATGATAGACGCCACCCGGTCGATCGGGTAGTCCCTGACCACGGACTTCTCGACCACCTCCTGTACGACTGCCTTGGTTTCCGCCGTCAGCGCCACGTACACGCCGGGGGGCAGCGCGGCGATCTCGCCGGTCACCGGGTTCCGGTACAGGCCCAGCGCCCTCAGCTCACGGTCTTCCTTGCGCTGGGTCCGCGCCTTGTACTGGGTGAGCTTCAGCTCGTCAGGCGTTGGCGCGATCTCGGGCTGCTCAACGAGCTGCTGCGGGTACACCAGAACAGCCCCGGCCCGGAAGGCGGGTATCACTTCCTCGTTGATCTTGCGCCGCAGTTCAGCGCTGAGCCCGTAGGCCAGGTGGTTGACGCCGGACTCGGTGAGCCAGTAGGGGCTGGGCTTGCCCCGCCCACGCATGCCGAGCTTCACCGCTGAAATCTCAGCGGTGAACGTCACGTAGTCCCATTCATCGAGCGTGGGGATCACGTTGTTGGGCCTGAGGCCGAAGGTACTGGCCACGTCTGGCATGTACGCGACGCGCCTGCCCTCGTGCTCGATGGTGCGGATCTGGCCGCCGTTGAAGGGCACCAGCTCGGTGCCGGGGTTATCTGGCATGCCCCGTGCAACAGCGGTAAGTAGCTGAACATTCCGGCCTTCAGGCTGAGCGGTCGGTTGCGGCCGGCGCTGTGCTTGTTGGCCGGGTAGCCCATCTGGGTGAGCCGGGTTCCGAATTTGGTGTTGGTCATGATCTCGGAGCGGGCCAGGTTGTTGCGGACGCCCCACGCCACGAACGCCTCGTAGAGCTGCCCGCCCGGGGTGCTGCCCTTCGGCTCGCACCCGTCGTGCACGAACCGGGCGACGTGATCCTGCTCGGTGACGGCCTCCGCGAACGGGGTCAGCGCCTCGGCCGCCATGTCGGTCAGGGAGGGGTCCGCCATCACCCTGCTGGCCCGCTGCATCATCTCCCACAGCACCGCCGGGGCCTCGGCCTTCCAGGCGTCCGACAGGCCGCTGTGCCCGTCCCAGATCTTCCTGGACACCGCGCCGATCCGCTTCCTGTCCCCGGGGATGGGAAGATAGCGCACGCGCACCGCCCAGACGTTCTCGTCGGTCAGCGGCAGGTCGTCGTTGCCCGCCAGCAGCAGGGTGTGCTGCATGGTGAACGTGACCGGCATCTTGCCGTTGACCGCGCGCCCGGTGAGCTTCCCGCCGCCTGACAGGTTCTTCAGCTTCTCGGTGGCGATCTTGGACGCGGGCGGCGTCTCGTCCATCCACACCAGGCGCTTGCCCTTCAGCCGCAGGAACGTCTCGTCGTGCCCGGTGCGGCCCGTCAGGATCTGCGCCGGGAGCTGCTCCGCGTACGACCCGAGCAGGTCCACCAGGACCATGAGGCGCGTCGTCTTGCCCATGTTGCCGTCGCTCTTGAAGTTGGGCAGCAGCTTGTTGCCGCCGCGCAGCACCGACGCCAGGACGTTGAGCGCGTACTCCCGCAGCTCCTTGTCCGGCCACTGGGCCGCGTTCAGCTCGTCCCACAGCGGGGTCTCCCCCGTGCCGGGGACATAGCCGGCCGACAGTAGGTGCGGGGTGCCCGGATCGACGTCGGCCGTCTCCAGGGTGCGCAGGTCGTACGGCGTGCCGCCGGCCCAGAACACGCGGCCGTCCGCGTCCATGTCCATCTCCCGCAGGCGCGGCTCCAGGTTGGGCCAGAGCGCCCGCATCTTGGCGGCGACCCTGCCGGAGGTGGCGGACATGTGCAGGTAGCTGTAGAGCTTCTTGTCGAGTTCCTCGGGGTCGGGCGCGGTGCCGGGCATCGCCGGGCTCTTGCCGTCCCAGTTGGAGTCCTTGGGACGGGGCACCAGGTCGGCCACGCGGGCGACGACGGACGGGCACGGGTCCTCCGGGCAGCGCTCCCAGTGGTCGCCCACCCGCTGGAAGTGGTCGCCCGTGTCGGCGGCGTAGGCGTACCCCATCGCCAGGCCGTAGCCCAGCACCTGCTTGGCTAGCCACTGGTCGTTGCCGTAGGTGATGGCGAGCGCCGGCCGGTCCGGCTCCGGGGTCGCGTACACCTCCTGCCGTTCCTGCCGGCCCTGCTCCGCCGCCTCGGCCGCAGCGCGCTCGCGCTCCGCCAGCTCCGCGACCAGGCCCTCGTAGCCGCCCCGGTGGAAGGCGCCCCAGAACTCCCGCTCCCGCCGCTCGCCCTCGTCCACCTTGCGCTGGGCGCTGGAGATCTTGGTCTCGATCTGGCGCGGCGTCCACGGCTCCGAGATCGGCTTGAGGATGATGTTCAGCCGGTCGTGAATCTGGTCCTCGTCCAGCCCGTTCGCCACCATGGACATGATGTCGGCGGTGAGCTGGCTGTCCCCGGTGATCTCGTAGTTGTCGTCCTCCCACGTGCCGGCCGTGGTGCCGTCGCCCTGCCCGGTCCGCTGCTTGCGCGGCTCGGCGACCAGCGCCCTCATCAGGGCCTCGGTCGCGACGATCCACGGCCGGCCGGTCGCGGTGTACCTGGTCCCGGTGTGATGGACGCCCTCGACGTAGGTGAACCCGGCGGACTTGACGTCGCCCCAGGCGGTCTGCCCCTGCGCGGGCCACCAGCCGGCCAGCTCCCCCGGCACCTGGACCATGATGTGCGACCGGACAGCGCCCTCGGGCGTGACCCGCCGCGAGGTGACGATCGCGTCCAGGTCCTCGCCGAGGATGTCGGCCGCGTGACTGGCGGCCCAGTGCTCAGGGTGGTCGATGTCGATGCCTATGGTGCGCGACGTGCGCGAGCACGCGATACCCCACTGCCACTGGCCGTGCTCGGCGTGCGGGGGCTTGCCCTGCGCGTGCTTCTCGCCGGCCCGCTGCGCGCCGTAGGGGATCTTCTCGTACGACCCCACGTCGGCGCTGGCCACCTTCGACCCGTCAACGGCGTTGTACCAGCGTATCCAGGAAGGCGCAAAGGGCTGAACAGTCACACGTCACTCCTCAACTCCGCACCGGGGGGTATCGACAGCATAGCCCTGTGATCGACGGGAACACAGGGGCGCGTCATGTTGTTCCGCCGGGTATGGACAACAAGACCCCGCCCCCGTCAGCGCCCCCCTTGACGGGCATGCCCCCCGGCCCCGGGCCCGACCGGAAGACCCTCGCGCTTGAGCGCATCGCGGACAGCCTGGAGGCGCTGGAGAACCACCTGGTGCCGTTCAGGAACTTCGACGGCGCGGCGGTGTCCTCGGCCGTGTACCGGAGGCTGCTGGCCGTCCGGAATAAGCCCCGGGAATAAGCTGCGACCGGTCGTAGTTGTGCACATCGAAACCCTATGCGGGCAACGGCCCGCGCCCCCTACTGTGGAGGAAGAACATGCTGGACAACGACCTGTGGGAGCACGTCACTTCCACCGGCACTAGGCACGGCACCATCGAGGTGACGCCGGAGACGGCCAAGATCATCGTCGCCCGCGTCAGCCCCGAGCCCGGGAAGCAGCGCCCGGTCATCAGGAAGCAGGTGGAGCGGTACGCGGACCAGATGACCCGGGGCAAGTGGCGGGACATGGCCGGCGGCGACCTGCTGTTCGACTGCGACGGCTACTTCCGTGGCGGGCAGCACCGGCTGCTGGCCCAGATGGACTCCGGCGTCACCGTGGCCTACAAGGTCCGCTGGGACCAGGACGAGGACGAGATCGCGGCGGACAACGAGGGCGGCAGGCCGTGGGCGGCCGTGGACATCGCGGGCGGGGACGCGCCGCACCGGAAGGTCCGCCAGGGCATCGCCACCTCGCTGCTGACCATCGACCACGAGCAGGGCCTGATCGGGAACCAGCCGACATGGCAGCCCGCCCGGCTGGACGTGGCGGAGGGGGTCAACGACCCGCGCGTCATCCGCGCCGCCGTCCTCGCCCAGGGTTTCCGCAACTCGATCCCCGGCATCCAGGGCACCTCGATCGGGATCATGTACGCCATGGCCTGCAACGCCAACGGCAGCGGCGGGGAAGTCGCGCCGTACTTCTTCGAGAAGCTGCGGACAGGGCACGGCCTCTTCCCGGGAGACCCCATCGACACACTGCGGAACATGCTGCTCGGCGTGTCGTTCAGGAACCTGGCGCAGAAGAAGTGGCAGACCATGTACGTCACCGCCCGCGCGTGGAACTACCACGTGAACGGCGAGAAGGTCGCCAAGCTCCAGCGCTACACCCCGCCCACCAACCTCCCTCTCCGCATGATCGGCTGGAAGCCCTTCTTCCCGCAGAAGGAAGAGGACAGGGCACTGCGCGCACTGGGCTCGGAGACGATGGTGGCGAGGACCACGAGGGCGGCGAGGGGCCGGTGAGCACCACGATCACCCGGGCCGCGCTGGCGCAGTTTGTCGCCGAGGGCATCGCGCACCAGAACGCGGGATCGTGGCCGTTCACCCCGGCGGAGGAGGACGCGCTCCGCGAGGTAGCCCGGACGACGCCCCGGGTGGCGTGGGGGCAGACGACGGCAGACCCGGACGGCTGCGGCTGCCCGCTCACCCAGGCGGGCATAATCGTCACGGGCACCAACTCCCTCTTCTGGGGGACGTTCGACAAGGCGCTGTGGGACAAGGCGCGGGCGGCGGCGGGCGTGCTGACGGTGACCGATGACTGACCCCCGGAGCGGGGGGCCGGGGTCGTGCTCGCTCTGCCTCGCGGCGGGGCCGCACGCCCATCCCGCTCCCGGTGTTTTCGCTCCCGCTCCCTTCCCTGCGCCCGTGCCCCAGCCGAAAGTCAAGAAGCGGGTGAAGGTCGAGCCGGAGGAGGGCGGCGAGCTGGAGCAGTTCCTGATCGCCAACACGGCGGCGGCGAGCGCGGCGAAGGAGGCGGGCGAGTCGGCGGAGGAGTGGAAGCTGGCCGTCAAGACCTGGCTGCTGTCGCTGTTCCCGCCGCTTGCTGACGGCACCCCCAACCCGGATATGCCCGACGCGTTCGACGTCACGGCGGACCCGCACGGCCGCTACCCGGGCTACACCATGACGCTGAAGGAGGGCCACCACCTCGACGCCGATCGCATGAGGCTGGACGGGGTGTACGACTCCATCCACGGGGCGTACGACGTGCCGAACAAGCCCTCGTGGGAGCTGCGGCCGGACGCGCAGGGGAGGAAGCCGAGGTGAGTCACGAGTACAGGTACTGGGTGTTCCGAACGGAAAAGCACGGCCGGATCACGTACTGGCAGATCGAGAAGTGGCCCGTGTACGCCATCTGCCTCAACCTGCTGATCATCCTCGGCATCCTCGTCTGGTGGATCGTGAAGTTACGTAACGACAAGTGAAGTGAGGCAGCAATGGCAGACGTCACGACGGACCGCAAGAACGGCGGGATGCCCGAGTGGGCGCTCGTGCGGTCGTACTGGGTGAACAACGGCGGGAGGCGGTTCCTCACGAGGCTCATCCTCGTCCGGACGCCCTTCGGCGGCGTCGAGGTCACCCGCATCCACACCGACGACAACGCCCGCCCGCACCCGCACGATCACAGCCGCAGCTTCGTGTCCTTCAAGCTCGGCTCCTACGACGAGTGGGTGTACCACGACCCGGGGGACCTGGCCGTGCGCAGGTTCCGGCGGCACCGCCGGCTCTCGGCCCACCTGATGCGCGTCTCGGCGGCGCACACCATCACGCGGGTGAGCCCCCGCCTGGTGACGGTCACGCTCCTCGGCCCGCGCCGTCAGCGCTCCAGCTACTGGACGCCGGACGGGAAGCGGCCCTCCGGGGCCAACCCGGACAGGGAAGGAGGCGATGATGGCGGCGCTGTACGAGTACCGGCTGGTCTCTGACGGGAAGCCCCCGGTGGACGGCGACAGGGGCGGGGTCACCTACGTGGCCCAGGAGGATTTCGTCCGCCTCAACCGGCAGCAGCGCCGCGTGTTCGACGTCATGCAGGACGGGCGGTGGCGCACGCTGCACGATATCGCCATGCTGACCGGCGATCCCGAGGCGAGCGTCAGCGCGCGGCTGCGCGACTTCCGCAAGCCCGGTTTCGGGGGCTCAACGGTGGAGAGGCGGCCGGCGTACCGGTCCGAGTGAGGTGACGATGGCGGCGTGCGGCGAGTGCGGGGCGCGCAAGGGGCACCTGGACGGGTGCTCCCAGAAGGCGAGGCAGAAGCGGGGCGGAAGGCAGCCGGGCAGGGACCGCGAGAACGAGCGCGGCGGCCGGGAGCCACGGCGCGCGAAGTTGTGCATGCAGACGGACGGCGGCTCCAATGAGCCGGAGCACCGGGGCATGAGGCACGTGTGCGCCCAGGATAAGGGCCATGGGGGCAGTCATCGGTGCTCGGGGTGCTCGCACGCCTGGTAACCGCCTCCGGCTGCCAGGCGCGCGAGATCCCGGAAAGTCAGAGGGCCGCTGTAGAGTTGCCCCATGCCGCCCCTGAACCGCCTGGAGCAATTCGCGAGCGCGCCCACGGTCTCCCCTCTGCTCGCCCAGAGCGGCAACAGCCCGTGGGCGCAGCGCTATTCGCAGGAGCTGAAGGACGTGGTGCTGCGGTACGCCGCGCGCCTGCCCCGCAACGTCCAGCGCCGTCTCGGCCCGAGCGAGCTGGGTCACGTGTGCGACCGCCAGGTGGTCGGGAAGATGGCCGGGGTCACGTTCGGGGGCTCGGCGGGCGCGGTCGGCGGCATGTACGCCTGGGCGTCGGTGGTGGGCACCGCCATTCACGCGTTCCTGGAGCAGGCGTTCACCTGGGACAGCGAGCAGGGGCTCAACCCGGCCCGGTGGCTCACGGAGCAGAGGGTGACGCCCGATCCCGGCGCGGCGGAGCCCCACCCGGGCACGGCCGACCTGTACGACGTCACCTACCGGGCCGTGGTCGATCACAAGGGCCAGTCGGAGGCGGTGCGGGCCCGGCTGCGGAAGGACGGGCCGCCGCTCCACTACTTCCTCCAGCTGCTGTTCTACGCGATCGGCTACGCGCAGCTCGGGTTTGACGTGCGCCGTGTCGCGCTCGTGTCCTGGCCCCGCACCAAGTCCACCCTCGATGACATCTACGTGTGGGAGCGCCAGATCACGGCGGCCGACCTGGCGCTGGCCCTGGAGTACCTGGAGCGGACGAAGGTCCGCGAGCAGGCGGCGGGCTACGTGGCGCAGGGGGCGATGTCGCTGTGGGACGTGCCCGCCGCGCCCAGCGCCGAGGACTGCGAGTTCTGCCCGCTGTACAACGCCGCCGCGCTGCGCGAGGGCACCAGCCAGGGCTGCCCCGGCACGTCCATGCTGAGGAAGAGGTACGCATGAGCTGGCGGGACTTCTGGCTGGGCGTGGCGCTGCCCACGGTGCTCCTCATGGCCGGCCTGACCCTCCTCGTGTTCCTCGCCCACGGATGCTCGGCCGGGCCGGTGACGCGGTGAGCCTGGCCTTCTGCTGCGAGATCTGCTGCTGCGACACCCCTCGCTGGGCGATCGAGCGGCATGGCGACGCGGTTGTCACCTGGTCGTGCTCGGCCCACCTGCCCGAGGTGTGCGAGCGGCTCCAGCGCCCCGGGGAGCAGACGAAGCTGACGATGATGGCGAGGGCTCTGACGTGAGGAAGAGGTACGCATGACGAAGTTCGCCGTCGAGGTCACCGGGTACTGGGGCGGCCTTGAGCCTCCTACGGCCGAGGATATGCGCGCTGCGCTTGAGTACTGGGGCATGGACGTGACGTTGATCGAGGTAACGCCGCCGAAAGGTTGACAGCGGGCGGGAAGGGCGCGGTACTGTGGCGAGTGCCCCGCTGGGAAGCGGAGGCCGCGTAAGCCCCGGGTGGCACCGGGCCGCACTCAACTGTCAACTGGCCTTCCGCGACTGACTCTTCCCAAGGGACACTGATGACTTACCCGCAGCCTCCTTACCCGCCGCAGCAGCAGCCCGCCGGGTACCCGCAGCCGGGGTACGCTCCCCAGCCCGGGTACCCGGTGCAGCCCCAGTACGCGCCCCAGGTGCAGTACGCCCCGCAGCCCCAGTACGCCCCGCAGCAGCCTCCCGCGCCCGCCGGCCCGCCGGCCGCCCGCGCCACGCTCGCCGAGTTCATGGACCAGCCGACCGGGGGCGGCGGCGCTGCGATCACCAAGTTCTTCGGCGGCCCCCCGCCGCGCCCGCAGGGCTCCTGGCTCCAGATGCAGGTGCAGCGCGACCTCATCCCCTCCGACGTGGAGCACCAGAAGGACGACGCCGGGGTTCTCCAGTACTTCAAGCGCAACAACCAGCCCGACTTCAGCCGGCCGAAGCTGGTGCTGGTCATCAAGACGAACCTGCTCGCCTCCAGCGACCCGGCCGGCGCGCAGCAGGTGTTCACGGACGGCATGGCGTCGATCTGGCTGAAGGGCGTCACCAAGGACGCGCTCGTCGCGGCCATCGGCCAGGCCGGGCTCCCGAACCCCGACAAGATCCTCGCGTCGGGGAAGATCGGCGGCGCGGTCATCACCATGGTCTCGGCCGGCGAGAAGCCCTCCAGCCGCCCCATGTACTCCGCGACCAAGCTGTACAACTTCACGTACCAGCCCGGCGGCCGCGAGATGGAGGCGTTCGAGGACCCTACTCCGCAGGCCGTCTCCGCCACTGCGTCTGCGGCCCCGGCCTTGCCTCCGGCCATGTCTTCTGCACCCCTGGCCCCGCCTGCTACCGAGTACGCGATGACGGCCCCTGCGCAGTACCAGCAGACGCCTGCCCCGGCTGCCCCGCCATCTATTTCGGCGCCCCCTGCCCCGGCTGCCCCCGCGCCTAGCGCGCCCCCGGTGCCTGCGGCGGCCTATCCGCTTCCTGCTCCTCCTGCCCCTCCTGCCCCTCCTGCCCCTCCTGCCCCTCCCGCCCCTCCCGCCCCGAACGGTTACGCGCCCCCGGCTCCGCCGCAGGTCAACCCCGGCTACGGCCAGGTTCAGGGACCGCCCGCCGACCCGGCTCGGTACCAGCAGCTCCCGCCGGTCCCGGGTCAGCCCCCGATGCCGCCTGCGCCCCCTGCTCCTCCCGGCCAGCCGCCGATGTCCGCCGAGATGCAGGCCACCCTCGCCCGGCTGCACGGCCAGACCCAGTAGCCCTCAGGGGAAACGGGGTAAGAGCCCGCCGGGCGAGCTGAACGAGCCCCTGAGGGGGAGTCGGAAAAGCCCCGGCGGGCTCTTTGCTCAGTTCACAGGGCTGTGAGGAGAGGTAACAGTGGCCGCGTACCGGTATCACGTCGAGCTGGAGGACGGGAATACGCGCCGGACCTGCTGGGTTGACAAGCGCATGAGCCCCGGGCACGGCGACCTGAAGCCTAGGGCGGGGTTGATCACCCGCCGCCGTGCCCGGGGCTCTTTACTCAGTTCACAGGACTGTGAGGAGAGGAACAGCTCGCAACAAGGGTGTGAGGAGACGTAACAGTGGACTACCGCGACGGCAGCCTGGACCGGCTCGCGGACGGCAGGTACGACAAGGCCGTGCTGTGCGGTCACATCGAGTGCCAGAACTACCACCCGAGCCAGAACTGCGATCACCCTCGGAAGATCCGCCTGTCCGTTGACGGGATGGACTGGCAGCACGGCGAGGTGGCCACCGAGCTGAAGAAGCTGACCCGGGTGCCGGAGCGCTGCAAGGACAACAGCGGCGAGGTCACGGTCCCGCTCACCTGGGCCATGGTCACCCAGCTCTCCGGGCTGATGCAAGAGGGCGGCTACGGCTGGCGGCCCGATCCCGGGCTGAACCAGTGGATCGAGGCTGAGTTCCTGCGGCGGCATTCGGAGTACGGTAGCAGATCTGATCTGGCTTTCGATGTTTCCCGTCTGGGCTGGACCCCCATGCCCCACCAGCTCGCGGGGATGTACGTCGGGGCGCTCAACGAGCGGTTCTTCTTCGCCGATGAGGCAGGCACCGGCAAGACCCGCACTGCGCTGCTCGCCATGGCCGAACAGGAAGCACAGGGGAAGCAGCCGTTCCCCGCTTTCGTGGTATGCCCCGCCTCGGTCGTGGACCAGTGGCTGGAGGAGCTGGAGGAGACGTTCCCGGCATGGCCGGCCGTGGCCTACCGGGGGCCCAAGCGCAAGCTTTTGAGCAGTCGGTACAAGATCTACGTCATGTCCTGGGATACCTTCCGGGCGGACATGAAGCACGAGCACGCATTGCCGGCGCTGCTGGGCTTCCTGCACCCGGTGACGCCGAAGACCCTAATCCTAGACGAAGCGCACTGCCTCTGCTCTAAGTCAAAGCAGTCCGTGGCGGCCAGGCAGCTAGCTCGCCTTACCGATTACGCTTTCCTGCTCAGCGGCACGCCTATCACGAAGGATGTCGGCGGTTTCTGGAGCGCGCTTCAAGTGCTGGATATCCGCAGCTTTCCCGATGAAGACCGATTCAAAGACGCGTACACGGATCGGTATCACGATGACTACGCGGACACGATCACCGGTCTCCGCAAGGGCAAGGCCGACGAATTCCACTTGGTGGTTAAAGGTTCTATGCGGCGCGCGGCTAAGCAGGACGTGCTGCCTGACTTGCCTGATAAGACTTACACCACGCGTGTTGTGCAGATACCGCCCGCCTACCGCGCCGCTTATGACGAGATGGAGCGGGATATGATCGCCCATCTGCCGGACGTGATCGAGCCCATGGAGGTGATGGGGGTCCTGACTCAGCTTCAGCGGCTCACCCAGCTCGCCAGCACGGCGTGCGACGTGGAGAAGCGGATGGAGATCGACGAAAACGAGAGGTCGCCTACCTTCGGCGAGCTAGTGCCCAAGTACACGGTAACGATGCGAGAGCCGTCCTGGAAGATCGACGAGCTTATGCAGATTCTCGATGAGATGCAGGGGTCGCCTTTGCTCGCTTTCAGCCCGCACACGCAGCTTGTGAAATTGGCCGGCGCAAGAGCCGAGCGCGAAGGGTACCATGTCGGCTACATTACCGGCAAAGAGACCTCAGTTAAAAAGACTATGCACCGAAAAGCATTCCAGGCAGGCGAGCTTGACCTGCTCTGCTGCAACGCGGCGGCGGGCGGGGTAGGGCTCAATCTCACCGCTGCAAGCACGGTGGTCTTCCTGGAGCGCACGTTCGCTTACTGGCAGGCGAGCCAGAACGAGGATCGCGTGCATCGCAGGGGGCAGACGGCCGAGAAGGTGACGGTGGTGGACATCGTGGCTGCTAATACGGTGGAATCCCGCGTAAGACAGGCCATGAAGGACAAAAGTCGCCAGCTTAGCGAACTAGTTAGGGACCGGCGTATCGTAGAGTCATTTCTAGGAGGACAGCCGGTTACCGTGAAGTAGAAGACGCTAAAGCTCAGGGTGTAGCGCTGGAGTGAAGCGGTGTAACACCCTACCCTGGGCGTATGGACACCGACCCGGCCGCGTCGCCCGGACCGCAGTGGAGGCAGGACTACGCCGACCCGACGAAGCTGACCACCGACGCGGTGAACGCCGCCGTGGAGATCAGCCGCCGGGAGCTGGCCGCCGTGCGGGAGCTGCTGGAGACGCGCCTGTCCGCCATGGACAGGGCAACGGAGCTGCTCGCCGCCACAGTCGGGAGGGTCCCCTCGGAGACGGACAAGGCGGTGGCGGCGCTCAAGGACCTGCTGGGCGCTCGCATCGACGGCATGGACACCGCCACCAGGCTGCTGGCCGACCAGGTGAATCAGGTGCCCACCGAGACCGACAAGCGCATCTCCGCCCTGCGCGCCATCCTGATGGGGGAGATCAAGAACGTCAGCGACGTGTCCCTGGAGAAGTTCGCGGCCGTGGACGGCACGTTCGCGTCCAACGCCCTCGCCCTGACCGCCGCCCTGGCAGCCCAGGAGAAGGCCGTGGCCGAGCAGAACAAGTCCAACTCCCTGGCCATCGACAAGTCGGAGAAGGCCACCAAGGAGACTATCGCGGCGAACGCCGCGCAGGCGTCAGCCGGGCTCCAGTCCCAGGCGGCCACCATCGCCGACGTGAAGGAGCGCGTGGTCCGGATCGAGACCGGCGGGGTCGCGGCAATAGCCGAGCGGGTCGAGCAGCGCGCGGACCGGGGCACGCGGGCCCTGGACGAGAACCAGGAGTTCTACCGCGTGTCCAAGTCCTCGGCGACGATCGGCATGCTCATCGCCGGGCTCGCCGGGGTGGCGGCCATCGTGGCCATCATCATCTCGCTGGTGCACAAGTAGGCTACCCCCACTTGCCCCGGACGATCATGCCCGCGATGATGCCGATGAGCAGCCATACGTACCAGGGCAGTGCCTGGAACCCGCCCGTGTGGACGGTGACGGGAGACGCCGCCAGGAAATACGTGATCACAGATTCTGCTTCCCTTCGCCTGCCAGGCCCGTCCGGACCCTCGGTTGCCAGCCGTGCGCCCGCTTCCAGCGGCGGATCTGCGCGATGGCGTTCTGTTTCCACCGGTTACCGCCGTTGGGGGAATTCCCGAAGGTGGTGATTCTCGGCTCGCCCCGGCCCGGCCGGACCTCCCAGTGCCCGCTCCCGGTGGGCAGCACGAGGAAGCCCTCCCGCTCAAGCTGGCGTCTAAGCTGCCTTGCCTCGCTCATGCTCACGACTTCGGCCGCTTCACGAGCGTGAACCGGGGGCGCCGGTCCTTCCAGTTGTGCACGTCCGCGAACATGCGCCAGGCGCACAGCGTCAGGACCGTGCTGTCGAGGGCAGCCCAGCCGAGGTCGCCCTTGCCCAGGTCGCCCAGCAGCGCCCAGAGGCAGAACCCCACGAGTGCGGAGTCCGCCGTCAGGCGCGCTGCCAGGCCGAACGTGGTCAGTTGCTGGAGCTGTGTCATTTGACTATCACCACCGTCGCCGGGCCCGCGTGGAGCGCGCACCAGCACAGGGCGAGCAGGACGATCAGGTACCCGCCCAGAACGAGCAGGTACGCCCGGTCTAGCGGGCTCCAGCGTTGTCTCGCGTGTCTTAGGTCTCTCATGTCTCCTCGTCTCTTAGCGATTCGTGGAAAAGCATCCGGGTAAGCTCGAACGCCTGCTCGGGGGTGAACTCGTACTTGGCTCGCGAGCTGGGAACGCGCACGCGCAGGAAGGACGCGTACAGGGCCGCCGCGATCTCTGCCGCGTTCTCGCCCCGGCGCTCCTCACTCTGCGGGCTTGTCATCGCCGTCCCCGGGCTTGTCCGGGCTGTCAGCCGGGGGCTTCGGCGACCACGGCCCGTCCGGGCCCCACTCGGGGGGAACCCCGTCCGGGATGGTGATCGTGGCGGGCTCGACGTACCGGCCGTTGTAGTACACGGCGAGGACGTAGGGCCCCTCCGCGCCCGGCAGCAGCACCGCCTGCGGCGTTATCGTCAGAAACGACACGACCCGCGCCTTCAGGCTGCGGCTGACGATCTCGCTTATCTTCACAGTCTTCCTAACCAGCGATCGGCGTCTGTTATTTCCGGGGGGGTGTTCTCGCGGTCGGCGGGACCGGGCCCGGCTGTCGCAGCCCACGCCCCGCCCCGCGACCAGGCGTGCCAGTCGTCCTCCTCGGCGTAGTGATACCAGTAAACGCCGTTATCACCGCCCGTCACGAACGCCTTCCGCTCCTCGGCCGTGGGGAAATCATACGGCCCGGACATGGGCGCGTCGCGGGACTCGCGCCATTTGACGAGCACCTGGTAGCCCATCACCGGCCCCCAGTCACACCATCCACCACCAGTGGGTCTGCGCTGAGGGCAACTCGTACGGCCAGCCGCTCCCGGAGGCGCTGGTGCTGGCCCCGTTGCCGTTGTAGGCGCTGCAGCCCGCGCCCACTGCCGCGCTTCTGCTGGTCATCATGAGAAGTCCCCGAACCGGTCGAACTCGCCGTTGCGGACTCCTCCGAGGAAGGCGTGCCACTCGTCCGGCGTGAACCGCAGGACCGGCCCGGCCGCGTCCCGGCTGTTGCGGACGCCGATCTCGCCCCCGGACAGGTCCGCCACCTCGACGCAGTTGCCGTTGGCGAAGCTAAGCGAACTCTTGACCCACTCTGACTGTTGCATGATGTCCCCTCCGTTGTTCCTGTTTACCATCTTTGATTACCGATTGTCCCCAGATAGATCCGGGCCGTTCTGCCTGGTCATTACAGCATCCCCTCTCGCTCCATGTAGCCCCGGATGTCGGTGAAGTTGTCGGACAGGGCGGTGAGGACTTCGCGTTCCTCTTCCTCGCGCGTCTCCCGCTCGTTCCACAGGCTCATGTCGATGCGACTGGTGATCTGCTCGGTGATCAGCGCGTCCAGAACGGCGGGCTCCAGCGCGTCCAGCTCCCAGGAGTCGTCGCCGTACTCCTCGATGTAGTCGGCCGCGCGGCTGTCGGTGATCTTGGCCGGGGACGGCGGCGGGTCGTACTGCTCCACCTGGTCCATGTTCAGCGCGATGCGCTTGACGTTCACGTTGCAGCCGAACATCGCCATGCGGTCCTGGATGTCCCGGGACATGTCGATGCCGCTGGGGTCGTGGTCGCCCAGGTGGATGATCGTGCACTCCCGGCCGGCCCGGTCGAAGCGCTTGATGCGGTTGGCGGCCTCGTGCATCGATGACTGGCTGACGTAGCCCTTGCAGGCGAAGTACGGAACGCGCCACAGGCTGGCCGGCCGCTCGACCACGGACTCCAGCGCCTGCTTCTCCACCCAGATCTCCAGGTAGTCACGCTGACCGTTCCAGTGGGTGATGCCGTAACTGGGGGCGTACCGGGCGATCATGTCCTCGGGGCTGCGGAAGCCGAAGTCGCCGCCGTGCTCCTGCCTGCCGCTGTCCTCCAGGTGGTCCCAGTCGATCAGGCCGGCCAGCCGGGCGTCGCTGATGAGCTTGCCGAGCCACTTGTAGTTCTTCTCGGTGTTCTTGGTGCCGAGCTGGGCGTCACGGCGGCTCTCGGGGAACAGGTCCCGGGCGATGAACTGGTAGTACAGGGTGCGCAGGGTGATCTTGTAACCCTGGCGGTCATAGTCGGCCAGAATGCCGTCTGCCTGGAGGATCACCGACATCGCCGTGTCGTTGAACTCTTTCCAGTCGTACGTCGTCTTCATGCTCTCTCCTCTGTCGGCCTCTCGGCTCGATCGGTGTGGTGTGATCTGTGCAACCACTTCACTTCGCGAGAAATTCCCCGACGTCCAGCATTTCCGCCACGGGGCGCTGCCCGGCCTTGGGGTTGACCTTGTACCGGGCCAGGCGGATGCGCCCCTCCGGCGGCAGGGCGAGCGCCCCGTCCACGGTGTAGGTGTCGCGGATGTACTTCCTCGCGATGTTCGGCCAGGTGAAGACCGCCGGGGGGCCGTCCTGCCCCTGGATGGACACGCTGTAGACGTACGGAGACGGCGCTCGCATGGTTCCTCCTAGAACGGTTATCGCAGGGGATCAGGCATCTTGCCGTCCCTAGTAGCGCAAAAAATCGCGTGCCTTGACGCGTCGTTGCCGTGACGGTTCTCCGGGGGCCGCAGCACCCCGGCCGCTTTCAGGCGCTTGTCGCTCGCCCAGGTCTTGACGTCCGCCGCCTTGCGCAGCTGCACCGCGTACCCCCACAGCTCCAGCTGCTCGACCAGCTTGAACGCCTCCTGGCGGGTGTAGTCCGCCTTCGGCCCCCGGGTGCCCGCGCTCTGCCCGGTGACGAACGGCTCGACCTGCGCGTAGCGCTTGGCGATGTAGTCCCCGATCCGCCGCTGTCGCTGGATGAGAATCGCCTCCAGCACGTCCTGGGCCGAGTCGCCGTCCACCTGGAGCACCGTCCAGACGCTGAGCCTGCCGTCCGCCCAGTCGTGGAGGGCGATGCCGGTGGTGGGCCCTGGATCGCAGCCTATGACCGAGACTATGCTCATCCCCGCCTCCCCAGGATCTCATCGAGCGCCGCGTCCACACCGGGCGCCAGGTCCTCGGCCTCGGCCTCCGTCACGGCGTACGTGCGCGTCAGGAAGCCCGCGACGCGGCTGGCCGCGCATCGCATGGTCGCCTGCCCGAACGGGCTGGTCAGGGTCAGGTGCAGCGTGTCCCCGGCGGTTTTGATGTTCACGTCCCCGAGGCCGGCCTCGCCGTTCCGGAACGCGGCGCGCAGCAGCTCGCGGGCGAATTCCCACGGGACGGCCTCGCCGTGGTTGTCGAAGGTGACGCGGATGACCAGCGGCTCGCCCGAATCCCATGCGGTCACGGCGGTGACCTGGCCCTCGTCCGCGCTGTGCGTCCAGTTCCACGACTCCGCGATGATCACAGCCGCACCGCCGCGAAGACGAGCAGGACGGCGACGCCCAGCCACAGGCAGGTGATGAACCCCCGTGTGAAGGGCGTGATATCCGTCTCCAGCCTCCGGGGCCGGGTGAGGCTGTTGTGCGCGAAGATCACGAACAGGGCCGCCGCCGCCCAGTAGAAGCCGCTCATGTCACCAGTCCTTTCCCGCCCAGTAGTCCCGGTAGGTCTCGGTAAGCCAGGCGTTAGCCCAGTTGTAATCGGGCTGCTCCGGCAGCGGTGATTCGCGGTGACCGGGTTCGAGCAGCCGGCTCAGCTCCTCTTCCGCGTCCTCGGCTATCGCCAGCGCGACCTCCATGGCGCACCTGCCCTCGCGGACGTCCATGACGACCTGACGCTCGTACTCCGGCATCGGCAGGGTGATGTTCCCCGTCCTCATCAGCTCGACGCCCTGGTACCCGAGGCGGACCATGTGGCCGGCGAACTTGGTGTCGAACCCGTACTTCTCGATCAGCTCCGGCCGGGTGACGTCGCGGCCCTTGCCCGGGTGGTCGTGGGACAGCATGCTCCGGCGCTGGGCGTGCAGGTAGCCGGCGAACCGCTTCCCCGCGACCTTCGAGACGATCCTGCCCCGGTGCCTGTTCCGCAGGTCCGCGCCGTAAGTGTTCATGCGGATAACGCTGGACAGCGGCGCGAACAGGGGCGCCAGGATGCTCGGGTTGCCGTTAAGGGCCAGCCTCATCCACTTGCGGAGGCTGTAGACGGTCTCGTCGAGGTCGCCGGGCCCTGACCGCTCGCGCAGCCCGCCGGGCCGCTCCCAGGCGGTGTGGTACTCGTACTGCTCGAAGTTCCTCAGGCCGAGCACGGTCACCGGGTCCTCGATGCAGATCCCCATCTCGTCCCGGTCGTCATAGCCGGGCACGGACGTGCCGTGGACGCCGGAGCCGATCTCCGTGCGGAGGATGGTCCCGGCGTCCGCGATCGACTTGTGCCACGGCGTGGCGTGCTTTCCCGTCATCGCCCCTCCAGTAGTCGCTCGATCTCGCTCAGCGGGCACATCATGACGGCCGCCGTGTTCTCCGGCGTCGCGCCATCGGCGAGCAGCCGCAGGGCCAGCGCCTGGTCCTCGTCGTTCAGCCCGGTGACCGCGCTCTCCGCCCTGAGGGCCGGCCGTGGCTGCCCTGGCTCGTGCAGCGGGCCCCCGGCCGCGATCCGGTAGTAGCCCATGGCGAGGAGGCGGGCGTGACTCTTGGAGACGCCGAACTCGCGGGCCAGGGCCGCGATGCTCTCGCCGTTGACGACGCACCGCGTTCTCAGCTCGCGCACCCGCTCGTCGGACAGCACCTTAGCGCCCACGAGCGACCCAGCCCCTGATAATCCGGATGAGGCTCCGCGCTTTCGGCGGCCTGATGGTGATGCTGAGCACGGGAATCGGCTCCTTACTGTCCAGGTTCACGGTAGTGCTCCTCTGCGAATGATCCCCACTGACGCGCCATGGCCTGAGCTAGCCCTGTGGATGTTCTCGACCGCACGATAGCGCGCCGCGCCCGGCCTTCGGAGTCCTCGTGCGCGCTCGTGGCCAGTCGCCCTGCGGCCTGGTCGGTGCGCCAGCTCCCGCCGCCTGTGGTGACCCTCCCCGTGGGCTCAACCGGGTCGGTGGGCACGAGCTTCGGCAGGCCCTTCAGCCACAGGTCGATGCGCTTCTTCCGGGGATCGCCGAAGTGCCACGGCTGGACGCTCTGCGTCGGCGGGCCCGCGTGCTCCGGGCGCTGCACGATCGAGTGCGGATTCTCCACCGCGACTAGCGGGCTCGGCGCCTTCAGCATCTTCATGAAGAAGTCGATGCCCTCCTGCTGCGGGCTCTTGGCCTTGCCGGACGGGACGATCTGCTTCTGCTTGAACCACCGGGCGCCGACGTAGCTGATGTCATTGCATGGCGGATGCATGATGCACAGGTCCCACAGGGTCAGGCCGGTGCCGTCGATGTCCTTGATGACGGGCTGCTCGTTAGCCGCCGCCATACGCCCGGCGTTGACCGGGTGATCCCAGCGGAACAGGTCGCGCACGTCGCCCTGGTAGTGCATGGCGGAACCGCCGTTCCTGAAAAAAGCGTCAGGGCTCTCGCTCGGCAGCAGATCGGCCGACCAGGCTTCCCAGCCGCGCTTCGCGAACTCGTCCCTCACCCGGCCGGACATCTCACAGCCGACTAGGACACGAAGCGGCACGCCGCCTCCAGTCTCTTCCTCAGCGCGACCACGTGAATTTTCTCGTCAGGGGCCAGGCAGAGCGGGCCGTGCCGCAGAGCTTCCAGCATGGTGATCGCCTCAGTCGCGATGTTCGACAGCTCACCGATCGCGAGGGCCAGCTCCTTGTTCGCCTCGGCCAGTCCCGGCCGGCCGTCGTATCCCGGTCCCATCACCGGCTCCTGCACTGCAAGATCGGGTCGAGGCGCGTGTGAGTACCGCTGCCCACGTCCGTGAACGTGTACTTGCGCCGTCTATCGCCATTTAGCGCCCTGTCGAGCTTGAAGAACAGCGTGCTGTGGAAGTGCGCGGTCTCCCCGGACGGGTAGCTGCACGAGAACCGGCCGCACAGATCGCGCAGGAAGATCACCTCGTCCTCGGTCAGGCCGAGCAGGTCGTACGTGGGCGGGGGGTGGGGAGACGGGGGCGGGGGGACTACCTTTACTTCCATGCGCGACTCCTAACGCGAAGAGGGGGACCTGCTCCGTAGAACAGATCCCCCCTCACCCTAATTCCCTACAGGTCGCCCCGCGCGTGAGCCGCGAGCAGGTTCGGCACGGCCGCGTCGAAACCGGACACGTCGAGCATCCCCGGGTCCAGCGGGTCGGCAATGGAGAACTCGGTCGGGGTGACGGCGCACACCTGGAGCTTCGCGTCGATGCCCGAGTGCCGCCGGTACATGCGCAGCGCCTCGAACGGGTGCATGGTGCTGCGATTCACCTCGTTGTCAGTCCAGATCTGGAACACGTCCGCGTCCAGGTTCTGCTGCTGAGCCCACCGCATCGGCAGGGACATGTCGGTCCACCCGAAGTTCAGTCCGGAGACCGAGCGCACTACGTCATCCAGGCGCTGCGACGGCGAGATGCTGATCGGCGTAAACACGTTGGAGAACGCGGTGATGACGTAACTGGGCTCCGTCTTCGCCCCTATCATCGCCATCGCCGCCGCGATCTCCCGGGCGGTGAACGGGTAGTCCGCGATGTAATTCCCCATGGAGCTGGACACGTCGAGCGCGATGACCGTGCGCTTGCCCGAGGGCCGCACGCTCCCGAACGCCAGGTAGAACATCGCGTCAAGCGCGTCCATGACCTGCGGGCTGGGGTTCCAGCGGAGCTTGCCCTTAGTCCCGTGCCCCTGCTCGTACGTCTTCAGCGCGATGAGGACGGCGATCGGGTGAATACGCGCCCCGGTGACCGCGCGCTGATCGGTGAGCATGGCCGTGATGATGTTCGTGGCGCCGCCGCCCATCGGCGAGATGACGCCCAGGTGCGTGAGCCGGCCCAGGTTGCGGAGCAGCGCGCCGAGCGGGAGGTTCCCGTTCCGGATCATCGCCTCCCACACCTCGGCCTTGGCCAGCGCCTCGGACGGCAGCATCTCGTGCGACAGCGACCGGTTCGAGGCGATCAGCCGGGTCCAGTCAGCCACGTTACGGGTCTCGTGCGCCTGCTCGGCGACGTCCACGATGGGCGGCAGCAGGCTTGCGTTGAACTCGCCCTTCATCACGTAGTCGAACAGGGCGCGGTGGGCCGGCTGCACCTCGGCGAGGTTGGCGACGCGGCCGAACTTGGCGAGGCGCATGACGTCGCGGTGGGACCAGCCGTCGCGCTGCTTGTACTTCAGCAGCTGGTAGGCGAGGTCCTCCGGGGACTGGCGCAGGTACCACGCGCCGATGCCCTTGGTGAGCTGCGGGCCCCAGCCACGGAACATCTGGGCGTACTCGGCGAACTTGAGCAGGTGCGTGCCGGTGCGGGCGACGGATGGCAGCGCATCGAGGGCGGCCTGCCTGTACGCGGTGTTCCCGAGCCCGGCGGCGGCCGCGAGGGCGAACAGCGCCGGGTTGTTGCGCGGCGCGCGGCCGGCCTGGGAGACCGCGACGGCCTCGTTGACGAGCGCCGGGTTCGACGCCTGCGCCAGGTCCGTGACCAGGTTCGCGTTCGCCCGGGTGAGCGCCCGCTCCTTCTGGTAGTAGGTGCCGCCCTCGGTGCCGATGGTGAGGAACCGGTTGAGCCGGGTCTTATCGGACGCCTGGAAGACGTAGCCGCCGTCGTTGTTCACCACCTGGTCGGCGCGGGCCTTCTCGGTCTGCGGGGTGGCACCCGGGGTGACGTGCCGGGTGAATACATCAGACATAATTCCTTCTTCCGGTCTGGATGTTCAGTGAGGCGGGCATAAAGCGCAATTCGATTTTGGAGAAGCCAGCACTCCCTAAAGCCCGAGGGCCCGGCGGATTTGAACCGCAACTGTTCACAAGGCAGATAACCGGGTTGCTCCGGCTCGTCTCACAGGGGACGGTTATTCAGTTGTGCCTCCCCGGGGATGTCCGGGAAGTGTTAGGGCGCGGAGGGCATAAAGGCGCTCCCGATTGGGGGGGGGGGGGGGACCGCTCCTATGCCA